TTACCTCGTTACTGTACTAACTCCATTATTTTTAATCTGTCCTTTTTGAACATGAATTATTACAGAGTCAGCATTAACAGTATTGGTTGACTTATATTCGATATACGGAGTATTGCTATCGTACACAATCTGTACATGGCCTTTGATATTCATGTATGTGCCATTACAAAGAACTGTAAGCATCTCATAATTTTCTGCTGGGACATTAGATACCATAGTAGATGTATATCCGTAGATACCCGGTTCCAGTTCTTCAATAGTGGCAGTCCACTTAATCGGATTATAATGACGATAGATACCGTCGCCAATCGCCCATACAAAATATCCAACAATAAGAGTAATGAGCACACCGACTGTCAAAAGCAAGATCTTTTCTCCAAGAGTGAGTTTTTCGTTATTATCATCCAAGTTCAACACCACCTTCGTTTACAATATAGATACCGTTGTCTTTAAGATATTCTATAAATTCTTCGTGTGGCAACTTATGTGCAAGCTCACAAATAGTGTAATTACTTCTGGCTTTTACCCACTTTGTTTCTTTACGCAAGCAAGACCATTGATGTACACGAAATTCCTTGCAACGCCATTTTAAGTGAAAGGCATCCGCACACGAATCGCAAATTGGTATCTCCACATAAAAGTCACCCGGATAGCGTTTTCGTCGCCACCACTCCATATCATAGAATACAATACCATAGAATTCAGGATAATCTTTAAATCCATGTTCTCTAAGATAAGCAAAACCCAATCCATTGATGGTCCATTCTGGCGACCTTGGGACTGTATATCGAAGCTGCGATTCTGTATGCGAGATACAGGCATTGTTATATTTTCCATCAATGCCCATAATGTACCAGTCGGATTTATAATAGCCTATTTGTTTAGTCACAACTAATCACATCCCCCGTATCATCACCCAACGGCCACGTGCATCCATAAAATGTTCCCAAATTTTCGATTTTAAAATAGTACCATTTCTTCGTCACGTAGTCATAAATACTGTAGCAAGTGCAGCGGCCATCCGGCCAATGGTTCTTTTTAATAGCGTCAATATCAAGTTCTAAAAATCGTTTGATTTCGGATAATTTATATGAAGCAAAAATATAATCCCATGGGCCACGCCAATGGATAAACCACATGTGCTTTACGAAGTTCGGCCATTCTACAGAAAATCGTTCGACTGGTTTACTTCTGCCAAAATTCTTATATTGAAGAAAATAGTTGCTGATACCGTGTACACCAGTCCAATAATGGTCTTTAGTGCAGATGAAATGAGAATAGTTTTCCCATTCTGGATTTTGTATTTCCCAGTGATTCTTTTCGATTGAAAAATCTTTATTTACCATTTACGTTACCGACTTTTAATGATTGGATTGTTATAGATACTTTTCTTTTGTTTAAAAAGATGTCTGAGATATTCAGGCGTTTGATCTGCATAATAAGTGTATTCTAATTTGCAGCCATATTTTTTATCAAACTCTATTAGTTCTTCTTCCGTAAGAGTGCCATTCTTAATTTTCTCTAAAAATAGTTTATAGTCTTCTGTGAATGTACTACAAAATGCAAAGTCACCCATAAGTCACCTCATAAAAATCTAGTTCTTAAAAAATAAGCTTACGCTGATATTTATTTAAAACATATTGCATTTCTTCTACAATATCAATAACAGCGCACTCTGCTTTATCTTTTTGATATTCTTTTACAGAATCAACATCCATGTCAATATTGATTACATCATTATGGTATGGTTCTCCGGTCAAATCAATACCATAGGTGATCTCATCAAATGGAGCTTCGTACCATTCTCCAGTATTACCGTCTGCGAATCCAAATGTCAGTTCAGTATTCTCATTGTATCCGATTTCGTTTAGTTTGTTGATAAGCTCTACAACTTTCATCTCTTACACCATCCTTCGATTCTCTCACACGCTCTGCAAATTGCGTCAAAAAAGTCAACTCTCGTCTGCATCAGAAACAGTTTGAAGTACGTTCTCCGCTTCTTTGCGAGCCACCAATCGTTGTTTATATTCTTTGTTCGCGATTCGTTCTTGCTCATGCAATTCAAGTCCTTTCAGCCAATAAGATGGACATTCATAAATTTTTTCAAATGTGTTTGCATCGCAAAAGTATTCTCGATCTCTCTTATTGTAATCATAATATCCAATAAATGACAAACCATAATCGCTTATTACAACGTTGTCTTTTAAAGGAATCGGACGTTCATCACAGACCTTGACCCAACCTAGGAAGTCTTCGCAAGATTCGGCGCAACTATCTCTTGTTTGCTTCCTAAAAGCGCATACTTCTTTATGTAGACATTTACTGCAAATAGCCATTTTTTCTCGCTTTCCAGCAGAAATTCTCTGCCCAATCATAAAATAGTTTTGGAATGTCTCGTACACAAGAAACAACTTCTTGAAGCAAGGTATTATTAGGCTCGTCCTCACAAGGTTCTTTATAAACACATTCCCATTTATATTCCCAGAGTTCAACTGTATTATCGTCTTGTGTGCTAATCTTTACTAAAATAGAATGAAGTTTGTCGTTTACACTTACGGAAGCATGACAATTTTCTTGTTTGAGAGGCCACTCATTTATTTTTGCAAATAAATTAAATGCCCTATCGACGGCCATTTCAAATAGTGGTTGCTCGTCAGAGCACATACATATTCGTTCTATATCCCCATCATGCAGAAGATTTAGTTCCCAAACTTCCATTATGTTCACCACACTTTAAAACATACATTCTTAAAAACAAGCTTGCTCTAGCATATTATTTTTCTTTATTGCAAATTCTACAATATCGATGAAACGGAGATTCGATAATTTGCCAAAATATAGGTTTCCACTTGTGCTCATTAAAGATACGGCTGTTCTCCATAATATCAACCGGGTAAGAACTAGAACCACATTCAGGGCAGTTGTATTTCAAATCACAATAATTGGCTGGCTTGAACTCTCCAAGAGAATCCGCATCCACCCAAAACTCGCAACCGCAGCTAGAACACCTAAACTCTACTGAGTATTTTGTTTTTTCTCTTTCTTTACCATGGACTTCAATTCGTACAGCCATTCTTTATTCTCCAAAGATTTCTTCTCGAAGAACCGGTTCATCGTGGCTCTCTACACGACTACCACATTCTGGACATTGTGTTTGATAAAATAAAAGCATATCAAATGACCTCGCAACAAGAACACCTTCTGAATCAGACCAAAATTCACAGCCACAACTACATTTAAAATGATATGCAAGTTCTTTTGGAGTCTGCTTATGTTGAATAATTTTAATCGCCATCTAGCACCTCCACGGTAAAAATAGTTTTAGTTGCTTCTTTCCAAGAAATAAACTCAGCCCCAGCAACTTCCGCTCTACATCTATAGCACGCAATCACATTATTCTCAGGAATGTCCAAATCAGGATTTTCAAAAGAAGCCACTCGAATCTTAGTTGTACAACCGCAGTTCTTGCAATGGAATACGATTACTGGATTTTTCAAACTATCAGTCTTATGCATACTAACACCTCAATCTGCAAACACAAACGATGTATTAAAAAAGTTCGACCCAATAATCATATTTTCTTCAGATAAAGCAACCTTGATAACTTCATCGTCGGTATGTGTCTCGTCATATTCTACTGTGTCGCAAACCTTGTAAATTTTGCCGTCTTTCTCTTGAAGTAATGTTCCATTACCAAGTTTTAATGGAGTTGTTTTCTTTTCTTCTCGAATATGTGCTTTCATACTATCACCTACAATATGCGTGTAAAAAGGCAGATTCTCTTGCAAGCAATCTCATTCTAATTCCACAAGTGCATTTGCACTCAGGACATTGTATTTCTGCAGGACGCCCTGTATTATCATAATTTTTTACCGTTTCGCTAACAGGTCGTGCTGGTAAAGGCCATACATGAAATTCAGATCTTTTAGCTTCAAATACACATCCGCAAGAGTCACAAGTCACTTTATATAATTTTTCAGAATCTTTTGCCCGATGCGTTCCATGCTTTATGACATTCATATATTTATTCCTCCCACCCACCCGTTAAACTCAATTAACAATTACGAATGGTCCCAAGTCGAACCATAGTCAAATTCATCCAGAATTACCGTAAGGTCATATCGACCACGACCAATTTCATAAAAACCACTAAAGCCCTTTGCGTCTTCTTTGAGCTTTGCAATGTCTTCATCGTAATGATTCAGAGCACGCTGCCATGCAAGATAATCTTTTGCGAGTTTTGTTTCTAAATATCTTTCGTGAAGCCGTTCAAACCACGCTTCTTTAATATCAAGAGCTGGATAGATCACAAAAACATATTCGTAATCACTCTTCAAAAGCTGTTTACGAACTGCATCATGTGAAGATACGAACACAACATGTCCTTGTCTCGATAAATCAATAGCGACGTTGCAATACGATTTGACCCAATTATCATCCTTTACAAAATTACTGCTTTCAAGGTCGATTGCGCGATACGGATGACCAGCTGCGTATGTACTTTTACCAATACACGGATATCCAACAATAATCATACTATCCTCCGTAAAATTTACCTTTTACCAGAATGAATATTTTGTTTTAATTAAAGGTGTTTCTACACTTTTTGCAGGATTTTCCAACATCGCGGCCTTCACCGTGATCTCATCGATACTTTTTTGGAAATCCTGTAGCTTCTTCAATTCGCTTTCGATGTCCAGTTTCACTTCGACATTCTCGATAAAACCCATATCTTCAAGACATTTACAGTAACCAGCAATCTCGTTATAGAAGATGTGGTCGTACTCTTCTAAAAGCGTGTGCTCGTCAAATAGCTTTACTTGCCATGCAATCCCAAACGGAGCCTCTTTCTCGTAATGAGATTCGATAGCGTAATACTTCATTATGTATTCTCCTTACTTGATACCGTACTTGGCCTTGACCTTCTTCAGAGTTTCACTTTTGCTGTGATAGTCATCGCGAGCTGCCTGATAAGCGGTCATCTTCTCTGCAAGAACACGCTTTGCTTCGGCCTCTGCAACGTCAGCCTCCGCCAGTTCTTTATTCAAAACAAATCCGCTCGTCTTAATACCATCAATAAAGCCATCCATGCGATCCTTCTTGACGCTTTTCTCGCCCATTGCACCAGTATCAGTGTTGAACATCTTTACAATAGAATCCTCGACACCGGCGATATTGTAAACATAAAAATACTTAGCCATAATTTAGTCCTCCTTAACCTTTTCAAACTTATAAATTGTGTTCTCAGTCTGGACAATAACATTTTTCTTGTCACTTGAGATGTAATAATCAACAACACAAGATGTATGCATTGTGCCCGGATAATCATGTCCCTCATTATCTTTAATGTACCGGAAACCAGCTGATTCTCCACTCTTCAGACGCACAATCTTCATAGTCATGCCAATCCAAGTAGAATACCAGCCGTCGTTTCGAGTACGGCCAGTTACCAGTGAGATTGCGTTCGTCAACTTGTACTGATTTTCCATAATCTCATCATCAATCGGATTTTTATGAATCAATGCAGCATTCGGCATCTTTTCAATTGTGCGTGTCAAAAGAAGCATGAAATGCATAAACGCATCATGTTTTTCTTCTTCAACATCGATTTCTGCGTACTTGCCCATCCGATACAGAAGCTCGGACGTATCAATCGTCTTTCCCATAAACACCTCGATTACTGTTTACCAGTAGATCCAAACCCACCGGCTCCACGCTCAGTTTCGTCCAATTCGGAAACTTCTTCAAAATCAGCCTGCCAGAACGGAACAACTGCCATCTGAGCAATGCGGTCACCATGAGTAATCATCTGCGGGATGTTAGAATGATTATGTAGTGCCACAATATATTCTCCACGATAATCTTGATCACAAATCCCTGTTTTGTTCGCAGGAGCCAAACCCTGTTTGGTTGCTAAACCGCTGCGAGCATAAATGGCGACATACCAACCTTCAGGCGGAGCCATCCGCAAGCCAGTATGTACCTTAACGGTCTCATGCGGCTGAATCATAATGCAGCGATCACCATTCTTGTTTACCATCGTTGCATCATCAAAACCGATATAGGCATACAGGTCTGCACAAGCAGCATTTGCAGAACCATAAGTCGGCAGATGAGCGTCATCGTGCAATTTGTTGATTTTAATGTTGGGGCGATACAGCATCTGACTCATGCCATAGCCAAGATTAATAGTTGTGTTTCCTAAATCCATGTTATTTTCCTTTCTCTTCTGGAGTCCACCAAAGGACTGGTCTTCGCAAAGCAAAACTCTTATTACAGCCGATTACACGTTGATTGGAACTCCCCATGTACGGCAAAGAGATATCTCGTTTAGATTCGATATATGGGCCATCGACTAACACGTTTATGTTTCGAATAATTGTTACCGTTGTCGGAATAGTTTGATATTTCAATTCTTCTGCCGCCTGTTGAATCAATTCTTCCCATGTATATCCAGTCCACATCCAAATGTCTTTGCTTCCTTTAAACTCGTGTCTGACTCTTATTAGAATTTTGCAAATCATCTCCCTGTTCTCTGGATACAGTGGGTCTCCACCAGTAAGCGTAAGTCCCTGAATATAATCAGGTCGAAGTAAATCTACAATTTTATCAAGCGTTTCATCTGTGAATGGCTGACCACCATTCGGGTCCCATGTGGTAGGATTCTGGCAACCTGGGCAATGGTGATTGCAACCTGCGCAGAATAACGTGGCTCTTACGCCCGGACCATTCGCTATATCACATGGGACAATCTTCATATAATTCATCAGTGTTCCCTCGTGCTTTATTGATTTCGTTTGCCGCAATTTTCGCATCACTTTCTGTGTCATAAATATTACGAATGTAATACTCAAAATCAGGATCGATATTGTCCCTTACGTTAATTCCTTCTAGTTGAATAGATTCTTCTTCTACCGTTAAATTGCCATCTTCGTTAATCATTGCTCCGATGTTTACTCTCTTGATTTTACATTTTTTGATTCGATATACGTCTTTCACGACCTTTTTGTATCCAAGACAAATTGGGCAACGCCACTTTTTCTGAGTACCGTCAAAGAATGTTACATTCACATTCCCGTCGGTATCACATTTATTACAGTTTTTGTCAGCATTCTCTCGCTCAATAACCCATGCAAAGCTTCCGGGAACGTGTTTTAAATTAAAGCTGGTATCCATCTCAAATCACCTTCATCCATAGGCTTGCACATATGATAATAAAAATATTCAAAGCAATGCAGCCATACATTCCGTTCTTCTTGTCGCCTCGAAAAATGTATGTAGAGGTATCATACAAAATCTGTTCAGAGCGAATCACCGCTGCGACGAAAATCAAAATAATATAAGCTTTGGTCATGAGCCAAGCAATCTCAGTTAACATCGATTAACACCTCCTCAACAGGAATAATCTGACCATCAACGTAGTAGCACATCTGACCGTACTTATTATAATAAGGAGACATATAGCCTGCACCTTTTCTAAACAAATAATACATAATGTGTGTATCCTTGTCGTACACCATAGGAGTGCCACCGATACGATAGAACCAGCCATCCTCTATAGTTACATCCCCTACTGAGTCTTTCACACTTGTGCTGCATCCAATCAGTATAATTGCTACTAGAAGTACGCATACGGCAGTATTTTTGAAAATCTTAAACATACTTTTCCTTTCTAATAAAAGCGGAATTCTATCAAAATTTGTTATAAATTTATTGCGATAATGCGTCAAATAATTTTACTGAAATTTGGAATTTCTTAGCTTTTTGTCAAGCTTTGTTTCTCTCTCCGTCATGTAGCGCCAATATACTACCGTATCAGCAACCTCATAATAATCAGTATCATACCACTCACCATTAAATGTGATGCACGCAACGCTTTCTGTTCCGTCCTTGTATTTTATGATGACATCCTCTGAACACATTCCGTGCTCTGGGACTGGAGGAGTTACGTCTTTCGCGCAAAACCATCGTGCATCGATGCTTTCTTCTTCGTATGAAACCAACTTTATATTATGATAACAACGCTCGAGTCTATCGCAGATGTCGCCTTTAATGGGGTTGATGTCCTCGTCTCCGTTTTCATCAACCAGAAGTTCAAGTGTTACTTTCTTCATGCTCGTTCTCCGTTAAATAACGCCAATAATCAGGTGACTTCAAGTACGTCATCACGCCGTCAGGCATCCAATTGCCATATTTTGAGTACCACACTTTAACTTCTCTCTCGCCGTATTTTGCCATAACGGTGCTACAAAGTTTTGGGAGATTCACCGCTGGGATATTCCAGTCATCTAACTCTACTTCCGGCCAGTCGATTCTAGCTCCGCAGTTACCACAGTAACCATTACGGTTACCATCTTCATTAAAGAGATATTCACCGCTGCCACAGCACTGGCAGGCAATAATACCTTTTTCTGCAAAAGGATTGTTAATCATTTTTAGCCTCGATTTCTTTCCATCCAATGAAATCACAAATACAAAGCTTCTCTGGATCACACCGATGAAGCAGGAATTTGTTCTGTCCAGAAAGCCTAGACCCGCCAGACACTTCAACGGGTTTACACCCATCTTGAAACATTCCTGAAAGAGTCCATTTCTCAGCAATAGATAAATCAACATCATTTTTAATGATATCGCGATTGCATCCACGGCATTTAAAGATTTTTACGTATTTCTTCTCCATATTACCTCAGTACCCTTATCATCGGCAGTGTCGTTTTTCATATCATCAAAGAAAGATTCATAATCAAACCACTTATCCTCAAGAATATTGCCGATAATTTTTACTGTACTACCCCAGCCTTTAGTTGCCACACGGATATACTTGTCTTTCATGTTCTCGTACTTATCGCAGCCAACAGTGTCCATGATTCGCATGATGGCTTCCATACCAGAAGCATATCCTTTGAAAGTTTTTGCTCCTACATATCCTTTACCAAGAACATATCCTCCATAGCAAACGCCCCATCCATGACCATCTAACGTCAAATCAGAGGTCAAAACTCCATGATCGGCCATACCAAGGCTAACATTCTTGATTTGCGCATTTCGGATTTCGTATCCTTCGGCTTCAAGCAGCTTTTCTGTCCACTTCTTCATTTTGTCTCCTGTTATTTAACGTATCTACGTTATAAATTTGATGAAATTTTACGATAAAACGGCACTTTTATCAAGGTTCATTTTCCCTCTCTATAATGCCGGACATTTCCATAATTTCAAAGAAATCATCCATTAAAGCTTCTGCCATCTTTCTGGAGATTTTAGGAAGTTTTAAACCGAAATCCTTGAATGCACAATTAAGGCAACCCCAAGGCGCTAGAACAAATTTTTCATCATCGTCTTTGGAATTGATGTTTTCATAGATAACGCTATCGTCTTCCACCTCAGCCACCTGCCTTTTCTGCGTTGTGAATCATGCAGTTCATGTTAGGATGCGCCTTCTCAAAGCGATGATGTGCCTTATTCATAGCGTCATTCTGATCCTGCGCCTTTACCATATATGTATTGAATGCCTGATTCCCATCATCGTAATACATTACTTCAACAGACCAATAATCCATATAGCTCCTTTCATGCCACCACACCCACCCTACTAGTTTATTTATTTACCTCGGCTACCTTTGATAAAACATTCAAGCAAAATCAGTATCAGCCAGATACCGGTTGCTACTTTGATGGTAAACATAATATTCAGCAGCTTAAAAATCAGCCAGATAATACCGATCGTGGTAATCCACGAGATAAAATATGTAGCCACAAAAATCAGAATGATTCCAAGAAAAGAACCAAGTGCCTTAAAGAATTTCTTCCATGCGTTTATGTTAATCACCTTCTTTCAAAAATTTTCATTTTATAGTTCCTTTTTAATGCACTGGTTGGTCAGTTTCTTGTACACATCCTCATACAGTTCCTGTTTATCACCGTTGTAGGTGTACTCAGCATAGATACCGTCACCGCTGACGGTGGTAGAAAGCAGCGCCTTGTAGTTCTGGAGCGTCTTGCAACTCCAAACCACAAAGACGTTCTCCAGCGTAATTTTATTGGACATATGATCGTTATACCACTTAACCAGTGCGTTCTTACAAACGCTCTCGTAATGTACCATACCTGTAATAATCATAATTAAGCCTCCTTTTTGAACACGAATGTAATCCAATAGATGTTATTTACTCACCCTTGGTAACGACTGTATCTGCGCCCTGAACGGTGATCCAACCATGCTTCAGACGAGCTTCTGCTTCCTTCATCTGAATCAACTCAGGAGTGATAGACTCGGAAAGCACCTTATTCGCATCAGCCTCAGCCTGTGCTTCAATCATCTTAACATCAGCTTCCGTCTGTGCCTTAACCTTATCAGTCTCTGCCTGAGCCAGAGCGGTCTGCTTATTCAGCTCTGCAATCTCTGCGTCCTGCTTTGCCTGCTCCTTTGCGCGAATCTTCTGCATCAGAGTATCGTCAGGCTGTGCGTCAACAATCAGTGCGGAAGAAACATTGATACCATATTCTGCGGTCAGCTTCTCATTCAGATAGTTGGTGATTGCAGTATTAACACCTGCACGGTCATCAGAATAGATCTGCATGACACTGAACTGAGGAGTAACTTCCTTGACGTAAGCGATAATATCATTCTGGATCTTACTCTCCATCAGGCTCTCTCCGTCCATTCCGCCAAACTTGGTATACAGTTCAACAACATGCTCCGGCAGGAAGTTATAATTGACAGTCAAGTTGATTGCAATCGTACCACCATTAGCAGGAGCATCAATGTGCCAATCTGCGTGTTCCTTTGCGCCATAATCAGACGGAGCGTTAGAAAATACCACTCGCTGCTGAGTAATCGGGAACTCAGATACATGCTTCAGAGGACTCATAAAGTGCCAGCCCTGAGAAATAGTCTGCTGCTCGACCCCCTTCGCGGAATAAACAACACCAACATAACCAGTATGTACCCGCTCGGTACAAAGCACTGCGCCAACTGCAACGAGGAATGCAACAAAAATTGCCATAAATTTCTTCATAAGTATCTCCTTAGTCTTTGTAGTCATCTTTTAGAATGTAATAGGCGATAACCCACACAATCACAAAGAAAACAATAATTTCTTTCATAAGTAATCCCACCAACCCACCACTTATATTCAAATTTTACTTCATACTCTCTTCGAGTTCTTTGTAGCTGATTCCACTTGTCAGTCCCGGAGACTCTTCACTATCTGTTCCTTTGAAATGCGCTCCAACAACGCTAGGATGCAAATATTCAATCATTGCAAAATTAGCAACATCAATGAGCCATTCTGTATTTCCTGTCTCTAAATACTTTTTGACTCTTGGATAAATTTCCTTTACAGCTTGAGCCAAATCTGGATATGTCTGATTCATCCAACCATATTTATAATGAGATACCAAAATACGATTCTGCATCTTTTTAACAAAATCATTATCCCAATCTCGCTCTAAAATCTGTTGTGTAGTATCCATATTTCATCCTTTGTTTAGTTATCGCTCAGATGAACTACTCGATCTCGAATCTCTTGCGTCCGCCCCTGATTCCAAAACTGAGTCCCAATAAATCCGCAGGTACGTCGTGCAACATTCAGTTTATTCTGGTCTCGATTACCACAATTTGGGCATTCCCAAACAAGCTTACCATTGTCCTCGACAATCTTAATCTCGCCGTCATAACCACAAACCTGACAATAATCAGACTTGATGTTCAGCTCTGCGTAGATAATAGTGTCGTAGATGTATTTGATGACACTCATCACAGCAGGAATGTTGTTGGTCATATTAGGGCACTCGATATACGAGATGGCTCCGCCGGGAGACAGCTGCTGAAACTCAGACTCAAACTTCAGCTTCTTGAATGCATCAATATGCTCACGAACCACGACATGATAGCTATTGGTGATGTAATCATGGTCGGTTACATCTGGAATAATGCCAAAGCGCTTTTGCAGGCACTTGGCAAACTTGTAGGTGGTGGATTCCAGCGGGGTGCCGTAGAGACTGTAATCAATATTTTCTGCTGCCTTCCACTCACTGCACTTGTCGTTCATGTGTTGCATAATCTCAAGAGCAAAAGGTTTTGCCTTATCATCAGTATGGCTCTTACCGGTCATATACTTTACACATTCATACAGACCTGCGTAACCTAAACTGATGGTTGCATATCCGTCAAACAGCAATTTATCAATCTTCTCGCCCTTCTTCAAACGTGCGATTGCACCATGCTGAAAATGAATTGGACTCACATCAGAAGGCGTACCCATCAATCGCTTATACCGAATCTGAAGTGCTCGATGGCACAGCTCAAGACGCTCATCAAAAATTCTCCAAAACTCAGAAACATCCTTCTTAGAGCTACAAGCAACGTCCACCAGATTGATGGTGACAACACCAGCATTAAAGCGGCCATAATACTTGTGGCCCTTCTCCCAATTCATGGCACCAGAAATATTCTCGGTGGTTCGATCAGGAGTCAGGAAGCTGCGACATCCCATACAGGGGTAGCAAGCACCCTTGTATTCCAACATCTTCTTCTCAGAAATGTAGTCGGGCACAAACCTCTTGGCAGTACATTTAGCTGCCAGTTCAGTCAGATAGTAATACTTAGAATTATCTCGAATGTTATCTTCTTCCAGCACATAAATCAGCTTTGGGAAAGCCGGAGTAATCCATGCACCAGTCTCATTCTTCACGCCTTTAATACGCTGACGAAGGACTTCTTCAATGATAATTGCAAGGTCATCACGGGTCTGGCCTTCAGGAACTTCATCCAGATACATAAAAACAGTAATAAAAGGAGCTTGCCCGTTAGTGGTCATCAAAGTAATAACCTGATACTGAATAGTCTGAACGCCTGCAACGATTTCTTTATGTAAACGCTTCTCTACAATTCGATTGATAGTCTCCTGATTTGGCATCTTGTCAATCTCATTGTTTTGAATCATGTCGTAAAACTCCTCATGGACTTCACCCGTAATCTTCTTTCGAGAGACGTCCACGAAGGGAGCCAAATGAGACAGAGTAATACTCTGACCACCATATTGGTTGGAAGCAACCTGTGCAATAATCTGGGTTGCAATATTGCACGCTGTAGAGAAACTATGTGGTTTGTCGATTCCAGTGCCAGAAATCACAGTGCCGTTTTGAAGCATGTCTTCCAGATTGACTAGCGAGCAGTTAAACATGTGCTGGGCAAAATAGTCGGAATCGTGAAAATGAATTCGGCCATCATAGTGAGCGTCCACAATATCTTTCGGGAGAAGCAGATTGAAGCTCAGATCTTTGGAGACCTCGCCAGCCATATAGTCACGCTGTACGCTATTCACAACAGGATTTTTGTTGCTGTTCTCCTGCTTGACCTTCTCATTATCTACATCACAGATGGAAAGAATTTCGCCATATGCTCGCTGTTTCTCACGAATCTCCTGCCGAAGAATACGCCAGTGACTATAAGCGTCAGCCACATCCGAAAGAGGACTGTTCTTCAGCTGGTCAATAACCACGTCCTGAATCTGCTCTACAGACATCGTATCAGGGATGTCTGCGATGTAGTCTGCAATAGCGTTAGACACGCGAGAATCAACTCCACCAGTCGTATTCGTCATTGCCTTCTCAATCGCATTTACAATCTTACTTTTATCAAAAGGAACTTTCGTTCCATCGCGTTTAATCACATATTCCATGCAATCACTCCTTAATCTTCCAACCAACGATTTTCTGCCACATAGAAAGCTCCAACCGCAACTACCATCAATACGACCCAGAATACCCAAAACCAAATCACTCGTGTACCAGCTGCAGAAATCATATAATCTCGTGCTTCTTCGATGTTTTTATCCTTAATGAATTGTGCATTATGTATACTTTTATCGCTCAAATTCGCGTATAATGTACCACCATAACGAACATCTTTGACATAAAACTCGAACTTTACATGAGAACTGACTTGTACAGTGGTCAGGTACTTGCTGGATGGCATTTTGATGTCACCATACTTAAATTCTTTTCCCAGAAACGTTACATTTTTGGAACTGTGCTCTTCTGAGCTGTAATAGTCCCAAGTCCAGTACGTTTCGACTCTTGTTCTTGTATGGCCTTTACCATCCGTAGTAGTGACAGTTCGTGTATGCATCGTATAGTGCTTTTCTTCGCAATAGATGTACATCCACTGGCCGTCGATACGTGGATCGCTTACGGTATCTACTGCTTCTAGTGCGCCTTGGCAAAACGCATTACCTACGTTGGTTCTCATTCCATAATCGAACATATTTTCGGACTCAATCGAAATTGCTGTATTATATTCTTTTTTCTGCTCAAGTGAATCTCTGGTGATATTTCCAGCGATAACGCTACCAAGTATCAGCATAATGAACACAATACCAACACTGACGATCAATTCACGATAAGTAATTTCGGCATTACCGATTTCCAAAAAGGTTACCGACTGCCGGTGCCGCCTCATTCCCCTCATAGGACAGATACTCATAATTCTGAACCTCATATCCAGTCAGACCAAGCAGAAAGGAGTTCGGAAACTTACGAACGCTCTGCTTATATTCCTTCACGACACGATTGTAATCGCCACGATAGTTTGCAATCAAATTTTCAGTGACGGATAGCTCATTCATAAGCTCCTTGTAGTTGTCGCTAGACTTCAGTTCAGGATATGCTTCCGCAATAGCTGCAATCTGAGTCGTAATCTCTTGAGCGGTCTGGCCGGAAGTGCCACGAGCATTCACAACATCCATCAAAGTCTGATACTCATGTTGGTCATAAGCCTTGACGGTTTCAACCAGATTTGGAATCAGATCAGCTCTGCGCTTCTCCTGATTCCCAATGCCAGACTTAGCTTCCTGAATCTGCTCTTCATAAGAGATGGCCGTGTTCTTAGGTACCTGCACAATAAAGGTCATGCCAAGAATGGAAATTAACACGACACAAATAACGATAATAGGTAACTTCCAGTTGTATCTCATTTATGTAAACCTCTTAAAACTTGACTTCATCGACATGGACTTTAGAGTTCAGCATCGAATGGTCAACCTTATTAACTCCTTTGTTATTCGGAGACATAGCATCATTATGAACACTCGGAACCACGGCAGTTTCGATGTTCTGCTCGTATGCGTTTGGACGATAAACACAATCGTTTACCCAACAATTAAGTCTAGGATCGTAAAAATTTCCTTGGCTGTCTTTTTTCGGCATCGTAGCCAGCTTATCATTAGCCTCATCAGGAATCTTCTTGAGCGTATCTACGACACTTTCGGCAATCTTCTGCTGTTCCTCTAAAAGCCGGATTTTATAGTCCAAATAATAACGTGCCTTCATTAAATCTTGAAGCGGGGAATTACCATCTTTGTGTCCTGCCCGGCTCAGATACTTACCAACATTCCAGAGATAAGCATCCTCTTCTAATTGCCACTCTCGCAGCACTTTAATTGCTTCATAGGGATTGTCTGCACCGCCGTAATGAGCCGGGTGCTCGACATTCTTCTTAATTTCGTCAAGTGTTTCCATCAACGACCTCCTTGTTCTTTTCAATAGGTTTATAAACATCTGCCAACCGAGGATGACGGCCACAGCAGCCACGACCTTCTGGGCAGAACGGATACTTCGGATTGGCCTCGCAAGAAGGAACCATCCAGTTTGCTACTTCAGGACAAACCTGTACAACTTCCTTCTTCATTTTTGTAAACATCTCGCGGATTTCTTTTTGAGCCCTGGAGCAAAGCCGCAGATGACTCATCTCAATCAAAGCACGAGCGTTCATCGTAATATAAAACTCTGTGCAGCAAGCATTCGGAAGAACTGCACGAGCATCTTCGTTTTTTGCGTTGTGATACTTCTTGAGAATCTGATAATCGGTATCAATGTCAGACATCATATTATCGAAAACATCAGCATCCTCACCAGTAAACGGGTTCACATACTTGAACCCATCCTCGCTACAATAACGCTGACTGCGGCAGCTCATGCTAATATGTCGATGGCGACTAATCTGTGCCAGAAGTGCTCGGCTTACATCTTTGACGTAGAACGTAAAGTTGATGTGCTCAAGCACAGAATAGTGACCGCTCGCCTTACATCCCTTGGCAATCTTATAATCGTCAGTCATTGAAGAATCGTAACAAATACTCGCAGCTTCCTCCACAACACCTAAAGGATTCTTATCACTTGTAGGAACAACTCGCTGTGTGTACGCGATCAAATCAACAGTCATTCAACTCTCCTTAATATTCGTCCTGCCAGTTTTCAGGAATGTCGTTCTCACCAATTACGATACAATTTCTAGGTGCGACATTTAAAGTGTACTTTCCGTTTTGAATCTTAATCATTACGTTCATAATGGAGACAACTTTATGAATACTCCAAAGAACTCCACGACCATTTCGAGTTCTAGCTCTAAGAACTGTGTCGCCAACATGAATCTCTCTATTAAGAATATCGGTTACCATTTAATCCTCCTTTATTTTAGAAGTGCAAACTTAAACCAATCTGGGAAGTTGGATACTGAAATCCCATACTTGATAAGGCAAGACAGCAGCCACAACGCAATCATGATTCCGACCGCAATAAGATAATCCTTAAAAATCTTAATGAAAGCGATCCACATCTTAATCCTGTCTCTCATCTACCTCACTTCTTTCAATCAACTCATCCACAGTAACCTCTCCACAGAGAACTTGTTTAAGCTGCTCTTCTGACAACTGATATGTAATCGGATCTCCACACTCAGTAGGATATCGAGCCAAGGTTCTATAATATTCTGCAAGGGCTCGTTCTTTACGTCCCTGTTCACGATGGTCAATACCAATCATATCGCCCCACCTCCTTCCTCAAGTTTTTCGCTCTTACTAGTCACGACATATACATCATCTTCGAGATCTTCTTTGAGAATTTTTACGATATTAAATGGTTGTGGAAATGGGTCACCTTTATCTGTACATACAAGATAAAAAGTATCCGCCTCACCTATCACATCATAAAAATAACCTTTTCGCATTAAAATGACTTGATTCAAGCACTCCACGCAGTAACAAGCATAATAGTCCGTCCTGAAGTACATCCTCATTAGGGCTCCTTGTAGGGTTCCATATCACCCTTCCAAATCTGGAAATAAGGATGTGCGTCAATGCCGTAAACCTGACCCTTCATGCCGGTACTGGTAATCTTATAAGGCTTTCCGTCTTCAAGGCTATTGATAAAGTCCTGATACTGAGGACTCATCTTAAAGAAATCCTTCTTTCCTTGAATTCTCTTTACCTTGATAGTGACTTCATCACCAATCTTTGGCTCCCATTCCTCTGCGGGCATTCCAGCCAAAAAGTCGGGGCCACCAGCCTTCTTAATTCGCCGGGCAAGAATTCGTGCCTTACGCTGCTCTCTGCGCCGGTCTTCTCGATTCATCGAATTACTCATATTCTGTTCCTTTCAGCTTATCAAAGTAGGGATCGCCGTCTCGCTTCTCTAATAAGTTGAGCTCCCCGGCGGAGCCTACAGAATACAAACGAAAATTTTTAAAAATCTCAGCACCTTTAATAGTGGCTAGAGATGTAATTATGTACAATATATTGTGTTCTTCTGTGCCATCCGTAAGTTGAACTTCGAGTCGTTCTTTCTTTGGAATGGCTAGTTTTTTTAAATCATTCATTTTGGCATTATGTATGCTTTCTCATTTTTCCGATAGCAATCAAAAATACGTGCAACAACATCGTAGCATCTACTCTCAGAGTTATAACTACCAAGGATAATTCCACGCTCACCCATGCCCTGCCTTGCATAAACATTAAGGCTTGTGGTATCAATGATTGCCACACGGTCAAGATTTATAATTTCTCCGTCTTGCGTTAAAAGTAGCATTTTACACCTCACAAATCAGAAAGCTGCGCAGGAGAATTGATATCTGGACTATCCAAATCCATCCCAAACTCCTCAGACATTTCATTCTTGATTCCCCAAAAGTAACCTTCGGATGGAACATAGACAATAGTCCACCATCCATACGCTTCTTTATTCTTAGGCGTGAATTCACGAGTTGGAATTCGATTACCGCCAAAGCTAATTGTTGTGGTTTTGGATGGATTCTCAACACATTTGTTATCAAGAATCCGAAGAATGTGTTTAATGGACTTCTTAGAAAGATTCATAGTGTAAACTCCTTCCACGAATATCCTAATTTAGCCCATCGTTCAGCAATCTGTTTGCCGATTTCGATAGGACAATGCGGGTTGAATAATTGTTTCGGCGACAAGATGTCTTGCTCAATTGCATGAATCGACTTGTCTTTCCAAATTCTATCGTCTCGAAGCACACCATACAGCTGACCAGGATATCGCTTATCAGATACAGCAAAGAAACTCCAAATAGTTGACAGCCTACTACTTTCAAACGGAACCATTACGCCATTTTTCATATGACAATTAGCAAGAACAGTTCTATAAATCCTCTTTCGAGTATTCTTAGAAAGATTCATAACTTTCTCCTTAGCCGTAGCTTACTTCGTTCTTATCATCTCGGAATCGTACAAACGTCGGGAATTGCAGAGACTCAAGGCCAGTCTTTTTGTCCATCGTGACCTCTTTGTACTTACATTCCACAATCTTACCGATGTAATTATCAGGATTCGCCCAAACGGTAGCTCTCGTAGCATCATCAAAACCGGAACCAACACGAAGTTCGTTACCCTTATAATCCACAACAAGAGCTCCCATCGTACCAGCCAGACGGTTCTGACCCTCCTCAATCGCGGTGATTCGCAGATCAACAGTATAAAAACGCTTGACTTTCAAACAGCCGTTATGACGAGTCCGACGATACGGAACCTGACGATTTACGACCAAGCCTTCCCAATCGTGTTCAACTGCATAATCCAGCCACTTCGGGATTTCATTCACGTCCGTACCTTCATAAACCATAGGAACAACTTCGATATTTGCCGGTCTAAGTTCAAAATCTTCCCATTGTTCAAGATTATCAGCCAATTCAAGTAACCGAGCTTTTCTTACAGAATACTTTTCAGTACAAGCGTCTTTCTCGAATTCATTAACTGGCACAATATCAAAAACCACAAACTTAATCAGGCTTTTATCGTTACCATCACTATTGAGGATAGAAATAGTTTCGCGGAAATTTTGACCATCGGTTAAACCGTCTACATTTTTGCGAATCAACTCACCATCAACTGCGTAATCCGTACCGATGATTTCCTCGATATCCTTAACAATATGGTCAAGCCCATCGAACTTCTGTGCCTGACGAGAAATAATGTTCCCTCGGAAGTAAGTTCCGCGCACTCCATTCAATTTGCGCGAGGCAAAAATAAGTTCACCATTTTTGAATTTGTATTTATCAATCGGGTATCCCTGCTGAACCTCCCAAACAGGAATAATCTCTTCGCCGTACACCTTATTGACAGTAGCCGCCTCGACTCCAATCGGCAGGTTCTTAGTGAACAGTCGCTTTAGAAACTCTTCGTACTCAGGATTTTTATGTAAATAATTCTGGATTGTTGCGATAGATGCGTCAGAGCCGGTATTGTGACCAGCACCCATAATATAAAGGTATCCGCAGCTGAGATACTGAACGTCGATATCTGGTCTTGCAGTCACCTTCTTATTGATCTTTGCATCAGACAAACCAGTAACAATTGCCGGGTCAAGCAGGAATCGGAAAAATGCCATCAGCTCGTCAGCTTCATCTCCAAAATCCTTACGTGCATCCAGCAAAATGCGGGTCTTGTCCGTCTTCTTCTTTGCTTTCTGCAATGCCTTAACCATCGCATCAAGCTTACCTATGAGCTCTTTATCTGTCATAAAGCCTCCTTGCGTATCCTGTGTTATATAGTTATAGCTAATAAAGAAAGGCTTGTCGTTACGAGCAAGCCATTTCTTTCCCGTATCCTGCATTATATAGCTAAAGAGAGAACTTTAAGCCTCCGAGGTGGAGACTTTTTATAGCTATATTATACAGGATACCAATATAATTGTCAATGCTTTTCTGAAAATTCTTTCTGCAAAAATTCCTTCAGGAACGTCCGCTTATATGGAACTCTCGAAGTCTTTACAGCCCGATCAAGAGCATGAGTTTCGGCGCAAATCACACAATACTTCTTGGCACGAGTGATGGCCGTATAGAGCCATTCTCTCGTCAACATCATGTATGCGGAATTGTCCATACCAACAATCACATACGGAGCCTCACTGCCCTGTAGTTTATGACAACTCAGAGCATAAGCAAGTTCAAGCGTTGCCCAGATGTTATTCCCACCAAAATAATGAGGAATAAAGATCGTGCCCCACTGGTCAAAATCAACCAGAATAAAACTACTCTCAATCTTTCGGATAATGCCACGGTTTCCGTTAAACACCGGACACTTCTCTTCCTTTTTCTTTGTCTTGAGATTGTATGTGTGAAGCTCATAGTTGTTCTTGTTGATGATAACCTGATCGCCTTCACGCAGAGTGTACACTCTATCCTTGCCATCACCGTAGATTGTAACCTTTGCTTCTGCCTGACCATGACTCGGATTTACAATTTCCTGAATAGCATTATTGACCTCGTAGGTGCAGATACTGCCACGCAGCTTCTGTGGAAGTACAATCTGAATCTTCGCACTATCATTCCCTACCTTATTATATAAGGTACGGTACTGATTGATGATGTGGTTGAACGATTCACTTGCGTCCTTATAGATATCAAGCTCCAAATCACGAAGTTCACCACGAATCTCACTACCAGCCCAGCCATAAGGAACCAACTGCGTAGCATTGCGAACTTTGATACTCTCCGTGATAATTGCAGACTTAGCTGCCTGACGATGGATCTTAGTCAAACGAGCCACAGGAACAACCTTAGATGCAAGCATATCCTTAAAGATGTTGCACATACCGATACTCTCAAGCTGACCGTCATCACCAATCATAATGAATCGCTTGCCGGTTTCGATTGCCTGAATCAAGTCATAGAACAACTGAGCTCCAACCATAGAGGTCTCATCCAGAATGATAATGTCCTCATCCAGAGGATTGTCCTTATCGTGAATAAACCCACCGTTCTCAATATCATAACCAAGAAGACGATGGATGGTCTTACCGTCCTGACCAGTAATCTCCTGCATACGAGCTGCAGCACGACCAGATAGCGCAGTCTGAGCGAAAGACTTACCACGAAGAACCTTTAAGACACCAGCTACAACGGTACTTTTGCCAGTTCCGCCGTAGCCTGTTAAGATACAGACGTTGCTAGAGCATACCTTTTTAATAGCATCTCTTTGCTCCTCAGTATACTCGATGCCAAGCGCATTCCCGGCTTCATTGATTGCTGCATCAATGTTTCGACCAATCGGCTCAACAGGTGCATCCGCCAGTCGCTTGATTTCCTTTGCGATTTTATCTTCAAGATTCCACACTCTAGTTAAAGCAAATTCCTGACGGTCATCACTCCACCAAAGTGTTTCACGGACATCATGCAGATGGAAAAGTGCCCTTTTGATAACTTCTTGGTCGCCCTCGTTCAAATCAAGTTCCTTGATACAGCTATTGATTGTCTGATTTGCCGGAATGATAGAGTTGCCTTCTTCGGCACGGGCGGCAAGAAAATGCATGACGTAAGCTTCGATTCTGAATTGCGAATTGTGTTTTAGACCCATGTTCAAAGCAAGAGCGTCAGCTTTTTTCCAGCCGATACCATACACATCATCGATCAGGACGTAAGGATTCTCCTCAATCTTTCTTACCAGAATGTCTGCACCGTGATACTGACGAACAAGCTTTTCAATAGCACTGGGAGTCAAACCGTATTCAATCAGTTTCGTGTACGCTTCACTGTTATCAATGTTGCGTTCAAAAGAGTCAATGATCTTTTGTGCTCGACCTTCCGTAATACCGCTAATAGTACAAAGAGCCTTGATGTCACCATTCTTGATAATTTCATACGGATTGTCGAATGCTTCGTAAAGCATCTCAAACTGATGGTCTGTCAAAATAAAACGGAGAAAGCTTTTTTGTTCTTCCGGGTCAGTAATCTCTTGAAACTCATTCATGTAGATAATTTTATACTGATCACCAAACTTTTCATGATGAACATATTCACCACAGAACGAATAAGTTTTATTCATATCGAGGCTAGGAACGTTGCCTTTTAGCCGGAGGTCGCTGTATCGGCTCATGATAGGATTTCCCTGCTTGACTTTTACCACCTCGGCGGAGAAAGTGGCGAAGCCGCCGGGCTCCACCTCCCTCCCATCTTTCGGATAAAAGACTCGTTTTATCCTGATGTAGCAACGGATCATATTTTCATTAAATTTCTTATCTGCCACTTTATAACCCTCTTATTATGCACCTAATCTAAATTCTGTCAGTCCTCCGCACACTCTGCAATAAAACCATTTTGTGGTAAGCTCACATTGTTCTGCGCAGTCAAACTTCCACTTCTGAACTTTTCTAACGACGCAACAATTCGTACAATGTATCTCAATTACAGTTTTATCTTTGTAACAATCAATTTTAAATTCAGGAAATTCACAAAGAACCTCTCCGTCAATAGTATATAAAACACCATTATATAAAACATCATTCATTGCTTTATCTCTCTATCATGCAGCCACTGTTTGTAAGGTTTGAAGTCGTTTGCAATAACGTGCGATTCATCTTCCTTCTTTCCAAGCACAGCTACCTGACTTCCCTTTACAATCAAATCCTGATAATCTGACAAGACTCTCGGCCATACGGTCAACTCAATGATACCATCGCCAGAATACAGATTTACAAATGCAAACTGCATACCAGTCTTTGTTTTCTTCTTTTGGATCTTTGCGATAATACCAACAAGCACACAAGAATCACCTTCCTCAATTTCAGAGAAATCCTGAATGTATTCGTATGCCTTTTCAAATGGATTCTTATCGATGATAAATGTCTGCAACGTCTGGAACTCCCAGAATTGCTCGTCCTTCAAATACTTCTCTGACTGCTCGGCCATATATGCTTCTTTCTTTTTCAGCTTCTCGGTTTCATGCACGACACGACGCTTTTCATTGTAGATTCGTAGGACGGTTTCTTTATCAACCTTCTTACCAACCTTATAATGCTCTGTATCAATATCCCACTTACTCAGCAAAACTGCCTTGGTAGGCAATGTACTGACTGGCTTAAACTCAGATTGTTCCAAACCGCTGGCAATGTACTTTTCCAAGAATACTCGTTTGTTCTTTGTAGGAATCGCACCGGATTTAACTAATGCAATAATCTGCGCTTTCGTTGTACGGACACGACTCGTGAAGTCTTCAAGCCCCTTAAATTTTCCATTCATATCTCGCTCTGCAATGATAGCCTCAGCAAGTGTATTGCCAATACCACCGATAGCAGATAAGCCAAACAGAATTTTGCCATTTGACACAGTGAAATCCATACCGGAACGATTGATACTCGGCGGAAGAATCTGAATATCAAAACCGCGTGCGTCCACCATAATCTTGTTGACCTTGCCAACCTTTGCTTTATTCAGGTTCAACATAGCCTTAAAGAATGCAAGTGGATGATGTGCTTTTAAGTATGCCGTTTGAAGGCAGATGACAGCATATGCCTGAGAATGGCTGGCGTTGAAACCGTAGCCGCCCTTCGTTGACAACTCGTTGCAAATGTACTCAGCGGTCGCTTTGTCGTATCCATTTGCAATAATCTCATCATGAAGAAGCTCGACTTCTTCCTTGACTTTCTCAGGCTTTTTCTTTGCCAAGCATTTACGCATTCTGTCAGCACCGGCATCGTTTCGACCGCCAAAGACCTTCGTGAGCTTCATACTCTGTTCCTGATAGATGTTCACGCCATAGGTACTGCGGAAAATTGGTTCCATATCAGGATGGAAGTAGTGAATATGTTCAGGATGATACTTGCAATCAACGTATGTAGGAATCGACGGCATTGCATCAGGACGATAAAGTGCAATCAAAGCAGACAACTCTTCAATCGACCTAGGCTGAAGCTGTGCAACCAGATCTTTCATACCAGACGATTCAATCTGGAACAAATTGTCTGTACGGCCAGAACAAATCAAATCATAAGATGCCTTGTCATTTTCAAACTCAGGATTGTTGATATCAATTTCCCAGTCTGGAATGTTATCCTCACGCTTCGCTTCATCAATGGCAACCAGCGACGCAACACCAAGAATATCAAACTTAACAAGTCCAATCTTCTCGTCCATCACCTTGTCAACGGAAATAACATGCTCTCCGTCAGTACCATGCCGGATACCGATGTATTCATAGTAAGGATGTCGGCAGACAATAACACCGCCAGCATGGATGCCATACCCTCGTGGGCGACCATTGATATGACTTGCGATATCAAGTAGTTCCTTGTATTTTGGATTTTCAGCCACTTCTGGATTTGCCTCAAGGCAATCTTTCCATGTCTTTTGAACGAACTTCTCACTGATTTTTCTTATCTCGGCATACGGGAAACCGAGCACCTTACCAACATCCTGAATTGAAGTAACCGGAGTAGTATACACGATATTCATAACCTGAACTACTCGATCTTCACCGTACTTTTGTGTCAGATACTCAACAACCTTAGCACGGTCACTGACATCAACATCAACGTCAGGAAGGTCTTTTCGCTCAATGGTAAGGAATCGTCCGAAGTCAAGTTCATACTTGATGGAATCAAGCTGCGTAATACCAATCAAGTAACATACAAGTGAGCCAGCGGCAGAACCACGCCCAGGGCCAACAATGACATCATTTTGCTTGCACCAGTTAATGTAATCAACCAGAATCAAAAAGTAGTCACAGAAGTCTTTCTTCTCAATGACAAACAACTCGTCATCAACACGCTTACGATAGATCTTCTGCTTTTCTACATCAAACTTGTCAATACTGCGTTTCTTCCATCCATCTTTTACAAGGTCTTTTAAGTAAGCTGCTGAGTTGGAATACTGTGGAGGAATCTCGATTTTAGGAAGTTCAGGTTCGTGCCAAGGCATATCCACATAGTCACACAAGTCAGCAACCTCATCAGTGTTATTGATACACCATTCTGCTGCATCATATCCAATCTGGCTATCAAGAACTTTATGTTGCTCTTCACGAGACATAAAGTAGCATCCTTCGTAAATTTCTGCGGCAGTTTCCGTATCATGTGCGATACGAAGGAAGTAGTCTTGATAATAAAGATCCTCTTTGGTAGCAGCATGAACATCGTTTGTGACAACTACTTTTGTGTGAGTATCGTTTGCCAACCGCATGATTTTCTGGTTGTATTTTGCTTGTTCACTGTTTGCATGAGCCTGAACCTCAAGATAATAGTGAGGAAATAAGCTCTTATATTCCTGAACCAACTTAATACAGGTGTTGTAATCATCCGTTTTGGATAGCCTACTTGCCAAACAAGCAGACAGGATAATCAAATTATTCGTATCTTCCTTAGCGATATCCTCTTTTGTGATACGAGGACGGCTATAGAATCCATGAAGATGACCAAGTGTGGATAAACGATTAACTGCCTGACGGCCAGCTTCGTTTTTTGCAATAATGATCAAGTGCCAGTATTTGCTGTTCTTATCCTTGACTTCCCTGTCCTCGCACTCGTATGCCTCAATACCATAAAGAAGTTTTACACTAGGATACTTGTCTTTTAGTTCTGAGTAGTACGGCCAGCTTGTTACCTCACCATGTTCCGTAATGGCAATGGCTTTTAAACCAAGCTCTGATGCTCTTTTTAGATTTTCTTCAGGAGAAGAGAATCCGTCGAGTAAGCTAAAAGTATGAGTGCGTATGTAAACTGCTACTCATCAGGCAACACCACCTTTCATACTATTTAAATTCATTTTGTCTGCTCCTTATCTTCGATGGACACTCTCAAAGTTACAGTCTTACCGTCCTTTGTTGTCCATGTGTATCCACCAAAAGTTCTATTATTGAACTGAGCTTCAGAAAGAAGCCAATCACGAACTGCTTCAATAGCTTCATCCGTGACACGAGTTTTATCCTTCCATTCGGTTCCATTCTTTTTAACAGTTCCTGCGTAAATACCAAACATACCACAGCTCACATGATATTCACTCATCACTCTTCACCTTATCTCCAAACTTAATAATGTCATCAAAAAGCATCACATAGTCGTCAGTGTACTTGTTGCCATGGAAATGGCCGAAGTACCAGAATGGTTTACAATCGTTAGGATAGCATTCGTATATATTATCAAAGAATATTTCAGTTGACTGGTCTACTGTGTTTTGATCAATACCACCGATAAACAATTCAGTTGGAATAAATCGGAATGGACAGGTATGCGTGAGCATAACATCAATATTATCGATTTGAGTGTCATGTGTAATATTCCAGATCTTTTTCTTAGTCTTCTCATTAGGCTGTTCGTCCGGCCACCAGTTCCATCCACGTCCCAACCGATAATATTTATCTACAGAATAGGCTCCGCCGCAAACAAGACAGTTCAGAATTTCCCTATCGGCAAGAATTTGGTAAACTTCACCATCAATAGCAAAATACTGATTGGGATAATGTGGGTCATGCCACACTTTGCCGCAAATATCTCCACTGATTTCCTTTGTCTTATAGCCATCCTTATGAGACGGGCGGCGTTCGTGATTTCCATGAATACAGAATAAATTCGCAGGGATGTCCGCAGCAATGGTCTTAACTCTCCATTCGTTGATGTTATCCTTACCATAATAGTTTAGACCAACATCACCAAGACAGATGATCCAGTCGTTCTTTCCAAGCCTATGTTTAATACAAAATTTATTTAGCTCTAAAAACCGATTGTAATCACCATGAATATCACCTGTAATGTAAACTGCCATAGGCTTATACCTTTCCTCGATAGCAAGAAAGCTCTCGATTTACAACGTTCCATGTAAACGAAGATCCGTTCTTCCGAAAAGAAACAAAAGGAACGTCCTTCCATGGGCCTTTCTTATCGCACTCCACTAATGTCCAGCATTCGGAATCAGAGCACCAAACTGGCAGTCCAGCCATTTCTTTTAATTCTTCAATGGTCAATTTCTCGTTGTTTTTAATATCGAGACTACCATCTTTCACAGGCACAGCCTTATCGTCCCAATATTCATCAGCCACAACCTTTCTAGGAGCAGTGCCAAAATGCTCTTTCCACTCAGGAAGACTCTCATTGATGGCATCAAACTGAATACCCCAATCAAAGCAAGCCTCCATTGCATCATACAGAAGCTTTCCTTCCCGGCAAGTCCAGAGAATCAGACCAGCACCGTGCTTCTGTTCTTGAATTGCCTGGTAGATCACGTTCCAGTTTGGTTCACCGATATCAGGATAATTATTCTCACAGAGAGTGCCATCAAAGTCGATGGCGATAGCACGTTTCCAATTTCCCATATCAAATCACCTCAAAATCAACAATCTGCGCCTGCGGAGTCACTTTGTTTCCGTACTGATTTAAAGATAACCGGCATACAGCATTGATGTATTTTTCTTCCTGACCACAATAAAAGTCATTGTTGATCCAGCTAATCATCCGGCCATTGTCATTAAAACACACAAAATCAATGCCTTTTTCTTCATCAGAATACTTCCACATATTACCGTTCTTGCCCATCGGAGCACATCCACTATGAGCTAACGGAATATTTCTAATGTAGAAATATGGCTCGGAGATTCCCTGTGCCCAGATTTTATGCATTTCATACATGCTCTTCGGCAATGCAACAGTCAGCCTACTATAGTCAAAATCAAAGTCAACCACGATTGCTTTGCTCATCGTGACATCTTTAAGCAGCTCATTGCAATCCGCAATCGCCTTTGGCACATTTTCTTTCTTGATTTTCACACCAGCAGCGTTATCATGACCAAGAACCGACTCAAAATCTCCGGTACTCATCAAGAACTCCTTTAAACTTTCAATCGGAGAACCGTCAGGATTTCTCATTGAACCACCGTAATAATCCGGTTCATCAGCGAAGGTACGAAGCAATACGCACGGTTTTGCATACATTTCAGCCAGCTTGATTGCCACAACACCAGTCAGAGTGTTATCAAGAATACCAGTAGAGTTGCAGAAGAGAATCTTATTCTGGTCTGCACTGTGCTTCTCAATCAGTTCCTGAAGCTCTGCGACAGCCTTGTCTTTGGCCTTGTTTTGCTGATACTTACAAGAGGAGCACTCGCGAGCCACATGTTGCGCCAGAGTCTCATCAATCGTAACACCAGCATTCTTGCCACGAGTCGGAGTGTACTGGAACGTCTGTTCCTCACCGACCATTGCACGGAACATCTGCTTCTTTTGTTCAGATGAACCAACACGAATCAGTGCGTTCATCATCGGAACGATGTAGAACTGAACATCATTGATGGTCGGGTCACCCTTGATATTGAAACTGTTTGCCTCAATCAAAGCACAAATCATCTGATTTACAATTCGTGCCAGACCTTTCGTGCAAAGGCGCTTTGTCTCATGCGAGTGCATATCCATAACGTCACCGATGTTTCCGACTGCCACCAGATCAAGATACCGGTCTGCAACATCAGTCCAATTATATTCATCAACAGCCTGAAGAAACTTATACACCACGCCAGCGCCAGACAATTCCTTATTAGGATATGTACCGTTCTGGTTGTTGACGATTACTGCGTAAGGATTCTCTCTGTCGCAGATGTGATGGTCAAGAATCAGAATATCGATGCCCTTTTCGCGGAGTTCCTTACACTGCTCAACATCGTTACTACCAGCGTCAGGAATAATCAGCAAGGTAGTTTCAGGTGGAACCTCAATTTCTTTAGAGAGTCCATGCTCCTTGCCACTATGATGCAGAACATTGATTTTTCCAAAATAACCAATCGTCTTCAAATACTGAAACATCATTGAAGCACTTGTGAATCCATCCACATCACAGTCTACAAGGATAGAGATAATAGACTTATTCCAGATATGTTTGTTCAACAGCCGGACAGCATCTTCCATGTTGTCCAGTTCCCACGGAGAATTCAGACAAGAATCATCCAGATTCATGTAAGTCTTATAATCCTTGACCCCTCTGTTCTCCATAATCGTTCCAATTGGATCTAATAGGTCGTTCCTACTCCCCTTCCAGAGTTTTACATTCATTTAATTCTCCTAACACAATTCTCAATCAATGCCTTAAATTTTTCAGGATTATCAGTCGGGGCTTCCTTTTCATCCAGAATCCCTTTATCATCTACTACAGCATACACACTTACGCCATCGACAAATCGATTGGCGAGAACCATAAGCTCACTAAGCTGAACGTCTTTATCAAAGACGAAACAAATATCAACGCAAAGACGTGTTAAAATTTCAATTTGATTCTGTGAAACTTTCTTACCACCAGTTGCCACACAGTTGTAGACATCCATGTTCCACATCTGCATGACAGACTTTTCAGCTTCACCAACATATACCAGACCTTCATTCTTAATGTACGGCTCTGTCTTATACAGGCCATACAGAATACGGTTTCTGGCACACGGCTCAAGATATAGATACTTTAATTCACCTTCAGGCGGCTTGCCAAAGTATCTTCCCTTTACACCAACTAGAGTACCAATTTCATCTCTGATTGGAATCGTGATTCTATTTGTCAGTTCATCAAAGCCAATCTCAAACTCCTGCTGCGTCTCATAAGATATCCCATCGTCAGCAAAAATCTGGTTCACATAAGGTTTATAATAACCGAGGATGGCTTCGGATATGGGGACTATCGGACGGTCATCCTCGTGTTCTTCACCTTCATTTTGCATGGCAATGAGCTCTTTTAGAATCAGCATACTTTTAGGAAGGTCTTCCTCGAAGTTGTGATAGTAGTCAAGACCAACCCATTCGCAGATTTGCTTAATGGCTTTTGGGAAAGACAGTTCCAGAAAGAACTGGACGACAGAAATCAAATCATAACTGGTCTTTCCATTGGCAATATCTCGTGTGTAATCTACCGCAGTAAGATTTTCATTCTCGTAAATGCAGAGTGCCGTTCTATTGTCACCATCTGGATTTGCACACTGGTAGTAGCCAGCTTTATGACTAATATGATGGCAACCAAGCTCCTCTAAAATCGGTTCAATCTGTTGTTCTTCAAGAATGTAATTTTTCAGATCTGCGATATTTACCATTGTAGTTCCTTACTTTCTAGTGCAGACACCGACCTCTTTCCAGACATTCTGGTTCAAATTCACTTCAAACATGATTTTCTTTTTCTCACCAAAGCGGTTTTTATCGATGTTTCCAACGTAATACCGCTTATCTGGATTCAGCCGATGGGCACAGTCACCGCCCCACTCAGGGTCATGAGAGATGTATTGATACTTCGCGAACTTATCTTTTGGAATCTCCTTGAACAGAACCATCGTCCAAGCAACATGCTTAATCATTTTTGACTCAGCAATGTTGTTTGAATTCAGCTCATCAGGAAGATACTCATGAGCGTTTTCGGCCAGCTGGATACTACCATAGATAAAGATCTTTAGATTTTTCGCAATCTCTTCAAGCTCGGTGGCCGTGACCTTGAACGCTGCCCATTCACCAATAGATGCAATATCGTTCTTTAGAGTATCATAGAACACATACTTAACTCCCTGAGTGAGAGCTGCCTTCTGAATTTCAAATCGCAGGGACTTATCACTATAATCGGCAGAAACATCTTTTGCGATAATCAAGCCTTGTGATTCGTTCTCAATCCACTGGCAAACATCAAGCACATTGCGGTATTCTTCGCTTTCTTCGTAGACACGAGCGGTAAACTCATCAATGCTTTCTATGTATTCTCCATCTTCATTTTGCTTTCGGAAGATGAAATTTCCGTTTGCATCCCGGTACATTCCAAGAGTGATTTCTCGCTCATCCTTATGGAAACGATGACCATGCAACTCTTGAAACTCAGGATTATTTATGGCGGTAACCAATAAGCAATACCGAACTGACTCAAGATCCATCTCATTCAGCAGCAGAAGAGCTTTTTGCTTTTGAACCAATGTGACGTAGGCAACAATCGCCATCATGTATCTAGTCTTACCAGCGTTAGATGGCATACCATTGAACATCACAGTGCCCAGCTTCAATCCTCGGAACAAATCATTCATGATAGGATACTGGAACGGCAAGCCCATATCAGGAACACTCAGACGTTCATTGACCATTGGCAACAGACCATTATTCAAAATCTCAGCATCATCGTTTGTAATGATAACCGTGTTGATCTTGTCGGCCTTGCCACGAATCAGTTTATAAATGTCCTGAGCACCAAACATTTCAAACTGCCGGTGCTTCAAGATTCCTTCAATATTGAACCCATTACGCTGATACTCACGAAGTAGCGAATATTTCTTCAGGATATTGAAATATCCCTTGATATCATCATCATTCGCAAGGCTCATGTAGTATTCAATGGTTGACCAGCCCTTCAGCCGCTTGTATTGGGACAATCTGGACTCGTCTTCAGCCATAAACGTTAAAACAGACGTTTTATTAAATTCTTGAGTCCGAGTTTCGTAAATAATCAACGCCGCATCGTAGAAAAATTTTGTTGCTTCGTCAGCAAAATCGTACTTACTCTTGACATAATGCCCATACTCGACCAAATAGTCAGGATGCTTGTAAATTGCGCCAACAAATAGAATTTCGTTCGGGATATTTGAAATGAGTTCCACTCATCCACCTCCCTCTATATTTTTTAATATTGAATTTTGTTGTTTGGATACAGTTCATTAAACATATCAAAAACTTTTCTCAGTCCAAGACCTTCTTTGCTTGGCACCCAGATTTTCTTCGGGTTCCAATTCTTCCATACACCATCATACTTTGGATTGTCTACCCATTGACCACCGTTCATACTATACTCGTACTTCTTTGGGTCAAGTTCGGCAAGAGTCAAGAATCTATTATCATTCTTGTTGTGAGCTCCAAATCCGCAAAACGTACATCCGGTACGATCACATCCAGTACAGCACAATGGCGCATCCGGCTTATCACTCGTAGGAACAATATCGCCATAGACATCTGCAATTTGAATTCCAGAATGTTTGATGAATGTAAGCACATCCTGCTCAGTCCAAAAACTCATAGGCTGACTTGTTGGTGCTTTGCTGTCAAAAGCATTACATCCATGTCGAATCCAAGCTTGCTTGCGAACACGACTTTCATCAGTCAACGTTCCAATAATAGGTTTACGCTTGGTTGCCCTTGCGTACTTCTTCATCGGACCTTTTTTCATAACTGAACAGCAGTAATGAGAAATTGCAAACGGAAGTTCTTGTGTTGCTGGCAACCATTTTTCCTTATTGAACATGGATTTTGTTCCAGCCTGCATTTCAGCTCCCGGTTCATTACCAAGTAGAATCGTCCGTCTGTTTCCCTGAAAGACTCCCGTTTCATCGTAAAGCCACGGGTTGCTAAAGACACCTCCCGGACAGTTCGTCCTTAAACCCAGAAGTTCCTGTCTTTTCCTGAGAGTTGTTCTTTCTCTCTCTCTCTCTCTCATGGTGGCTGCGCCGCTATTTCTGATTCGTCTAGCGTAGTAAATCGCTTCCGCAACTTCTTTAGAGATAAGAGGATAACCATATGTAGAGACCACATCACTAAATCCCATCTTGGGATAAACAAAAACAGCATCTGCGTCTCGTGCAAATTTCTGGATTGACGAGTATTCCAAGCCAGTATTACTAAACACAAGCGGGACATCTGGGAACAGCTGCTTTGTCAGATGAGCAAGTACAGTAGAATCCTTACCGCCGGAGAAGCTGACGTACACACCGCCATCATAGTGCATATACCATTCCTGGATGCGATTTTGAGTGATTTGAATCTTTCGCTCAAGAGGGAATGCCTGAAGCTCCTTCAATCTCTGAGCATCATGAACTGTATTATCCATTTATCAACCTCTTTTATATCTCATCGAGAATTGCATTTATATCAATTTCATTCTCGTTTTTACTCTGTTTCGGTGCTGTTTTCATCCGTTTCAGTACCGTTTCAGTCAGATTTTCCTTCGTTTTGTCTTCGCTTTCACGGCGAATCGAAGCTAGTCTTTCTTTCCGTTCAAGATAACTAGGATATTGCGCCAACAAAACAGCCAAATCGTAATTCCATCGCTGGCTCATATCGCAACCCTTTGCTTCTTTCTCGGCAACTATCTTATCTAGTCGGGGTTTCGCTAGAACCCACATATCGTAAAGTTCTAGCGGAGGAATCGAACCTCTATATTTGTAATAATTACCTGAAATCAGCTGCGTAAGTTTCGAGTAGAAGCTACCAGGAACAACCGCCGGGGCGTATGTATCTCGAATATGGTCGAAAAGAATCTTTTTCTCTTCCTGTTTGATATGAGCAAGCTCACGATTTTTGTCTTGCTCTCTCTTTTTGGAAAGAAGATCATCGACCTTTTTGTCCGTAGTGTCATTCACTTTGTCAAAAAATGCCCTTAGCAGGTCATCTGTCCAAGGGCGTTTTTGATTTTTCTTTTTTTCTACAAAACAATCCTTATGGTAAAACCCAGTCTTGTCGTAGAAAAACGTGCTACGGTCTCGCTCGATGAAAATGTTCTTCCCGCAAATCTTGCATTTACGGGTTAGTTCCATTAAGCCAGTTCCTTCTCCATGACTGCGGCGACCTTCTTCAGTTCCTCGATATCAGTCATAGAACGGAACGCGGTAGACAGGCCAGCCGCCTTAACTGCCTTCTGTGCTGCACTCTTCTTCACAGGAGAAGCGGAAGCAATCAGATCGTTCAGCTTTGCCTTAATGTCATCCAGAGAAGGCTCCTTGGATTCGGAGGTGTTCTCTGCAGGAGCATCATCACTGATATCATTGTCATCAAGACCAAGTTCACGAGCACGAAGCTTCATCTCGGTCTTAACTGCATCATTCAGACCATTCTTAATAATGACCTCACGGTTCTTTGCAGAACGGTCGAGATACTCCTGATACTCAAGCAGAGTCAGGTCTTCGACAACCTCACCGCCATTATGAACACCGGTGCGATCCTTATCAAAATAAGCAAAGTTGATAGACTTATCATCGCCGGGATGATACATACGGAACTCGGTGCCGACATTGTACTCCTGACCCTTGAAGCCATCAGGAATCTTGCGACCGGTAGAAACGCTCACAGAAGAACCATTCACCAGCTTGGTTTCAGTCTCATCCTTTTCACGACAAATAACGATGTAGCTCACACCAGTTGCATTCAGATCCAGAATCAGGGACTGACCCTTAAAGTTCAGCTGCTGATAATCCTTCAGCTCCATACCAGCACCCTCAATCTTCACCGACTTCTCATCGCCGGTCAGACCCTGTGCTGCAGCCTTAACTTTTGCACGCTTCTGCGAGAAATTCGTTAAGCCCTGTTTTGTAGTTAGATTAAGAATGGTTGCGGAGTCAACAACAATAGCGTCAGCACGGAAAGGCTTACCGTCAGCGTCCAGCCAAACATTACCATCCTCATCTTCGAAGTCCTCGTTGTCAGCAACGGTATGAATGAAATCCTGTACCTCTGCGAGAGACTGAGTGTAAACGATACGGAGATTCATCGGGTCGAGCCCATTCTCCATCAGTTCCTCACGATAATCGTCGATAGAACCAGACTCAGTATCCAGATACAGAACACGGAACGGACGACCTTCAGGAGTCTTCATGTAGCAGAACTGCATAGCAAATCGAGACTTACCAGTTCCCTGCTCGCCATACACAAGCATACGAAGCTTCTTACGAATAGCAGATGCATTACAAACAATAGCCATATATGTAAATTCCTCTCTAAATCTTTTCTTTTATTGGTATCCTGTGTTACTTAGTTAAAGGCAAAAATTTTAGCCCCAGTTGATACCTTCCTCATCTACAGGAGTTGCAGTAGACTTATTAGAACCACCCCACCAATAAGTGTCGTTCTCAGCAGCCTTGCCGTCGAAGTCCTTCTTGGCCTGAACGTTGGCAGCAATCTTTGCCTGTGCCTCGGAGATATTGTCCTCAGTGTAAGTGGGTTCCGCATCCTTGTCGCCGGGATTCGGATCAAAGGAATCAGGATTAACACCCTCGATATACAGCTTGCGAACTGCCGGAGTGCTCTGACGCTTCATCTTGTTAGGACCACCCCAGATATTCTCAGTCTCAACTTCCTCAACCTTCTGCTGATTGACGATAGGACCAAAGCACTCAAAGCTGGTGTAAGGCTTCAGACGCTTACGAATAGAATCAGCCAGAACCTTATTCTGAGTGTTTGCCTTATAGTCAATGAAGAACTCAGCGTCCTCGATGGTGTTGTAATTCACAATCTTTGCATCGACAATTACTTCATCGCCCTCATCGCTCTTGCGGCAACCAATGTACACAACGGTCTGAGTAAACAGAGCCAGCTCCTCGAAACCCTCCGCATCGAAGTCGATTTCCTTAGAACTCAGAGAAACCTGAGTAGGAACAAAACGAATCTGGTGCTTGCCGTTGTAGGTGCTATACTCGATGTTGCCACGGACATACACATTATCACCGTCATGCAGATTCTCGGAGATTTCCTTAGCTGCATCGAAGTCAGTCAGAGTCTTGTTGTCGTTGATAACCTTACCAGACTCATTCGTCTTCTTGGTAACACCGACTTTAACGCCAATCATGTCATAGCCTTCCGGTGCAACATAAGTCATGCGATCCTTCCAAGCGACTTCCTTCTTATCCTTCTCGATACCCTTGTCCTTATCGGCACGGCGGAAGAAGTAAACCTTATCACGGGGCATACCAGCCAGATCAACATAGAAAGTGTTTTCATTGGAAGTCTGAACACCAAAGCTCAGGACACGGCGCATAGCACCACTCTTAGTCTCCTTCTCGTTATAGAAGTTACTACGCTGGGTGCCGGTGACCTTACCAGCCATCTCAAAAGAACCACGGGTCTGAGGAAGATTAAAAATTCTATCTGCCATATCAAGTCTCCTTTATGTAATTTTGTTTCATTGATAATCACTTATATTTCTTTTTATTGTCTTGAATCAATTCATGCACTATTCATTTTATATATTATCCTCCGTCTGTCTTATTGATGGCTTGTATTTCATACGGCACTCGCCGTTAGAAATCGTCCTTTAAAGGATTATGTACAAACATTGCGCCGAGCACTACTGGGAGCCGTTCTGAACACTCAGGACACAAATCAAAACTCAAAAGCGAACCATCAAGTTGGCTACCATAAGAGTATTGATGCTCAAAACTGATTCCCTGCTCGCTACCTATCGGCTTGATTTCACGACCACACCAGTTACATATTTTTTTACATGTGTTCATACGGCATCACCCCATTTTTAATATTCTCTATCACGGAACATCTTAGATTGAACACGAGTCAGTCTATTGTTCCGGCCATACTTAGGTTTAAATGCGGACTGTAGCTTATTGTTTGCATATTCGAGGTCACTCTCCAGAATCTTAGCAGCTTCTTCAATGTAATCCCGAATGGCACAATATTGGTCGCTGTTGATACAATGTGTCTTTAGATAATCAAGCATATCGACTGCCTGATTTTTCAAAAGAAGCGTATCTTCAAGCTGTGTCTTTCGCCGTTGGAAGAAATCTATGTTCAACTCTGCACCTCCTCCTTCTGCAGTCTTTCAAGCGTGGGACGAATCGTTCTCTCCCAATGCCTTATAAATCGCCAATCAAGTAATTGTCCGCAACGTGGACAGAAGTTATCAAGATTTGATAGTGTGTAATAACAAACCGGGCACTCATAACGTTTATAAACGTCATCGAAAAGAGGCTCTTTGTAATCTGTTCTAAACTCATAAAGTTCAGCTTTTGAAAGAATAATTTCGAGAGCCTTTACTAAATGCTCACGAGGGCACCACTGGCCTCCTTCTTTACCAAGACGAATTTGTTTCTCTACAATTTCCTTCGCTTGGTCAAAAGTCATGTTCTCAATCTCTTTTTTCTTTGCGTGCATCCAATCTTTCATAACACACCACTTTCAGCAAATGCATAATTGTGCTTTGCATTCTTATCCATCCACGCACTCCAATCCATCTTGTGATGACACTCTGGACATTTCGGTTTAAGCTTCTCTAGCTTCGTTACACAGAACGGACAGAGATATGTGCTCTTTTCCTTCTGGAAGATAGGACTTGCCGGAAGGCTCAAGGAACCGGAATCAATGGTTACATTGATAGGAATTTTACTGTTCATCGTGCCACTCCTCAACTAATTGGTATGGTAATCGTACAACGGTTTTATCACATAACCACGGCTTTTCTTTTGTTCCAAAATTTCCAGTTTCAGAACTAATTAAAACATCTCCTAATATAACAGCCTTGTTTTCATCATAGGCTAAAGAAAGTGTATTCAGAATAACGTCTCTAATAGCTCCGTAAGTAAAATAAAGTGTTCCATCAGAAATGACCTCACTAGAAAGCATCAGTTCGGAATTAAAACCATTTTTATAATGAACAAAAATAGTCTTGTATGGCATTCCTTTCCTTGCGATTCTAACAGAATACTTATCTTCCCCATTCTTTGCCTTAAACTGTCCGTTACTAAGAAATTCAACCGGATTCATTGATTTATCACTTTCTTTTCGCAATATTTTAACGTATCCACGTTATAATTTTTCGTTATTTTCTTGCTAAAATTAGCCTTTTATGAGATTTAATCTTCTGGAAAATGCTTCTTTGTCACCGCAACACAAAACGGTTCAATTTCAGATCCCCAGATAGCAGTACCATCACCATACGTACTTTCAAAGACAAGCGGAAAGCCACCGATTCCATCGAAAAGACTGCCAAGCGTAGGATTTTCACCAATATACGGTTTCATCTTCTGGCAAATCCAATACCACTGAGGCAAAGCAATCGAATTGCCGAGCGCCTTGTACCGAGGAGAATCGGCTGGCTTGTGCTTTTTACCATTCTCGTCAATCCACTCGCCAATATCGGTCCATCCATATGTTTTTACAATTTGCTGGACACGGCTTTTACTGATTCCGTATCTTTCAGCAAGCTGGCGCATTGTAAATTCTCCTGTTTGATACATAAGTGCTACTTCAATACGTTTTTCTTCTGGAAGAACTGTCACAGGGTTTTCATTTCCAGATAAATACAGGCCATCCTTTGAAGCTTTAGTAGAGTTGTCCTTTGCGGTTAATAGCTGAAGGTTACTAATTCGATTATCTAGCTTGTCGTTATTGATATGGTCAACAACCAGACCATCTGGAATAATTCCATTTTTAGCAATCCATATAACTCGATGAACCCTACATTGCTTTTTTACATCACCATTTCGGATGCTAACAACTCGATAACCTTTAATAATTGTCCCACTAAGTTCTTTTGGTTCTTTAAGAATGTTTCCGCCGGGACCTTTTGTGGTATACACTTTTCCATTCTCACAATCTGCGATAATCTGACCCGTAGCTAAGTTGAAAGCAATATATTCATCTTTTGTCATTTCTGTAATATTTGCCTCCATAATTTCAGGAAACCCCTGAAGCCGTTCATCCTCCAAAGGAGTCAAACGGCGAACAATCCATCGTAGATTCTTCGATTCTTTTTCTGTAATCAGGTCAGTAGCGTCCTTGTAGTCACGAGATTTCATCGTACTAGCCTGTTCACTTTCCTTGTATTCACCAATGCGTTGCATCGCAAAGGCTTTCTTCTCAATGACCAGTGGCATATTATTGCCACCAGTTCCCCACTGAGCAGTACAAGTCGGACTTGTATCACTCTGCTGAGTGTATCGAGCGTCCTGACTGTGGCTCTCAAACACCACCGGCGAAATCTTTTGTTTTAAATTATGTAAGGAGGGATTTTCTGCCAAGCAAATCAGCGTCTGGTCTTGTAACGTAGAAATCGTTGCGCTCAATTCAGTTTGAACCAGAGCGCCTTTACCGCCACCTTCACATCCAGAACGGATTTTTAGAGTGTAGGCTGCAGGTTCTGTGCATTGAGTCGAAGTCTCTCGATGGTCTGACTCCAATACTCGTCCAATTCCTTCTCTTCCAGACCTTCTTGTTCCTTCACTTTCTGCACCACCTGTGACAGAGTTCCTGGATTCCACCATTCGATCATATCCAGCAACGCTTGTTTCAGGAGTTCGGGCAAAGGTTTTCCACGCCGGGATGCTCTCACAAGAATCCCCTGACATGCTCGTGCGCTCAAATAGAATTTCTGAGGCACGTTGTCCTCCAAAATCCATGACAAGCGCGATTCTCTGGCGACGCTGGGCGACTCCCCAGTATTTAGCGTCGAACAATCTCCATGCAAGAGACCATCCATTACCGGAAATCGCTCCAGATTTTGCCCACTTTCCGTTCTTCCCTGAAGGTCGAGGAATTGAAACGTCTGGCTCGACAATGCGTGCAAATCTTTCCAACACACATCTGAAGTCTTCACCTTTGCTTGAGCTGAAAGCTCCTCTGACATTTTCCCAGATTGCGAATTTTGGATATTCTCCATTAGTGGCCTCCCTCATTTCTGTAATCACACGAATCATTTCAAGGAACAATCCAGAGCGTTCACCAGCCAAACCTTCACGTTTACCGGCCTGACTCAAATCTTGGCATGGACTGCCTCCTGTGATACAGGAAACCGGTTCAATCTGCCACCCATGAAGTTGTGTAATATCTCCGTAATGCTTCAGTTTTCATTCCTCCTTTTCATATCCTGTATTATATAGCTAAAACTCAGAAAATGAGCAAAAAAATAATAGACGTATCAACGTCATGTTATTTCGTCGCCTATAAAACAAAAGTTCTAGCAGTTTTATGTATACCCTATTGGGCTGGTGGGACAGGAGAGATTTGAACTCCCGACCAAGCGGTTATGAGCCGCCAGCTCTGACCAGCTGAGCTACTATCCCATAAAAACCAGTTAAACAGCTGCAACTATTCAACTGGGCACCTTCCTTATAAAACACTATTGCATCTATATCATATAGACGAGGAAGGAATAACAGCGATGCACATTTCCTATATCTCGCCCCTTTCAGGGTGGTATTTCGCACAGGCGCGGCCGGGACTGACCGCTTAAAATCCCTACCCATACGAAATTGGAGCAGCGAAAGGTAGTCGAAACCTCATCCTCAGCTTGGAAGGCTGATGTACTAACCGTTATACGACCGCTGCATGTAAACCCAGCTTACAAAGCACTACTGCACTCTTACGAGCGAGCTGGGAATAATAGTAAAGGAGATCAACAAACGGTACGCAACCATTCTATGACCGTGGTGCGGATAGTGGGCATCGAACCCACACGCCGAAGCACCAGATCCTAAATCTGGCGTGTCTGCCATTCCACCATATCCGCATATTGCGCCAGCAGGGGTCGAACCTGCGATGGAGGAGTCAAAGTCCTCTGCCTTACCGCTTGGCGATGGCGCATCATATACCCAGCTTACTACGTCACACTGCTCCGTTTCCAGAGAGCCGGGAATAATGTGAGGACAATTTTTCCTTGCCCTTTCGGGCTGGTCTGAGCGACAAGGTTTGAACTTGCGGTCCCCTGTTCCCAAAACAGGTGCGATACCAACTTCGCTACGCCCAGATACAAATGCGCCCGGCGGGACTTGAACCCGCACGCCATCTCTGGCAGAAGATCTTAAGTCTCCTGTGTCTGCGATTCCACCACGGGCGCATATAAAAGAAGATCAGAAACAGCCAACCATTCGTTTTACATTCTAGTTTTCTGGCGAATCGAAGAGTATTTATCCGATAGCTAGTCGGCTTACACCTTATTTCTCTTCTTGTCTGGCTTGACGTCCTTTACCGGTATGACGTCTTTCCGGTCGCCAATGTACGGCCAATCCCCGAACGAGCTAGAACAACTGATCTTCATGGTAGGGATAATCGGATTTGAACCGATACGTCTTTCGACACTTGAGTTTGAATCAAGCGTGGCTGCCAATTTCACCATATCCCCATATTGCCGGTCTTTCCCGGCTGTCAGCCCCGCGCAGAGCATTTTCGGAGGAAGAAATGTCACGATACTTCGTTAATTATTTTAACGAAAATCACGATAAAATGTCTATTTTTTAATTTAGCTCTTCTGCTGACTTGCGTAGAACTCATTCCGCAGCTGAATAATACCCTTCTTGCAGAAAGACTCTTGATCTTTCTCTCGTTGTTCACGCATCCAACCATAGAACAGGTTATCCTCGGCAGTAAACAACTTTGCGGTATTTTCATAATAGCCACGTTTTTGAACGCTCTGCATGACACCACGCAAGAACTTCCAGTGCTTATAATACAGAAGCTTCAGCTTAAACATGAAATTATTGCTGTCTCGCAAAACAAAGCCTTCAACGTGTTCAAAACCATGATGCAGATAGTTCTCGTTCATGACTTCTTCGTACCAAGGATAGAATTCACTCCAGTTCTCAAAGGTTTTAACCTTCTCCTTAATCTGCAGATGACACTTCTCGGCTACACGCTTCAAATCATCATAATCCATTACACTGAAATTCATATCATTTGCAATAATATCCAGCAAAACAATGTGCGGTTTCTTATATTCGATGATATGTGCATCATTCACAGGATCAATCACCTCGAAGATGATGGAGCCATTCTCTTTTGCAACTTCTTTCAGATTCTTACGATCTTCATCAGAAGTCGTATCCATGAGAATCTTTCGGAACATATCTGCAAAAGGCCCATCAGGAGTGGATTTACTTGCAATGAACAGACCATCCTGTTCTGCATCATACGAAATGATACCAAGAAATCCGTTCTCTTTTAGATATGCAGTCACCGGGAACTTCAAAGTGTTCTGTAGGTTTCCAATTCTCGTTTCATTCCGCTCATCAACCGCAAAGAACTTATCATAGCTTCGAGCTACAATCTTATTCGTCTTTGTGTTAATGAACAACCCTCTTGCTTTGGTAGAAACCTCATCCCAGTGCTTCTTATAAAATGCTTCACGAGAGAAGTTGAAAGAAGAAATATCTCCGAATCGCTTCTCAAACACATATTTGCTTTGACGCATCTTACTAACAAGTTCTGCGTTATCGAACTCAGTTTTCATTTCAACGGCAGTTTCAGTCTTTGGCTCCTCTTTTCGGAATACATCATTCTTGGTTTCTACGCATTTGATAGGCTGACCGTGTTCAAGCTCCACACAACGAAGATATCCACCAAACTCGATTTTGCCTTCAAGATTGTAGCACCGATGACCCATATCAATAGGAACATCCTGTACATTTCGATGGCCGAAGATCTGAATATAGCTATCCGGCATCGACTTTTCCCAAGACTCAGCCACGGTCAGTATATCAGGATAGCGGCCTACGCCTTTAATCATCTGATCCGCAGACACGAACGGAAGAAAATAAGGAAGATAGCTCAGACCACCGTGACTTACGAAATACCGCTTACCATCATACTCAAAGTAGACACACTGGCCGACTCTGGAATAGATCTTACGAGCAGTGTTCTTGTCAATACCGGCTTTAAAGAGCTGCGGACGAGTGTAGTTTGCAAACTCTTCACTTTGAACCGGTTTATCATGCCCCCACTTGTTCAGCCAATGCTCGTGGTTCCCTTCCAAAAGGATCACATTCTTGCGGTTGTTATTTACAACATCACACAAGAACTTGAATACCTCAACGTTTTCGATGCCACGATCGAGATAATCACCAACGAAGATATAAAGCTCGTCGTCCTTCATCTCACCAAGGTATTCACTCAAGCAGGTATAGCAGCCATGAATATCACCGATGATATGTATCTTTTTCCACTGGTTAAAGTCATTCGGGCAGTAGTTCAAATCGGACATCACATCCGTAGTAGAAGGAAGAACTGTCACGCCAGAAGGAACTTTTTGAGTAGCAAACCGAGCGTACATCTTATCAATAGCCGCTTCAGGAACTCGCTTTAGCCATTCTCTCTGAGCGTTTCTTCGTTTGCATTCCTCGATCGGAAGGTCCGTCATATCAATAACATACATCCGATAACGATACTGTTTTGCAAGATTCTTATAACAATTCATTTCGACCGTCTTGGAATTCGTTGCATCAATCACAGTAAACTCGCCATGGCTCATCCGCACCTCAAGCAGTTTGAAAAGCATCTCCCATACAACATCATCATTCTGCGGAGAAATCTCCATCTGCCCATCAGGTGTTTCCTGTGCGCTCTGGCACATAAGGCGAAGTGTATCAGCACTCAATACGTACTGCTCAAGATTATGCTCTTTAATATAGGTGGACTTCCCGCAACCGGGTGCTCCACGGAACAGTAAAAGTGTTCTCATCTGCATCTCCCTTTCTAATAGGTATCCTGTGTTATATAGTTAGCATGTTAAAATGAAGGGGCCGAAGCCCCCTGTTTTTAATTTTCATGGAAATATTCAACCCAACCTTTATATCCTTGCCGGAAACTAAGATAGGCAACTTTACTGCACTTTCTTCCGATAATGTCCGCAAGAGGACCTTTACCATTTCCGAAACTAAGTTCTGCAAGATTAAATTTTGGATGAGTTTTACAGTAGTTATAAACCTTGATATACTCACAATTTCTGGCTAAATATCTTTGATCTAAGGTTTTTGAATGATGCCTTTTTTCGAGGATATCGTTCAACCTCGAAAAATAGACATGAATTGAAATTATAGACGTCTTTGGATCACTGTTTACACCGGGTTTATCCTTCGTTTTGCGTAGGATATAATCGCCATTCATGACATAAAATGTTCTATAACCGCTCTTATTGGGGGCATCATACTGTTTCATCTCGTAACATTGCTTGATAATATCCATTAACCTTGCGTCAACATCAGTCTTATCAAGAACGGTATTAGATTCAAAATCCACATCGTTAATTGTTAGATTAGAAATCTCATCGGAAGTAAGACCAATCCAGTACAAAACAGCAATTACGTTCATACGAATCTGATATGGCTCTTCGTACTTATTTAAGAAGTCAACAAATTCGTCAACCGACGCAAAATAACTGTCATTGTACATATCATCTGCGCTTACATCGCTCTCTGAAAAGTCAGCCAGATCATACATGCTTGTTTCGTTTTCACTTTTGATGTAGCCTGTGATTATTGACTTCACATTTTTAAACGAACGACTCGAATTCACCCAATTATATTTGGCAAACATCTTTACGAAATCATCTTTTGTGAAGTCAAACAACTCATACCCACGCTCGGCCTCGTAATCCATGACGTGACGCATCGTCGATGCAACAAACTCACCGCTTCTATCAGAATACTTTTCGGCAAAAGCTTTGATTTTTTCTTCAGTAAGCATAGTGGCACACTCCTTCTTATTATATGTAGTGTACCATTAAACCTTATAAAAAATCAAGCAAATGCGGCAAAATTCTGAAATTCCATGGTATGTTGTACGCCGCTCAGGAATGCTGCAAGCAAAAACGGTTCATCCTTGCATCTTGCCATTGCGATCATATTCATCTGACGCTCCGACAAGACACCAAGTTTTTTAATGAACTGTCCTTTGTTAAGTGTATCAGTCTCTTCACATAGAACGATACTATCAACCTCTAGGAAATCACAATCTTCCTTTGAGAGTAGAACATGAACCGGAGAGCGCTTGTATATTCTGGAAGACAACGGATTCCCTTTAATTGTTGGACTAAAGAAGTTGCGCTTATTGTTGCTCGTCACAACGAACGGTCGAATACCGCGCTGCTGATGACCTGTCGCATTGGATAGATCAACCAACCAAACCTCTCCGACCTTTGGGTCAATATTGTTGTCCATAGTCTTTCTCCTCTATAATAGTGTAGCTCCGTTCCATAGCTATATTATACAGGATACCTTTACAGAAGTCAATAGGTTTTCAAAAATATTTTTAGTGCCCGTACAACTCTGGATTCTCTGATACGAACACGCTGGTGTTATCGAATATCATCTCATACGCTTTCTCTTTATCGCCCGGCCTAAACTCAACCCTCCTTACTTCGTGACATTCTTGCCGCAACTCAATATGACTTTCGTTTCCAAAAAATCCAATGCCTTTGACAATCCCATGCGTCTCTACGCCAATGTCGTCCATCTTTTTGCAGATCATGTGAACATCCACACCATTGCAAATAAAACAGACCCACACTCGCTTTTTTCTTATGTACTTCAAAAAGTTCTCAACCTGTATAACTCCCAAAACCTTTTTCTCACTCATCGAAATACCGCCTTCCGATCACATAAACAACTTCCAAGATATATTATACACATCTTTTTGTTTTCGTCAATATGTACCACACCATTTTGTTGTGCTGCTTTATCAAAATTTTAGATGATGCCATTTACTCAGCATCATCCACAACCAGCTTCGCGTCATAATAAAACCTGTGTGCGCCAAATTGTCCAGCAAAGGTTGCTCCGCGCTCGTGCCAACTGCCTGGAGCAGCCGCCGGGGTTACAAACCATTGAATAGGTTTGTCTGAAATCTTAGCGCCGTAATCAAACACCATAGACACAGCCAGTTCGTTCTCTGCCGTCACCTTCCTATTATATAAGGAACTATAACCATACTTCTTAAAGACCTGCTGGATGGTTAGACTATCAAGTACAGCGGAATCATAAAGGCATTGGGCCACAGCCATCTGGCCTTCCAAACTGTCAGCACCTGCTTCACAAGCAACGATCTGCTCCGCAAGAGCACGTTCGTCATCAGTGAGTTTATGTTTGCCCTGACCAAAGTTTACAATCCGCATCTCAGTAACGGTTTCTACAATGACTTCTGGCTCCTTTTCCTCTTGCTGCACTACACTCACTGCCGGAGGGCTATTATTATAAAGGTATGAATCACCATGATTCTGAATTACCGGACTGATCTTCGATACAAGATTCCCCGCCAGCAGGCACATTATACACACAATAGCAATACTTTGCTCACGATTTATTAACAAATTAGAGTTAATAAGAATCACTTCCTTTCAAAAATATTGGTTTTATCAAATCTTCAACGATTCCTCATTTACGGTTATTACAAGCTCGTTGACCCGCTTCCAATCAACATTGTCCGGCAGGTAAGTCTCACTCTTGTCAACTGACAATCTGCTTTCATAGGCCGGAATCAGTTGCTGACGAATCTCTTTGTAATCATATTCACCGTTGCGAAGCTGCGTCAGGAAGTTATGATCGTTATCTCGATAAGTTTTAATTTCACCTTTTTCTAAGATGTCAAAGAGCATCAGGTATACACGAATTGCATTCATCACCGTCTTGTGCATTTTCTTTGAACCATGATAAATTGGATCTTTATCCAGCGTATCAGCCTTCTGAATCAGCTTACCTGCAAAACCGCCAAACGAATAGATTACACGCCTCGACAGGAACAGCTTTTTATTATCCATAAGTAACTTTGTCATTGGACTATAGCTAATAACGAGTTCATCGGCGTTCCCTAGCTGCTCCAGCATATTAGGATTTCCACTACACATTAGCTTCACAGCCTTATTAAAGCTGTAGATTGTAGTATCAGTTTGAGTATCCACATAATGTTCAAACTCGCCAAGACCAAGAAGGTCTTCTCTTGAATTTAATGCCACACCACGGATGTCAAGATCTGAACCCTCAACATTTGTTCCATAAGCGTGGCTGCCACCGACCGTTACGAACATCATATGCTTGCCAAGATGTTCATTCTCTCGAATGAAATTGTATTCTGGGAAGCATAACGCTCCAAGCAATTCATTTCTTGTCATAGAATCACCTCTATTAAAACTTAGTTTTTATCGTTTTTCTGCATAACTACAAAAATCCTCTGGCTTGGTATATACAGCATTGGAATTATCAAGAGTAAAATGAGCGCAGCTGCATGATTCTCCTTTCTTGCCCCATGTATTCCAAAGTTCACAATCCTTGCAACAAATTATTTTCACAGAATTAGAATCACGGCTATCTTTTTCTGAAGAATCTGCCAATTCAATATCTTCTGGAAATCGCCATTCGCTTTCCTCGGAACAGTCGGCTTTTACATAGAACATTCCAACAAAATCTTCGCCAACAAATTTTTTCACGATACCGTATCGTTGAGATACTTTATCGTAAACTCTATCTCCAACTTTTATTCTCATAGGCATTCTCTTTAAATCTCAGCTTCTATCAAAAATCAGAATGTAGCACTACCGGGGAATGACTGTCTACATCGCAGAACACACACTCCCATTTTGGAGATTCCTCGTAATATTTATAGTTTCCCTGCGGTTTCCATGTTAAAACCAAAACATTTTTTTGACTGCTATAATAAGCAGCATTCACCTCCGTTGCATCACATTCCCAGCCGCTATCCGTTTCGATAAAAACATCACTTGGTAGCTTTTCCAAAATCTTAATTAACTCTGTAGCAATCATATAAAACTCTCCTAAATCTTAACTTTTATAAATCCGTTTATTCCATGCTTCGATAAGATCGGCTTTAATTTTTGCTTTTTCCATTTCAGAGGAATCAAAGTCGTAAGTTTTGCTTTCCATGATAACATAGCAGTTGCACCTATTTTCTTTGTTTCCTCTCGTAACATACATCCATCGTGTTTGGCGATAACCGCCCTCTGCAATGGTAACTTCTCCACCGCAAAATGGACACGGTTTCAAATTATCCATTTCGACCATTCCTTCCCTGTTTCATTTCCAGCCGCCCACTCTGATCATCGGCATCGGAAAGCGCTCCTAACAGACTAAGTGCGTACACGGCATCCAATACCATAAGTAAAATTATCATAATCCACATTATATTAACCTCACATTCTTTTGGCTTGACCATCTTGTATTGAGGTTGTCTCAAGCATACACCGCACAAAGAGATTATTCAACACAATTATCAAAATTACCAAAATTTTACTAATAATCCTACGTCATCAATAGTTATATCATCGGTCCACACATCCTTTTGTTAAATATCCACAAGAACCCGGATTTTATTACTTTCCGTCCATTGCATTCTCAATCTTGCCATTGATGGAATCAATTTCTCGCATCAGCTTACAGCGATAATTTCCATCCTTATCAAGTTTGAAACACAAATCCTCATCACCACTCTTGTAACCCATGTAGCATCCAGAACGGCACAGGCTCGTCGCATCAAGCGCATCTTGGATAACTCGTGCTTCATTGAGAGTCAAATCAATCTTCATCTTGTTTCTCTCCAATCAAACTTCTGACCACAATCTCTGCAATAGTGATCATACCTACTTGTAATTACCGTGTTGCATTTTGGACAACGAAAACTTCCACACTTTGGATCTACAACAACTATTTCACCCTCAATACGGCTGAAATAGTCATCAAGTACATCACTTAAAATCATTTTTCCACGCCAGCCAAGATCATTTTGCTGAATATTCTTCGTGAGAATCCGATACGCGCTAATGATTTCACGCTTTGTATATCTCATATTTACCTCCACAGAATTTAGGTTTTATATGGGTCTACGTCAAAAGCTTCCTTGGTATATTCTGCCTTAACCCTTTCGAGCACTTCATCGACGATGCTAATAGCAATTTCTAACCCATGCATTTTTCCATGTAAATATATTCTGTCACCATTCTTTTTCATATCGAGACTAGACTTAATATGCTCTCGTCTAGCGTCAATGTATTCATCATATAATCGATTGTAAATTTCTTCCAGTTCTTTCATATTCATGCCTCCACTTAAAACGCAAACGGATTACTATTCACTGCTATTATCAGTGCCACATTGAAAGTAAACATTACAAACGCGGTCATTCTTTATCACCTCAATCTCTAAATTCAATATCTACAACAATATTCTCAGGCTCTGTCATATACCTTCGTGCCAGCAGCTCTACCATGCGTTCTTTGTCCCCAAGATTGCTATTACGCAGTAGGTATGAACAAACTTGCCTACCTCTGTACAAGAACACAGCCCACGCATTTCTTTTCAATGGATACGTGGCCTTAATCATTCCATCGCTTCCTCCAAAGAAGTAGTCACACTATCAATATCCAAATCAAGATCACTAATCATATCGTCCAGAGCATCCACAGCATCAGACAGATTTGTGCAAGCTTCATCCGCTTTATCATACCGCTCACTCCCCTGCAGGTTCTCCGGCATATTATCACGATACTCTTCTTCTTCCAACTGGATATCCTCAACGTCAGACTTTACACTTTCGACCTCTTCTACAAGCTCTTCCAGCTTCTTACGGATGGAACAAAAACGGTCAATGGTCTGCTTAATAGCTTTTCTACGAGTGTTATTCATTTTCAAATCTCCTCTCAATCTACAATGCCAAGCTTGCAAATGTTTTTCGGATCAGTGATATAACCAAATGTCAATGTATTTCGCAGATACCCTTTATACTCAAATCCACGGTCACGAGCTGCCAACCGGCATACATCTCGAATCGCAGATTCTCTCGGCCAAGAAATACCAGCCAGCTGATACTTCCACTGAAGGTCTCTCAGCTTCTGCCACTCAATCACAGGCTTCTTTTCATCCTCGAAACATAAACCGTTCTGCACGGCATACTTCAGAGCATCACACCGCTTACTCTCTTCCGATGTACAAGTCCCCCATTCGTTTTCCAGACGGCGATACGCCTTATCAAACGGTGCTTGCTTTGCTCCATCAATCGCAAATGCTGCGCCAAGTAAACCCAAACCAAGTAACAGTCCCATAATTCAAGCCTCCATTTATGCTGTTTCCAGCTCTCTTTTTACTAGTGGACGACGTTTCGTTGCGTTTTTCAGGATATCGTTGCCACTGAATTCTTTTCTGTCAACTCTAAGATTACGACCACTCCCTATCGGACAAGCCCGGCGATAGTCATCAGCAGTCTTGCAACCAAGAGATTCTGCTTCATCCAGAGCTTTTCGCACATAAGCCCATGTGCTACCGCCGAGATCAGAACACTTACCAATCACAGCAAGTACAAGTTCATCACCCATGCGCTCAACATATTCTGCTAAAGCCTTTCGACCAGTAGCACCAAGCTTCCCGATATTCTCTCGAAAAACATCCTCGATAGGTTTCGTCGTTGTCGTCTCATCACAAGACGAAGACGATATCTTATCTTTTCTTTCTCTTTTTCTAGCTTGGTTTTGCTTGCGTTTGCTTCATTTTGCTTACGCTTGCTTGATGAGCCACCAGCTTTGCCAGAAATTCTCTTGCCTTCGATGTATTCGGCATCTTTATCTAAATCTCTCTTCACGGCGGGCCACACATACCGCTCATTTCCGTTGAGTTCAGGCTCTGTTCCAGACGATTTGTATTTCATCATCGCCAGTACCAGACGCCCCACCTCAGCAGCACTAAGGGGTTCAAAGTAGCTCTCGTAGGTATCCCAGATCTTAATATAAGTATCAGCCATCATACACCTCAGTCTTCCAAGCTGTGTGTATTCACACCATAAAAAGTCTTCTTATAATATTCTTTTGCCTTATCCTCATCAAAACCAACGTACCGTAATGTAATATCCTGACTACTATGATTCAACTGACCCTGAATCCAAGACAATGCCTGGTTATCATCCTTATTAAGACACATCTCACGATAACCAAATGTCTTACGGCAAGAATGAGACGCAATCTTATAATTAAGATTCAAATCTCTACCAGCATTACGAAGGATACGAGCAAAAGAATCAACATCAATAGGATCACCGGCTTTTTTGGGTTCTGCAATATGAGGAATACCAGTTTTCCCATCTCCACCATTTGTCCTCAACGACTTTTTCCAACTCCCCTGCCGAGACGGAAACATCCAATCGTCATATCCAAGATTTGCAATCTTAATGTACGTTTCAACGATGTCTCTCGCTTCTGGAGTAAGAATGATTTCACGATATTTGGAAGTCTTTTCTTCGACGATGCAAGTTCCTGCGTCCTCAACCACCTCAATTTTTCCATTATAAAGACAGTAAGACATATCAGAAACTTTCAATTTAAGCAAGTCACTAGCACGCAACCCAGTTGCAATGCCGACATTAAATAGACACCAATTGCGATATTGCTTTTTATCCCAGAAGTATTCCGAAATCATTTGAACATCATCCAAGCTTCTAATTGGAGAAATATTACGCTTACGCTTCTGCTTACTTTTTGTAACACCACGCTTTTTCGCCGGAACGGAAGGTTTAGGATTAAAATAGACCAATTTAGATATCTGTTCTTCTTTTCTTTCAACAACTGCACTCATCACATTCACCTCAAATCCCATACTTTAAACAGTATTTTCCGTAAGACAATCCCTCGGCATCCGCAAGTTTAATAACATCGCTGAATGTCAAGATTGGCTTTTTGCTTCGTTCCTGTTCTCGTCTCTTTCTTTCATAAGCCTGTCGCGCTTCGATTCTTACTATCCTGCGGCAATGATCACAATACTCATGATTTATAGCAGCCGGCGCACCACAAACCTTACAGTGTCCGTTTCCTCTGATAGTAGGCATACCTTACACCTCGAATTCATCAATCTTCCAGTGGTGACGATAATAACTTTCACCACTACAAACAACAGATGCTTCCGCAGCTTCGCACCATGTCTCGTCATTACTTACAGGCTGTAGGTCATTCTTGCTTTCATTAAACAGGAATACCATTTTATCAATTGCTTTGACTCTATCCTTTGTGACCATAATCACATTATCTTCTGCGTAAAAGTCACTGGAATCAATGCATTCGTGTAAAACATAGACTTTCATTTTTTATGTACCTCAATTCTTTTCAAATAGATCATTACGAACCTTCGGAGTAAATTGACGAGTACCAAGCTGCTCAATAGCAGTCTCTAGCTTGCCATCTCCCCATTCTCTGGTTTCTGTATTCATAACGATCTCAAGCAAAAGCTTTGCGTCCTTAGCTTCTCTACGCTTCCGGCGAGCCTTTTTAAGCTCTGCCATAAGCTGATAACCTTGCGCTGCATTCACGGTCTTAAACTCAATAGCATGTTCTAGATCATCAATCTCATCACTTGCGGAAGTCAAATCACCGTACACTTTTGAATACATCTCTTTCAGATTACACATGGTTTTATCTGTGATAACCAAATTCTTTTTAAGTTCCGCCAGCCATTCAGAATCTTCCATGTGAAATGCGTATGTATTTGACTTTACAGCCGGAGCCGTTATATTCGGACTCTTGCCTGCAATGGTAGCTTCATCCATAGACTTCGGTGCGTAGTGCCCGTTTTTATACCCGGCGGGAAGCTTGTTGATCTCACAAATCGCCAGTCCCTTGGATTCAAACTGTAAAGCCAGATTGATATCACAGGTGGCGCAGATTCGACCGCCCTTCCGTTTCATAATATAGTTGTGACCATTCGATATTACGTACATTTACTTATTCTCCTGCTCCTTCATCAGCTGCTTCACAGTCTTCTTAAACAGCGCGAGGTTCTTTTCGTTTTCAATAAACACCTTAGTCTTCGGATTCGGTGCTTTACCGTGTGCCTTTTCGTAAGCCACAAACAAATTATTCATTTTCTTATAGCCAATACACTCGTAAATCAGAGTATAAGTGTGCTTATACTGTGGCTTATCGCCAAGTTTTTCTGCCAGAGGAAGCATAATGGGGAAAAGAATTTTTGCCGTTTCGCTCTGCTTCTTGGGCTTTTCCTCCACAACCGGCTCAGACTCAACTTCCTTAGCTTCAACATCAATCACAGGAGCAACACAGACATCTACTTCAGGAGCTGCATCAACAACTTTAGCTTCAGGCAGAGCCTTCTGTTCAACAGCTTCTTCCTTCTTCTTATTGATTGCCTCAGTATACAGATCCTCAACCAGAGCGCCAAAGATAGACTTATACATTTTGCTTGCCTCGACCACATCAATCGTAGGAATATGACCAGTACGACCAGTTCTTGCGCAATACTTTCTACGTTCTTCCTCAATAACAAAGGTATAGACACGATTCATGTATTCGTAAACATCACGAAACACATCCTGAACCTTCATCTCATTGATTTCCGCAATCACATTGATACGTTCATACATCTTCTTACGCCAGTCACTCATCACATCCTTACGAGGAGTGAAGTTTCTGGTAGAACGAATCGCATCATCCATCTGCTTGTCCTTAATCTGATGGACACACTGAGATACGCTACTAATCACATTCAGTGCTTCATTGCTGGTAGCACGGGCTTCCTCAATCTGTTCACTGAGATCTTTGCGAGTAGAATTGAGTTCGCTCTGAAGATTCTTCATGCTATCAAACAGAGCGTGAAGTCTTACGTCAATAAACTCCTTGCTCAACGCAGCATCCATCTTAGGAGTAGCCAGAACGGAATCACCACGCATCAAAGATTCCATAATGTCCCAGCAGAAATCCATGAACGCATCTGCTTTCGGCTGACGTGACAGACGGCAGATTTCCATAACACCACGCAAACTGTAAGCAATATATTCACGTTCCTTCGTGATTCCGCCCTCAACTTTCCTCAGTTTGAGGAATGTTGAAAGAGGGTCAAGACGATCCGTATTCTTAACATGGATGTTTTGAATTGCCTTATTAGGATTATTGTACTCTAGCGCCGCACCAATTTGTTCACGGGTCATGTAATACTGGTGCTTGTCATTCTGGTACACATCCACATTCAGTGCGCCGAAGGGCTTAGAGGTTATTACGGTCATAGGATTGTTGGTAGTCATTTTGTTTACTCCTTTGTATTTGTTAAGAAAAATCTGCGGTCAAATCTTCAAACGACCAGCTCTTATGATTCGTGTACTCATCACTGAATACATCCATCCAAAGATAACTTTCAATATCACCACAACTTTCGTAATTGATACTGGACAGGTTAATTGTTTCGCCATCATTTCTTTTAAGGTAAATCACAATCTCAGGATATGGCTCTGTAATGCCTTCTGCGATAATCTTTCCGATAGGTGTATCAATTGCAAATTGCTTTTCATTCATTTTATTTTCTCTCCTAGAAGAACTGTTTTATCAAATCTCTACAATTTTCCACCAATCGTATACATCATCAGCATCAATACGAATATCACCTTTTAATCGCAAAACACTAAATTTCTGTTCACCATTTTCATCCTCGTAATATCTACAATAATGATTTACGAGCATATCATCCACTTGTTTATTCATTACGTTTTCCGCCTCAAGAATCGTATTGAAGCCCTTTTTATAAACGACTTCTGGGAGAAATGAATTCTCACCTTTTGCAATATAAGTATTGATAAGTACAAACATTTTACCCTCACAATCTATTCGTTAAGCCATTTCTTTTTCCATGTATTTCAAAGCATTAGCAAGATATCTGAACTCCTTGCTCTTGTGCATTCCATCGAACCACTGAGCAACATACCAGTTTCCAACGTTATCACAACGACACTTCAATTTGCCAAACCGGAATTCAGGTCGTATCGTTGGCATCTTACTCAGCTTATTCCACAGTTTTAGAGCCTCTTCTCTATTCATTGGAAATGATATCCAAGGTTCGTGACCATCTGTGAACTCAAGTTTTAAAACCATATTTTCACCTCAAAACTGATACTTCCAGAACAGCTTTGCATTGCCGGTAATGGTCTGCAAAAAACCAATGTATTCGTCAAAGGAGCACACGCCATTCATTTTCAGCTTGCGTACTCCCACAGCTCGTGCGGCAATCTTCGGATCATAATCAACAGCGTCAATAAATGCACTGTCAATCATCTTCTGCTCAAACATTTTGATTTCATTAGTATCCATTTTTAAATCTCCTTAATCACTAATGCGTATTCACCGATTCGGTTTACAAACTCTCTGCCGTATGTCTTGTACAGTTCATACATACAGCCCAAATCACCTCCACGAAACACTCCAACAATTTCAATTCCTTGATTGTAAAGCAGTTTTGCCAAGCGAATAGCAACATAATGCGAATCCTTACTTGTTGCAGCCAAATAAAGATCATCCATTTCTTCTGTAATAACATTGCTCACATCAATAGCTTCAATAAACTCACCATCACTGTCGTAAAATTTTAAATATTCTTCTTCGTTGCAGTTATTTGCTTTAAAGAGCCCATAGTCGTTTTCGATTTCAAGTTTGATTTTCATTTTAATTCTCCTTACTCAAAATCCAACCATGCGTTAATAGACGTATTCGGAACATAAACCTCAAGCATATGATGGCCGTCACGAATCCATTCAGGTTTATAGCCTTCATCTCGCAGTTCTTTCATCAGGCTCTCGAAATCATTATTAACAGACTCTACCGCAGCTTCCATTGTTTTGTGTTCTGCACGGTAAGGCCCATTACACATCGTATCATCATAAACAACCGTAATCATTTTTTAAAACCTCGATTCTATTTAGATTTTTACACTTCCTGCCTTTTCATCCAGAATAGATTGAAACATATAAAGCAATCCTTCAGCCGTACATTTCTGTGCTATCATATTCGCAGATTTTTCACTGTGGTTGCAACAATATTCGCTATAAAAATGCAATGCGTTAATAACCGTCTGTTTCTCAAATTTTGTCATATTCATTCTCCTTTATATTATTCTATTAAAGATTATCAATAAGAGAATCGATTGAGTATTCGATTGCATCTTCAGAATTAACCCTTTGAGTATTAAGAACGTAAATTAGCTCTCCATCGTCTGCCCATCTTATTTCAAGCATAACAACGTAACCAAGCTCATCTTCATCATATGAAATATCAAGTTCATATTCATAAAAACCATCAATGGTGTATGTTTTAATTCTAGTGTCAAAGTTATCAGGTTTTTGACCTACGCCAGCCCACCTAGACGGATTCATCTTAGAAATAAAATCTTTTGCAATCTCTCGTGCCGTCATATCCATTCTCCTTTATATTGTTATCTTATCTTCATTAAGTGTTTCGGTTTCATACGTTGTATAGACAAGCTCTGTCGGCTTACTGTAACACGTTTTCATCCAGTCAAGCTCTGCATCACGCAGCTCTTTTGTGGGATAGATTTCATGCCCTCTATACGTATCGCCGTACATAAAATGTCTGACAGAATATTCAAGATGGTAATACATCAGATGGCACCTTCTTTGTAACGAATTGGGCAAATCCATGCTTCAAGAGTGTTCTGTTTATTCATAAAGTGAACGCTGCTCAAACTATCCTTGCACTCTGCAAACCAGCCCCACTTTTTCGCTTTTGCTAGAATATTTGTATACTTCTCATTTAGTAAAGCCTTATTTCCATTGTCCATCTCGCAAACAATACACGGATAACTATATTCACAACAACCTCTGATTTCTTTGTGCTGAATTCGTCTAAACTCTTTTACATCATGAAATTTTTCCCAATATGAACAACGACTAGGATTTACGTATTCAAAATATTTGTGAAGCATTGTAATATCAGAATCAGACCAACCATCTTTCTCATCAAACTTATAACCATATCCATTGTTAGGAATCTTCAACTCTGGCAAATCTGACAGTGTTTTAGCGATAACATCAAAATCGCATTTTACAAGAACATATCCATTACTTAGGTAGTAAAAATCGTTTTCCTTGTATATCTCATAGCCTCTATCACCAAAGAGGATATACCGCAGTTTCTGAGTATCAAATCCATTTACGATAGCCATAATTTATTCCTCACTTTCTTCACAATCCGTTACTGTAAAATCACACGTCCATTCAATATCTTTTGAGTTCATATCGTTTGCAACAATATCCGTCGCTTCTTGTTCATTATCGGCTTCAATTTCAACATAGCCAGTACGAGCTACAGTTACCTGATACTTCATAATAAAACTCTCCTTTTACACCTCACTAAAATTCGCATTGAAAAGAATCTCATTACCGTATTCAGTAAGAGTATCCTTGAACCACTTTTCGTTCTTCTGCCACCACTGTTCAGCCTGTTGCGGAGTCAACACAATCCCGTTCCGTTTTGCTGCTTCGATAACATCATCAGTACACCAACACGTTGGTGCAAACCAATATTGATCTACACCATCATCTTTTTCCTGTTCGTCTTCAATGTAGTTAGGGCAAAAATCGGTAAAATACCAAATAAAAATATTTTCGAGATGAAAATCACTTCCGCCAAACTGCCGTTCAACATCTTCTACTTCTTGTCGAAGATATAACTCGCTAAGAATTCCATCACTGTGTTCTTGTACCCATTGTTTTGTTACGCCAAACTTCTCTGTCAACTCATCTACTTCAAATGACCACATTCCATAGTTTGTATTCTCAGTGCCGTATTTCACCATATAATCAGCAATCTGACGTTCCATCATATTGTCATCCATGATATCTTCCTCCTAAAATTCAACATTTATCAAAGTTATAAGTAACCGTCACAACCTTCTCTGCATCACCAATACGGCACCGATCTTCCTTTAATGCTTTTTCAAGACCACAACCAGCGCTATATATGATACCGTTTTCAAACACGTCGGAACCGATAAATCCAAATGCTCTGTCAATCTCCTTCCATTCTCCATGTTCTTCTCGATAAAACGTATAGCCATAGTTCTCACCGGAAATATAATCGCTATAAGTTTTTACCTCATCACGCATGATTCGCTCTGCTTTATTTTTGGTATTATCCGAACCATCCGTAATAGCGGTCACAATCCAACCAACATTGCTATCGTCCAACGAACCTCTGAACCGGGTATCACAATCCATAGACAAGCCAGAATGGTCATATAACCAAATAGGAAGCCATGCAATATGCTTATTAAGAAGAATCTGACAATCACGAATAGACAATTCACCATGGACATAAATAACAATTTCGTTATACTTCAGACCAACATACATTGGATTTACAGAAACTTTTTCATCAAAAAGAGTTCCGATACCACAGATAGCGTATCGTTTTTCGTCACTATAATTTTCATCAATAATGGCACAGGTATCTTCCAACTTCATGTTAAAAAGTGCATCTAAAACTTCTTCATCGGAGCAATACTCGTAAACAAGATTATTCCAAAAATCTTCTGCCGTACTCGCATCAATCTTATCACCAAGATGATAACGAGGATGAAAACAAGCCATTACAGAATCATGGTCATCCCACCAACGAGGATTATTATCTGCAACGTCATCGTGCTGAATATGTAAGCAGTACAGATTGTCGCCGTAAGTCCACTTTATGATTTCATTATCATAGCAATACAGACTAGTCATATCTAAAATCTCCCTTTTATAAGCATCCATTTGCCGTAATAATCAACAGCGGTTCAATATCATCCATTTCATAATTCCAAATTTCGAGCCAATCGTAAGGTTCTCCATTACAAGCTCGTAGTGTGTTGTTTTTTAGAACGGGTATCAATCCCATACCTGTTGCCTCAACATATTTCAGATCTTTATTTCTAAAGAGTTCGTCATAATAGCCGCCATCCTTTTCGTAAGCGAGAAGCACATACATTTTACTCACCTCTTATGCGCTTGCCTTTTCTTCAAAAGCGTACCAATCAGACCAAATCTTATCGACCTCTCCATTCTTAAAACCGTTCTTGTAATCGGTGAACTCAACATAATAGTTGCTTGTCCACTCATTCAGGTAGTGTTCATAGATAGCTGCAACACCACGCTTTGTTTCGACAACAAAGCTATCGACCAAAACACCTTCAACATAAGCACCAGTGTGTTGTGCTTTATTCTGGTGCATCCAACGGCCAAGAGCACCCGCATTAAGATAAAAACGAGTCATAATTTATTCCACCTCCATAAGTCTATTAGCTAATTCTTCCAACATTTCTTTAATAGCATCAGCATCGTCAATAAGTTCTCTGACGCTAGAAGGACAACCTCTTTCCCCACGATGCCCCACCCACATCTCTGCGTGCTCATCAGCATCAAAATCACAGGCATACTCATAAACTGATTCAGGAAAATTTTCAACCTCCACACAAACGATTAAGTCCTCTCCTGCTGGAGAATAATTTTCAATTTCAACTCTGCCATCACCTGTATAGTCACATACGCGCCAATCCAGCGATTCCAAAACATCAATATATTTAGGGTGAATTTTCATAATTTATTCTCCTTTACTCTGCAATCATCATAGCAAGAACCGGTTCACCGGAATCTTTCAACTGAAGCTCCAGAATATCGCCATCATCCACGATTTCACACTTGCTTAGATAATCCTGAAGAAAGAACATCTGACATTCCTGCCAAAAGATTTCTTTCGGATCTTCATTCGCGTCTACGAACACATTCTTGTGATGGAAAGATTCATTCCAAACCCAGCCTTCACCATCAAAACAAGCGTGAACTTCCCTCAGATCCCACATAATCAGTCCTCCCCAAAAATATGACGCTTGTTAAGGTCATCACGGATAATATCCTCAATTTTATTTTTGGTATTATCATCAAGTTCTCCGTAAGGAGCATTATCAAGATAATAGAAGTAAATTTCATCTCCAAGATCCTTGTACATGACACTCACATAAAACCCAGCTGAAATTCCATTCAGTAAAGCATATCCAATACCGTATACTTCTGAATAATTGTTACCCATTAAATCCCACATAGTTAATCCTCCCAAAAGTTGAGTTTCTTTTTGATTGTCATCTCAATTTCGTTTTTATCACCGTCAGATAGAATCTTATTATCGTACTCGGAATAGCAAAACATAACGCTACGGCCATTATATTTATACATAACCATTGCTGTTTTTAATTGTTTGTCACGAAAAAAGGTTGCGCACCCAATTCCATATTTTTTAGAATATTCATTTTCAACTAAATCCCACATTTTATACTCCTCTTGTTATTCTCTGAATGCGTTTATCTTCCATCTTTTCATATAGTCAACTGCGTCAATGGCTTCTTTTTTAGTGGACACATGACAACACTCATCCCAGCATCCTATAGCATCATTAAAATAAAGTAGTGTGTAACGAGCATCGAATTCATTACGACGGAAATCATTTAAATGAAACTTGGCTCCATACTTTTCAAAGTCACGTTTTATCATTTTATCACCTCAAAATCCCCTTGAGCATCTTTACCATACCTTCGTAATCTTTATCATCTGCACCAAGCATACGAACCGTCATATCAAAATCAACTGTCTGACAATCACTGAAATCGTATTGTTCAATATCGTTGCTACAAGTGTCAGGGTAATGTTCTTCGAGCCTGTCTTTCGTACCACAGTCACAGAAGGTTCCAGAATAATAATCACTGGCCGACTCACCTGTTTTCATGTACACACGGATACCATCTGTGACAATCACTTTAGCGAACCGCTTCATATCTTCTGGCGTAAAGGTCTTATCCATGACATCATACGAATAGACCATGTAACAAGTTTTATCAGGCTCGTAAATATCCTGTTCCTTGTCTGCACCAAACGCTCTAGCGTATCCACCAGCCCATCCACCACAAAACACAAGAATTTCTTTTCCTGCTTCGATAGCTGCCATATATTCCTCTTCAGGAATTGCTACAATTCTTCCGTTAGGAAAAACAAAACCTTCAAATTCTCTCATTTTTATCACTCCTCTGCGTCTTTTACCGTAGCATAATCAATATCAATTGGGTTTGGATTATCTGGTTCGATTTCACCGGCAACAAATCTATCTTTCGCAATTTTATAAGCATCATCTTTGTTGTCTGCTTCAACAAACGTTGTGTAAGTAACGCTTGTTTCAATAGTAACGTAATAGCCGTTCATTTTATTTCTTCCTCACATATCATTTGTTTTAATGACCATAAAATAATGATGGTAGTCCCAACCACCTTCACTTTCTTCACCGATAACGTACTCTGGGTAAGGAGAAATTCTTGCTCCGGGGAGCATTTTATATTTGTCGGTGTCCACATTACATTCTCCGTAATATTGCTTCTCACATTTTTCATATGCTTTATTCGCTGCCGCAATAGCATCCACAAGAGTTTCAACAGTTCCGTGAATAAAGATTGCGTTTTCACAATAGACTCTTTGGTTTGTTAAATCTTCTACAATCACATACATTTTACACACTCCCAACATTCTTGAATCCATAAAGGCTATAACCTTTATATTTGAAATACCTCATCGCTTTGTTAATCTGAGAAGAGCTTGCTGTCGAATGACTTTTTAGATATGTATTCTTATATTCGCACAGCTTCTTATACTCATCGCTTTCACGATGAGCTTTCAGCTTTTCGCAATGGTCGTGGCAACCAGGATAACGCTCCGGTGCTACACAATAACGGCAAGGATCAGTCAATTTCTTCCACCTCCCCAGCTTCATAAAAAGCAACAATGTAAGATTGAGCTATTCTTTTATCCTTCCATCTATACGGAGTAATAATAACCTTGCCACTCATCCATGTTTGTTCAACATGATACCAGCCATCAATATAAACAATCTTCATTCTTTTGTATTTCATATTGCGAGCTCCTTACTTATTAGACTTGCATTGATACTTACGTTCAATCATTTCGGCTTCCACCAATGTCATACCGTGCTTCCACCGAATATCAACAACGGATTCGACCCAGTTCCCTGTTTTACGATTCTTTATAACACGAACTTCTTCAACATCTTTGTAGATCTGTGTTCCACGCTTCGGAAGATAGGTCAAAACACTTTCTTCAGAATGTTCAAGATCGTAAGAACCAACGAAATCACAATCCCGACGAATCAAATCAAAAATTTTCTTACGGTTCTGCTTAGACAGGTTTCTCATATTGCAAACTCCTTTTCTCTTGTAAACTTAATCACCAACGCATTCACGTTGGCCGCTTCCATTGTTGACTGCTTTGCATCCTCGTGATTACCAGCTTTGAGGAACGAAATGCTCTGATCCATCAGCTTGCGCCGATAAGAAGAAAGAGCTGCGAGAACGATATTCTTTTCAGTGTTGGTCATGTTCTTTTTCCTCCTGCTCACGTTCCTTGTGAAATTTTCGCACTTCTTCCCAAAAATCAAACGGACTAGAATTGTGATAAACAAGCTCCATGTATTCTTTTCTACTGTTAAGATGGTTTATGTTAGTATCCATTTTTATCACCTCAATCTTCATCGCTCAGGTTCTGACAAAAACTCAAATAGAAATCAATATCGAAACATTCCACATCACCATCAGGGAACCACCCGTAGGTCACATCTGCAACCGCTTCGTGTTTATAAAGAGCATCTACAATCTCGTCACGGAATGCCGTGACCCAGTTTTTTGTTACGTTGAATTTTCTTGTAATTTCATAAACATGAATAATCCAATTACCTTCTGTGGAGCTTCTTGTTCCACTTTCGACCATCCAGTCGGAAATACTGTTAATCATCCAATCGTTAACTTGTTTTACAGTTTCGCTATTATCCATTTTTATCACCTCAATCAAAACTGAACCACTTCATGTTTGACTTTCTCCAGCATCTCTTTCTCTTGTTCTTCAAGACGTTCAACCTCATATAAAACGCTTTGAATGCCATAAATAATCAAATCACGATCTCGTTCACGGTTCGCTTTGTTTTCAAGGTTACTTTTACAACTTCCTTTGCATAATTCGATTTCTCTAAGAACAAGATTATCGATTGCGTACTTCAAAACACGCTTATCTTTCTCAGTCATTTTTATCACCTCAATCTTCGTAAAATGCCTTCTTACAATTCGATTTGTAATAGGCAATCATCTGATGAACATACTCAGGATTATCATGGATTCGCAAAGAGTAAACTTCTCGTGCTTTCTTCTTTGTGCTGTAAAACATCCAGCAATATGCTTCAATAAATTCCTTTTCCGAATACATTTTTACACCTCATAAAAATTTACTTTCCAGTATGTTGCAATCTTCTTACGAACAACCAACTCGTACTCATCATCTTCATAAATTGCACGAAGTTCTTTTAGCGTTTCTTCGTATTCATCTTCAGTAGCAAGCCTACCTTTGATTGCATAAAAGTAATCCGCTTCATTATGTCCTTCATTCCGACAATAGCTTTCGACCCTGCCATACGAATGCGGAAGTGTAGGAAGAAACCCATCAATGTATCCGTCTATCTTTCTGAAAATAACGGGTATCTTTTTCTTCATTTTTATCACCTCATAAAAGCATGATTTTATTTCACTCTGATACAAAAATCATCATCATAAAAACCAAAAGAAACAACCTCTTTGTTAAGAATATCCTTGTACTTTTCCATTTTATCGTAGACCTCGAAAACTTTTTTACCATCAAGGATATGATTCAAATCATCATCGCTGATGATAAGAAATTTATTCCAGTTATCAAACAAACACATCAACTCAACAACCTTCATACAGAACACTCCTTTTAATGTTTAGATATCCCAAGTATCATAAAGATCTTCGGGCTTATCATTCGGCATCCATGCTTTTGCATTATCATTAAGGAAGTAACCGCAACCAAAAAATCCAGCAGGAGAATCACAAAGATTCTGTTCACCATCTTTAACACCAGCTTGATAAACAACATAGATAAACTCAGCAAGCTCATGCTTATTCATTCGCTTAATGCGGTCGTACATTGTTTCCATAGTAATCTTCCTTTCTGTTTTTATATCCACTGTTGCGTTCTTATGTAGTCCTCAATATCTGCCGAGTATCCATTGCGCTGGATATATTGACACAGGACACGCTGCACATCTTTGTTATCACCGTAATCCATCGCAATAGAAATATCCTCTCCATGCGTACCAACACCCAGACGCTCATATTTTCTGACCTTGATATAGAAATCATGTGCACTGTAGTGTCTGCCGTCCTTACGGTCAAGAATTGAATCGATAATCAAAGAATTTCACCCTCCTGATTTCCCTATTCTTCAATATGAACCAAACACTTCATGATGCCTAATATGCTGTTGCAACGTCATTGGTTTATAAACATTCCTTGCATTAGGATTCGGACGATACCAATGAATAATTTTCCCATCATTCAAAAAATAGCAAGTAACAATACTACCATTACATAATGCTTTAATCGGTTTTACACCAGCCGGAAGTTCAGACAATTTCCAGAAATATTTTTCTTCTTCAAACTCATGGCTCAAAGAAAATCTTGCGATTCCATTTTCCATTCCAAGATAGCAAGTTCTGAATCCAAATACGTTTTCAAAGAAATGCAGTTGTTCCAATGAATCAAATTCAGCTAAATACCACTGCCAATTTTTATGTATTATAATTTTTGTACGGTGCTTTTCGTTAATACTTTTTGCAATAGTCATATAGTTCCTGTTCCAGTAAAAATCATTCTTCATTTTCAATCACTCCCTCATCAATCATATTTTTATAGAAATAATCATCCAGAATTTGTTCTCCACACCAATTTACAAATAATCTTGCAACGTCCTCACCAGACATTTTAACCAGTGCATCCCACATCTTTTTCTGAACATCAGTCATCGTTTATCCCCTCCAAATAGATCTCTTAGTGTCAAAAATACCCTCTGACGTATCGCCATCACTTTCGGTGTAGAAATAAATCATATCTGCACCATCAGCTTTTTCGATGTGAAAGTATTTTGCATTCTTGACAATTTCCTTTTCACGCCAACCAGCAGTATTCAAAAGATTACTTTTGCTAAGGAATGTAAATGTTGCAACAATCTTTTCGTCACCTGCGCCATTGATTGTCGTTATTACAGTAGGCACAGCTCCTGCCGGTGTTCTATCCCATTCAGCTTCACAAGAAGCATGAGGACCAAAGAAATCATTATCAAAGAACGGAATTGCTGTAATGTAGTTTGTGTAAAACGTAGACGAAACCACTTCTTCCTTTGTTTCTTCCGGTACAAGAACCATCTCCCCAAAATCATTTTTCTTATAACGAACCTCACTCATAAGAATCAGGCAACTATCACTTGTGTAGTGAAAATTCTCGTAATCATAGTTATTGCATTTCATACTCACATCTCCTTATTCTCTGTTTTTACTTGCCATCTCAATTATCTTGTCGATATTGTTTTCGAGTAAAAATTCCATATCCTGCATATGGATCGCAAGAATTTCTTTCAGCTCTTTTTTTACAGCCTGTTCTGTAATTTTGGGACAGTTGCAATGCACTGTCAGAATCAAATCATCAAACGTGATACCATCCAGAAGATTGTCGCTCACAACCATATCGTCACCAAGTTTCCAATTCCGTTCCATTTTATAGCCCTCCTCTCGTATCCTGTATTATATAGCTATATGGTAAAAATAAAAGCCCTATGACGGACTTGCCTTTTCTAGCTACATAATACAGGATACTGCTAATTTTGTCAAGCACTAAAATGTAGATTTTATTAACGTCACATTTTAATGCGTTAATACGTTTTATTTTCGTGACCATTCTGTGAATATCAATCAACATCCACTTCATCAGGCCGTGCCCACAGAACATCCTCGATGGTATCATCGTAGATGGTTTCTGTTCCATTGTTGTTCATGATCATGGTCACTTTCTGACCATCTGCCGGGGTTTCTTCCATGCTTGCGTAAGAATACAGCCATTCCTCGCCGTTCTCATCGATAACATGGATAGTCTTGATTCCGTTACGGAATACCTCGATTTCATCCACATGACCAGCCAGAATATAACGATTCTGCAAGCGAGTTTTCACAGGTTCTGCTGCATTAGCGGTCATGCAGTTTGCCAAAATGGAAACACCAGCCACAACAGTAGCTAGGACAACAGACAGCTTATTCTGAGTAAGTTTCATTTTTTGTATTCTCCTTTTCTTATCAATGACCCCAACGGCAAACAACAACGCCGTTGATCCAGATGGAAATGTTTGCACCCTGCCGATACCACTCGACAGCTTCACGATGAATGTTAGTGATAACACCTGTTTCATCGTTCATGAACCATTGACCTTTTTTCATATTGCGTTCTCCTTTACACTCTCAAGCACTCATCAAGATAAATTCGTTTACCGAAACACTTGACGTATGCTCTGCCAGACGGTGCATAGATGATCTTCAAGTGATGGTAGTGAAAATATTTCTCATCATCGCACAGCACACCAGACTGAGCATAGATATAATCATCAATGCCATACTGAACGTCACCATGAATCTGAAAACCACCACACCGGCCATAACTGCTATCATAAGCAGTTACCGGATGACTCTTGCAATATTCTCTTGCAGTCATAGTAAACCCTCCTTAAAACATATCTTTTATTCTGACGGCATTCCAAAGACTTCAATGTAAGCCTTTTTGACTGCCGTTGTGATATGCGAATCATGTACATTATACTTATCGTACCACCCAGAAATCGTATCAGAAGTATACACATACATGAGTAAATCCCACGCAATCCGGGTCAACAGGTCATTGTACTCATTCTCTGCAATGACATTCTTAACATGTTTCTGCCAAGCGTCTGCGTTAGTCGTTTTCACATACTGAAAGCGATTAACGATATCAGGATAAATAGGATCGAGTTTCATTTTTGCCATCTTACATTTCTCCCTTCAAAATCAGCGTGAAAATCAAAACAAGGCTTGCACCCAGAACGATACCAAGGACAAACATTTCTTTTGCGGTGAAATAATCCATAACAAACACCCTTTCTTTCTTATTCAATCCAGCATTTTGCGGTGCTGACATATTCAACACCGGCATCTGCCAGGGCTTCCTTATAGATTGCAATCATATCCGTATCATTGAACATGATTGCAACATCCAATGCGCTTTCGATTGCTAAAATTGCCATGGTAGAACTCCTCTTTTATGCGATTTTCGACGTGTTTGTTTTCACTGTTCACTAGTCTGAACACCGGTGATTGTTTCGCCCTCTGCTCTCAATTTGGCAATGACAGCATCCAGACCGCCCAGGGTGTTCACTTCCTCTTCTGTGTAGAGGATATAACGACCACCAAAATTGGGGTTCTTGTCCTCTTCACAAGCGATAAAAATCGCGTATTCTTTCATTATGTTCTCCTTTTCATTTTGCATATTCCGCATGATACTTGCATATTTATGCAATTTTGAGCATAAAGAAAACGCCTTGCGATAAATTCACAAGACGTTTGTTTCTTGGGTATGAGGTTCTTAGGAATTGTAGGTATAACCTTCAATCAGTTGCACAAGTACAGCTCTTTTTGTTGTTCCCTCTTGCTCAATCTTTGCGGAAAAATCCTCAAAGAGCTTTTTAGGAATCTTAATCGCAAGCTGACTATTCGTTTCCATGCGCTTCTGATATTCGGTTGCATAGTTACGATCTGCCATAGTTGCACCACCTTTTGATGCAATTATAGCAAATTTTTCACTCTTGCGCAAGGTCTGACAATCAACGGTAGCCATCGAGGTAATTCACCTGCTTTCTACCGATATTCTCACCATACAATTCGCGGGTTGCTTTAAGGTATGCACCATCAAAACCCATCGGCTTTCTGCTCTTACTCACCTTAATATGCCGTCTCTTGATACAGTCATTACTATACCAGTTATCATACTTGTGCCTTGTCTTGTTCTTTTGGGTGGCAGACTTCTTGCTATGATCAAGTTCGGGGTTTGCGCCAACAGGATTCTTCTTGATGAAGTTTACAATCTTCTGATTGTATTCATTCTGCCATGGTACAAGCCCTCTGCCATCTTTCCAAACCATGCCGATTTGATTCACTCTGACGACTGCGATAAAGCGCAATCCCTCTGCGGTCTGACCATAGTATGCACCAGACGGCACAGAATGACCGTCAAATTTAATCTGACGGTCTGCATGGTTCTTACACAGAAACTTTTGCATAGTATTCCCTTCTTTCGATTGATAGTGACGGCATTACTGCCGTGTTGGTAGTGGTTACGTCTTCCCTAGTACCACTAATCGCCTAGCATTTATGTAGAGTTCTTGTGTGTTCACAGTGATTGCGTGGTTCACTTACAGGGTCTCTTCTGCGCTGAAGTCGTTGGTGAAGTCCTTGCTCTGAAGGTCTGCCAACTTAGTCTGAGCAGATTCCAGGCTCTTCTTAACGTCTGCCAGATTCTTTTCCATGCCCTGAACAGCCTTCATCTTCTTTTCCAGAGTTTTTGCGTTGGTATCCTTCTTGTTCTTGATGGAGTCCAGTTCCTTCTTAGCACTAGACAGCACCTCTTCTGCATTCTCAACACTCTTAGTAAGGCGCACAACCTTAGAGGACAGCTTGCGGACACTTGCACGGCGGTCACGCTCTGCCATAGAGAGCATAGCAACACCGCTTGCGTTGGCGCTAAACCATGCCTCAACCCATTTTACGAATTTGGTCTGAGACTCTGCTTCCGTGTCGTAACCGTGGCCTGCGGTGGTAGCGGTGAATGCACGCACCTTGCCCACGCTCTGCTCAATGAACTGCTCAACAGTGAAGGTTGCAAAGACGTCATTGACTTTGAAGGTATCGCCCATGATAGCGGTGGTAAGGCTTGCCAGATCGTTGAAGTAGGAGGTCTTAATCTTCTGAACAGAGTCCGCGTCTGCGGCATAGCGTGCCAGCAAATCAGCGTCCAGATAGACAGCACGGACGGCCTTGCAATAGGTCTCGTACTGCTCTGCAGTGATACCCTTCAGGCAGTCTCTGCCCAGAGCCTTCTCAGAGGTGTTGACTTCCTTGCCACCCTTCTTGAACAGGGCAACGGCGGCACCGGTGGTGCGGTTCTTCTCTGCGGCTGCGGTAGCATTGAAGTTGATAGCGGACAGAATGGTAGTAGTAGACATAGTATTTTCTCCTTTGTTGTGTTATAATGTGTGTACGGACTTCTTGCTATTATGAGCAAGCCAAGTGCTACAGACAAAATTCCAGGTTCTGCCTGTAGCCTATGGTTCGCCCACGATGGGCAAATATGTATGTTGTAAAGCATGGTTTACCCTCTGTCTGCCAAAACAGCCCTTCAACCATGCTTGCTATTATTTAATTGTCACGGAAAACCGTCCATTTTTGCTATTGTCTGCGACAAGTCCAAACTTTTGAAGTCCAAACAAAAAGCGCCAAACTTTTGAAGTCCAGCGCCGTCTAATTGCGTATCTTTGCAAAAATATTCTGTTTTCTCAACCATGCAAGGTTGCATTGTACCGCCTAAAAGTATTACTGATAGGACGTTTATATTGTGTTTTCTACCCATTTCGGATATCCGCCTATAACTATCTCAAATTATTGCGCCTATTCCGCAAAAGATAAGAGTATCAAAACCTTGCATTTTTGTGTATCTGGTTAAGGTTGACAGAACGTTTTGAGGACGTTAACCCATAGGCCAAACGCGCCAAATTTGCAAGGAAAAGACTTTTTATCTTTTCCGTTTCCTGTTCTCAAAATCCTTACTTTTGGATACGCTTTCCAGCGTATGAACAGCGCACGCTTTTGTTTCACACTTAACTTGTTTCCCGCCAAATTATCACCTCTTTTCTTTGCTCTTGTCGGGGTTTGGTGTGCGTGTTTGTTCTTTCCCTTTTCGGGGTTTATCGTTTTTGTTTCATCCTTGCATTTTCGTGCAATTCCGTCCGGTGTGTGTCGTCACACCTTGCAAGCTATCGGATTATACAGGCGGTGTAGCTTGTCGCCTGTTCGGGTTTGTCTATCCGTTTCCGTCTAGTCCGTTCCCGTGCCTATACTCTATCACGTCTAGTCCGTGCCGTCAACCCGTCTAGTCCACTTGTAATCTTTTTGTAACTATTTTTCCAGAAAATACCAAAATAGTTTGATCTCGCGCGCGCGTACCTATTAGAGTCCCTGGGTGTGCGCCTGGGCGTGTGTGTGCGCACGCGCACACGGGTACATTATAAAGGCAAATGGTAGAATTTGGTAGAATAGTTACAAGAAAGTAACAAAAAATGAAATAGTTACAAAAGAGTAACAAAAGTCACAAAATGGTTACAAGTGCAATCGAACAATTCATACTAGGCTGCTATGAATTAAATCAGATATCCTAGTAAAGTGCTAGGAATTATACGCCTGATCAGATATCCTAGCAAAATACTATGAATTGAATCTATACCAAAAAATTCCTAGTAAAGTACTAGGAATGAGTGCCGGAAAATGAGCATTTCCAGCACTGGATAAGGTAGGGGTGCACTTTTCATTTTTTGGACGTTCCCGGCAGCAGATCGAGATCCCAGTACATCTTTCTTATTCATAATCACCAATTATCAATTTGTTATATTCCATATTACTATACAATTTACACAACAATCTCCACAAAAATTACCTTCTTTCTAATTCCTATCAAACCTTCCTAATCTCCATCTTATCCCATTCCGGCACTCCATCACACTCTCTACCTACTTCCCTCCCCGGGTACATTTTCCCCTGACAAAATACTCCAAAATAAATCCCTATACCCTCTTCTACATACACCCACAAATCACTCATTCCCCACCCAAAATACTTAAAAATGTCTTAAAATCGCTATTTTTCAATCGGTAGCTCATTCGGTAACTAGCTAGAATTTAACGTATTTGCGTTATATTTTGGCTAGTTTTTCTTTTTATTTGTACCTTTTTACCCCTTATTTTGTTCCTTTTTGACCCAATAAAAGCTGAAAAAGCTAGGATTCATGCGGGTTTTTCCGATGTGTACCCGAAATGTACCGAAAAAGACCATTCTTCGGAGCATAAAGTACCTATTTGTACCAATCTGTACTCCCCTATCACCATAAATATACTGATCTTGCATCCGAGCAGCATTCTCAGAGGCTCCAAAGACCTACAAGGAGTATGATTGTGGCCTCTGGCGGCTTACACAGAACACACAGAGCATTTGGATGTCCTTCATAGAGAACAATACCTCCCAGAAACATACCTTATTATAATAGGCTTCAGGAATATTCGTATCCTGTATTAGATAGCTATTGAATTTTTGGCAAACTCATGGTATAATGAGTGTAGATAGCTATACAATACAGGATACTGTAAAGGAGTTAGTGATTGAATGACTGTGGTGGATATTTATAGCAGTCTTCCAGACAGGGCGTGGAGAGGGATCTCGCGTCCTCAGACGCTCGTAGGTTTACTCAAATTGAATCTATGCCGCTTGCGCGCCATAGCTTCAAGTCGAGTAAACCATTAAGAGATATTTTGTGATAGTTGTACTTGGATTGACGACCATGTATCTTCATACATATATATAATACAGACTCGTCAATCCAACTAAATTGAGTAGGAGGTTATATGGACAAGAAAAAATACGAGATCACATGGGAGATAATAGGTAAATTGAAGGATGGTCAGATTTTTTCTAATTTTTTAGAACTATCTACTTATCTTAATGTATTTGGCAAAAATGGAAAGCCATTAGATGGAACTAGCAAAAAACACTTTCTTGAAGAGCTGAATCGTTTCGTTGAGTTTAAAAAGGAAGGAAAACGCTTTGTTATTGTAAAGATTCGTCCAGACAATGAGGTACTTCCTCCTCTACCGACAAGAAACAAAGGAAAGTTCTCCTTGCGTCTGCAGAACCAGATTGCTTACCACCTACTTAGAGAATGTGACGGTAGTAGTTGGATGGAATTCTTTTGGACGCCAGCCGCAATACTACGAGCGTGTGGAATGACCAATAAGAATTTTTATCAATATCCAGAAGACCTACATGGTGAGGATACCTTTTGGGCTGAGATAATTGGTACACCATTAGAAAATATTGCTCGTGAGCAAATGGATGAGTTCAGAGAGAATTTAGCAGCGGATGCTGAGACGTTTCAGCAATGTACTAAATCTACAATGGTTGGATACATTGAGTCTGCGCTTAAATCTATGGCAAAAAACAAGGAAATATTTTTTGAGGACTGCCCTGCCGTGTTTATAAACCATGACCCAGAAGAATACCATATTCCTTCTGAAGACCAAAAAGCCATTTATATGAAGATGTATACGAATGTGCTTCATGAGTTTTACACATCGTCTGGGCGAGTGTGTCAGAGTGAGCAAGACGTATTTTTGACCGGACGACTTCATGAGTTCTATGAAGAGCTAGATAATAGATTCAAGGAAATTTTTACATACGACCTAGCACGACCAATGTATCATATTACGATTGAGCCGAACTCGTTGAAGCGATCTGCGGCACGGACGGAATATAAATTGCAACAGCAAAGTTTTCACGAGATGAATGATGCTATGTGTGAGAATATTCCAACGCTTTCTACCGTCAGAAGAGGTAGAGTGGTGTTGGAAGAAAATCCAGAATATTATAATGATGCTTCTCAACCACCGTTTCGCTTTGTGCATAGACAGTTGAGCGATGAGGTTCTTCAGCTCTTTATAGATGGAATGATTCGTGTTCCTGCGAATTCTGGAATTCCTCGTGCTGGATTTAAATGGTATGGTTCTTATAAAAGGTAAGGAAGAAGGTTGATGATAATGAATTTTGATAACACCTATTGGATTGATTTAAAGGTAACGTATGAGTATTACCAAGCTGCTGGACGCTTGCCGGAGTTTTATAAGAAGCATGTCTGTACAAAATGCCAGTATGAGATTCCGTGCTTCACTACTTGTGATGATGTGCGATGCAAATGTCAAGAGTTTAAGCCTAAGACTGTGCGGAAGGCTGACAAGTATTTACATATCAATGATTTCATGAACGATGTGGCTGCATTTGAGGCTGGTCGTGCGAATGAGAATTAAATAAGAGTCTTCGTGGCTCTTATTTGAAATATAAATACATATTAAAAGGGAGATTGTTTAATGAGAGACAGAAGTAATCTCACGTTTAAGTTTACTGGTGAGGCGCATATTTTAGAAGACGGAAAATTCTTTACGAGGTTTAAGAGTCCGAGAGGCAATACAGTTTTTTATGATGGTGACAATGACATTTTCATTGACAAATATACACTCTTGGAGTCGATGTCAGCTTGTGAAAGCCGTGAAAATCTTTATGAGATCGAGAAACTTCTTTGTACTTTATTCTCGTGTGATTTTGACTCTAGTTTTTCACGGATGTATTCGTATGTTATGGGATCAAAATTAGAAGAGTTTAGACATCATGAATTCTATTATCAAGACGAATTCAAAAAGAAATGCGAATCATTAGGTTTTGGAAGTATTGTAGAACATAAAAATATTAAAGGACACATTCCAGATGCATGGGTAAACAAAAATGGTGAGTTAATTCCAGTCGAGGTAAAAGTAGATAAGTTTAACGCGAGTGCGTTAAAACAGCTTTCTCGATATATGTCTGTTTACAATACAAAGCATGGATATGCGGTAGCAAAACGACTTACAGTTATGCTTCCAAAGAATATTACTTTCATTCCATTTTCTGATTTTATGGACAAGGAGGGCTAAGAGATGCATATTCAGATTGGCAAGTACATTATAAAGAACTGTGACGAGAGGAATCTTGTTATTATTGAGCAGCGCCCAGCTGGCAAGAATCCAAAGACTGGTGAGATGGGCACCGGAGTAAAAGAGGTTACGGTCGGCTATTACCCGAACCTTGAATGGGCTTTACATAAGATTAAAGATTTGAATATTTCCGAGAGTGATGCTGACACCGTGGATGTTTTGCTGGCAGAGCTTGAACAGATTGATGAGACGATCCGCCGGGTGGCTGAGGAGGTCAAGTGATGGATAAGTTTGTAAATGCAACACGATTGATTGGCGTCCTCGATAGTGCCCTCGCTCGTCCTAGGGTCAGAGGTAATGCAAAGTCTATTGGTGGTATGTGGTGCGATATGGCAATGCAATACACAAAGAGCATTCTTGAAAAAGAAATGTCTGCTGGCGGTGAGTTCCGTCGAGTGGTTCATGCTCATTGGATTGAACATGAGGCGGATTTTGGAGAATCACTGTATTGTGAGTGTTCCAGTTGTCATAATTCTACTGGAATTGACCGTACACTGTTCTGCGGTGCCTGTGGTGCTATTATGGACGAGCAGACGATTACGGTTAAAGACTATTGAGGGTGATGAACGATGCGAACTTACGAGGATGCTGACGCAGAGATTAAGCAGCTTGTGCGTGACATGAATAGCAATAGCCTGACGCACAGCGAGTATGAGGCTGCTGATGATATGCTGGATGAGCTCTATCAGGAGCGTGAACGACTTTGGCTCAAGGCTATGGAAGATGGCGAGAGCTGCTATCTGTAAAAGCCTAATTTTATATTTTTCTTTATAGCTATACAATACAGGATACGTTTTAGAAGAATACGGAGGTGACTGCCGAATGGCAAAACAGCAAACTTGCCAGAAGTTTGTTTTTAAGATCCATACGAAGCGTCTGGTTGAAGCAAAATGGGATTTAACCCTACCATTAGATGAAGCCAGACGAAACCACGAGATCATCTCGCTGGCTGATAGCACTGTTTTACGATGGATTGATGAGTTGAATGGTGTTACGGATGCCGAGGCTAAGGCACGGAGTATCAAGCGTAGAATCAAGATGTTGCGGAATGAACCATCCTGCTTGGAGAACCGCCGGGAGATTCGGAGGTTATATACTGAGCTGGACGCAGTTCAGTTTAAGCCGGATTATATGTGCTTGGTGGTTGATAAGAAGAATGATTACCGCCGGGCATGTTCTCCAAAGGGGTTTAAAATCAATGGAATCACGTATTGCCGTCTGGTTGGAACTACCGGTGGTGTTAAGAACAGCACTATTGTATTTGTGAGCGACCGTCTTGTTGACGAGATCCGCAAGCGAATCGATAATGGCCGTAACAAGGGTATGGAATTTGTGCCTGCGAAGTTAGAGGCTTATAGAGCCCTTGCTTGCTCTGCTTCTATTCCGGTCACTGACCCTGATGGTGTACTTGTTATAGATGATTGCTATACGCATTTTAAAGACCATGTTGTTGTTCTGGATGACGGAGTATCTGGAGAACCTACGATAGTTGAAGATAACGAACATAATTGTGAACTATGTGCAAATGACGGTTTTGGGCTTATTAGCTACGACCTTGCACAACAGTGGAGTGAGGATTTGAAGTTGCCATCTACTGCGTCTGGTTTCTGTGTGCGGAATGCGTTCTGTAAAGGCATGTTATTTCCCTTCCCTTTCCGTGAGTTCGCTAAAAAAGTAGCGAAACAGAATATGCTAAAAGACGCATGGGGAGATTATCGTGATATAAATAGGATTCAAGTAGTTCTTAGTACCTCTATGTTGAAGCTGTGGGATAGTTACCATAGTTGTGAGGACTATCTTGAAAACTGTAGAGAGAACCACTATCACTTCTCTGTAACCAAGACTTGTGAGTTGGAGCTTGATGAGGAGCGCAATCTGAATTATCAGTTTATCCAAAGCTATCAGCTTACGAATGATGAGATTCGTGAGCTTGTAAAGCCGACTTTGGATGAAATCAAGGGCGTCATGGGCGGTGATTGGCGTGATGCGTTGCTGTATTTGCGTGGTAGTGGAATGCGTGATGACCCGAATTACATAAACAGTCTGGAAAACGACTACATTAAGGCTCTTATGATTGAGCCAGAAATGATTAACGACCCTTATGTGCAGAATCGGATTCGATACTTTATTAAAAAGCGAATCTCTCAGGCAAAAACGGGTGTTGTAAAGGTACGAGGGAATTTTCAAGTTGCGAGTGGCGATCCATATGCGCTTTGCCAGTCTATGTTTCGGATGGAGGTAACCGGACTATTGAAGGCCGGTGAGGTTTACAGTCGTTTTTGGAATGATAGAGACGTCAAGAGGGTTGCTTGTTTTAGAGCTCCTATGAGTCAGATGGCAAATATTCGGTGCATGAATTTGAATGTATCTGATGATTGCCAATACTGGTATCGCTATATGAAGTCCGTGTTTATCACCAATGCGTGGGATAATATGTGTGCAGCACTTAACGGTGAAGATTTCGATGCCGACCTTACATTTTCTACCGACAATAGAGTTCTCATTGATAAATGGGTAAATGAGCCGGTCGTTCTTTGTGTCCAGCGCAAATGCGAGAAAAAAGTTCCGACCGAAAAGGATTTTATTGAATCTAATATTAGCGGATTTGGAGATAATATTGGACGTACAACAAACCGAATTACAACGATGTTTGATGTGCGAAGTAAATTTGAGCAAGGTAGTAAAGAGTACGATGAACTTACGTATCGCATTATCTGTGGACAGCTTTATCAACAAAACGCGATCGACAAAATAAAAGGCGTAGCTACGACAGATATGCCGCAATACTGGTATGACAATAAAGCTTGCGCCGTTAAAGACGATGATAATCCTGATACTATCGAGGATAAGAAGTTCTGGAGTAGTATTTGCGCATGGCGTAAGCCATACTTTATGAGCTACATCTACCCTGCTCAGATGCGTGATTACAAGCAGTATGTGGCCGCAGCTCGCAAGCGTATCAAGTGGGATGGATTTGCCGGTCTGGATGAGATTATGCAAAAGACCGTCAAGGACGATGTGGATGAAATGGTTATCCAGTATTACCTCTATCGGATGCCGGTCGGAATCAATTCTTGTACCATGAACCGCCTATGCTGGACTGTTGAGGACGAGCTGGAAGATTTTGAAGAAGAACTCAAGATAAAGCGCAAGTTTGATTACGACTCGCTCAAGTCTGGTGTTGAGTATACCAACTCTCAGTATTATGGCATCCGCTCTATCTTTAAGGACTACTTGAGGTTTGCTCGTGGTAACGCAATCCATTCTGGCAACGGAAACAATAATAAAGAAACCGGCGCAGATCGCAAGGAGCGCATTGCGCTGTATCAGGAAAGTATGTTTCGCAATCTTCATGACAAGTGTTCTAATGACGATGTACTTTGCGACATCATGCTTGATCTTTGTAAAAATAATGCATCCAGTATTGCAATCGTCTGGGAGTTGTTTCATGATACTTTGATTAAACGCTTATTGGAACGCCATAATGGTATGGTGCATTCTCTTGTGCAGGATGAGAATGGCGATATTGAATATGACGGCAAGCGTTTCAAGGATGTGTTGGTTGACATGAATAGTAAGGAGGATGCGGATGATTGTATTGAATGAAGTTCTTTACGCTGAAGAGTGGCTAGAGAAGGATGTGCCTTGGAAGAAAGCGGGGCATGTTTTGCATTATGTAGCGAAGTATTATTTCTATAAGGGATACTCAAAGGATGACGTAAGAGAAAAGCTTAACGAGTATATGCTGCGTCATTTTGAAGGGTATAACAAGGTTCTAGATAGAGAGCTGATTGATAAAGCAATTGCTTCTGCAAAGGGTCGTCCTATGGTGGAACTTGATGGTGTGTGCATTACGAAGGCTGAGGTAGAGAAGATTCAAGCACTTGAAAGCAAGCAGATGCAACGCCTGATGTTTACGATGCTGTGTCTGGCAAAATACCATATTGCTGTTAATAAAAAATGCAACTACTGGATTACGGAAGATACGGATGATATTTTCAGAATGGCAAATGTATCCGTGAATGAGAAAAAACAGAACGAGATGATCTGTGAGTTACATAATCTTGGCTTTATTGGGTTTGCCAGCTTGAAAAAGATTGACAACTTGAATATTCATGTTTTGATTGCGGAGCCGGATTCTCCTCATGAGATTTTCGTGGACGATTTTGAGAATGCTGGTATTCTGTGGAGTCAGTATTGTGGGAAAGAATACATCAAGTGTGATTGTTGCGGAAAGATGGTTGCTCGCACCGGACGCAGACAAAAATACTGTCGTAAGTGCGCTAAAAACGTAAATATTGAGAAAACCGCACAAAATAGAAAAATGTTTGATTTATGAAATGCGAAAAAGCGCGATATTTTAACGTAGATACGTTATAATTTTACATATACAGAGTAAAACACAGTGCGGAAAGTCATGGTAGGGAGAGAGCGAGGACGCTTGTTTTTCTTCCTACCTATTTTATTTTGAAAGGGTGTTTTACCTAATGATTGAAATCACTAAGTCCGAAGCGAAGGCTGTACGAAAGGTCTTCCCTCATGCTTGCATTGCAAAGACCCGTCACAAGCGGTATCTGGAAGAGTCTGCTCGATATCTTGAGCTGCTTCCTTTTAATATTGCCGCTGTTGAGATGCTGAAGCAGATGCAGCGTAACGCACGTTACTAATCTTTGAAAGAACGAGGTATAGACTATTGGACTTTGAAATTCAACTTCCAGAAGAGATCACCAACCTGATGAATGGTGGCGGTCTCCCCTCTCCTGAGATGATGAACTTCTACGTTGATGAGAAGGATCGCATCTTCTTTATTGACTTTGAGATTGACCAGTCTTTGATTGAAATTGAGCGCAAGATTCTGCAGTACAACCGTATTGATAAGGATACTCCTGTTGAGCAGCGTAAGCCTATTAAGCTGTTTATTTACAGCTACGGCGGCGAGCTGGATGCTATGTTCAGCTTTATTGATGTTGTTGCGCTGAGTAAGACTCCTGTTTGGACGATTAACGCAGGTATTGCAATGAGTGCTGCTCTTGTGATGTTGCTGTCTGGTCAGAAGCGCTTTGCTCTGCCTCACTCTACCGCGCTGATTCACAGTGGCTCTGGCGGCACTCAGGGCACTTTCGAGCAGTCTAAGATGGCTATGGACTACTACGAGAAGCAGGTTGTGAAGATGCGTGAGTATATTATGGCTCACTCTACTATTGATAAGAAGACCATGACCAAGAATAAGGCTAAGGACTGGTATCTGGATGCTAACGAGCAGGTCAATTTTGGTATCGTAGATAAGATTTGCGATGATGTGGATGAGTTCAATTAAGGGAGAGTAAATATATGGCTTCTGATAAGACTGAAATGCGTAAGAAGAAGGATATTCCGCAAAGTTTGGATGTTTACTCCAGTTTTTATGGAATGGAGCTCGATGAGAAGCAGAAGGTGTATCGTGACAGTATTTGGGACCCAAATATTGATGTTGTTTTCTGCAATGCCCGTGCCGGTACTGGCAAAACCACTATCGCTGTAGGCGTAGCGAATTTGCTTGTGCAATACGGTCTGTATGATGGTATTGTCTATATTGTATCTCCCACTCAGGAGGATAAGCAGGGCTATCTTCCGGGAACTCAGGAGCAAAAAAGTGCTCCGTATATGGAACCTCTATATGAAGCTTTAAAAACCATTGGTGTAAATCCTGATAGGGTTATCCAGAGTGAGGATAATCCTGAAAGTGAGAAGTATGGTGCATATATTCAAGCTGCAACTCATACCTATATGCGAGGAATAAACTTCGATAACAAGGTAATTTTGACCGACGAAACGCAAAATATGTACAATTCCGATCTAAAGAAGGTTCTTACGAGAGCAAAATCGAACTGTAAGGTGATCTGTATCGGTCATGCAGGACAGTGTGATCTATAAAAGCATCCTGAAAACTCAGGTTTTGAAGTTTATCTTGAACATTTTCGTGGACATGATAGGACTGCAATTTGCGAACTGACAACGAACCATCGAGGATGGATTAGTCAGTGGGCTGATATGCTGGAATTTTGAAATAAAATATAAGGGAGAATAAAATTATGGTTGCTAAGAAGAGTGTTGTTTTTAAGAACGCTATTATTGATACTGCTGAGGGCACTATCACCGAGATTACCAAGGACGGCGAGAACGTCTTTAATCTGAAGGAAACTCTGGCAAAGTGGGATGGTATTGAGGGCGTCACCATCAATATTTCTACTTCTGATGAGCTGCTGGGCGACCCGGCTTGATGCCAATGGGTTGCTATAATAAACGGCCAGAAGAAACGAGTGATGACTTCTTTGTAAGAATCGGGAATGCTGTTCTGGCTAGAGAGTTGACTTGGGATGGCGCAGCCAAGGTACTTAATAGTGAATTGGGCAAGAATTTTGGCGAGTGCGCATATCGCAAGCGTTTTAAGGCATTCCGTGCGGGTATGCAGTATCAGGAGTCCTTATCTAATAGAGATGTGGGAACCTGCATTCTGTCTATTTCCGACCTACATATTCCATTCCAGAAGCCCATTGAGACTTTTAGTGAGTACGCTGGAAAGATTGATATCCTTCAGGTAAACGGAGATCTGGTAGATGCGCAGGCCATTTCTCGTTTTAATAAAGTGTATCGTAAGAGTCCAATGGAGGAAATTCTGATTGCACGTCAGTATATGATTGACCTGATTGAGATGCTTCAGCCTAAGAAGGTTGTTGTCAATTATGGTAATCATGACTTACGCTTCCAGAATTATCTTGCTAAGAATCTGGACACCGACTTGCTTGAACTGATGCCAAAGACATCGTTGGAGCTTATTTTTGTTGATGGTTTTAACCATTACAACAAGGAGCTTCATACTAAGGTTCATTACGACCCTTTGATTGATGTTTTCAAGGACAGTGGTATTGAGATCGTTTATAACGATACTTGGTTTAGTTTTGTTGGTGAAACAATTTTCGTGCATCCACTTGCTTATTCCAGCGGTATGTTAAAAACGGCAGAAAAGGCATATCGGTATTTCAAGGATAATGATTATTTCTTTGACAATATCGTGATGGCACACACTCATAAAACAGGTCACTATGATATCGGTAATTCTGTAATTTATGAGCAAGGCTGTTGTTGTGAAACGTCAAAAATGGATTACGCAGATGGAAAATTAACCCCATCTCAACGAGAAGGATTTATTCTGGTTTATCAGGATAAATTCGGAAGGTTGAATGAAGATAAAATACGCATCGTGCGTTTGAATTAAAAGCGGTGACACCCTACCAATAAGTGGGTAATTAAAAAAGAAGTACGACCGCAAGGTCTGCTTTGGGACATCATTTGTTGTCTCCTTTTCTATGGGCTGGAGTGATTGCTCCAGCTTATTGTGCCAGTGTAGTTCAGTTGGTAGAACGCGGGTTTTGTAATCCCGATGCCTTTATGGATTTCGCATGTTCAAATCATGTCACTGGCTCCATGCCACTTTAATTCAGTAGATAGAATAATGTGTTCGTACCACATATGTCGTATGTTTGATTCCTACAGGTGGCTCCAAGCTGTGCGGTCAATAGCTGCTACCGCCTAGACCAACTTAATCTATGGATGATTGGATGCAAAGTAGTTCTGCGGAATGAAATGATAAGCTATTCGTGTTTCGCTACGTTAATGCGAAGATTTAAAAGTCTAAAACAAGCGTTTTATCGACACGAGAACAATTCAACTAGCTCGGATGGTTTGATGGATGCTTGTTTTATTATGGGTCAGTATATCCAGTGGCGAAGATAGCGGACTGTAACTCCGTGACATTAGAAACATCGTTGGTTCGACTCCAACCTGGCTCACCAAAGATTGTACGGCTATTCCCTACACCTTTATATAAAGGTAGCTGTACAGGAAAGTAGGGTTATTGTGTGTTGCTGTAGCGTAGTCTGGTCTAACGCAGTGGTCCTGAACACCACCAATGGTTAAACCCATTCATCCGTCCAAATCGGATCAGCAACGCCATAGCCATGTTCGTTCAGGGGCAAGGACTCCGAGGGCGGCAGTATAGTCGTAAACATTAAAAGCGACTCCATCGGGAACGGCAATTCGAAGTTGTCACATGGCTCTATCGGTTCCCTACCACCGGCTAAAAAGTAGGTTTTATGCGCCCATAGCTCAATTTGGTAGAGCAGCGGTCTCCAAAACCGCGTGTTTCCTGTTCAATTCGGGATGGACGTGCCAATAAAATGATCTCCAATTCGCGGTTGGCGATAAGTCCGAAGTCAAACTATGACCAATCTGTGGTGTGCACACGATTGCGAGATAGGTGACACTTAGGCACTATACAACGCAGAGTGGAGCAGTCAGGTAGCTCGTCTGGTTCATACCCAGAAGGCCGGTGGTCCGAATCCACCCTCTGCACCCAGCATCTCCCCTTTTGCAAGCCTACCGTCAGTTTTCTACTCCCTCTGGCGGTAGGTTTATTTTGATTATTATGCCGGTTCGCTGGCAGGGCAAGGTATGTTACCAACATAAATGTCGTGAACATAGCAAGCTCATATAGATGATTAGTTTCTCACTCGCTTACTTGCAGTGCGTACCATGTGAGAGACACTTTTTAAGAACAGAACCTATCAAGCCTCTCAACGATGCGTATCATGATAGGTCTTTTATAGAATGAAATCTACCCGGCCTCCCAGATTATTGGTGCTCATGAGGGTGGATCTTTTGCTGCCGTAGGATGTGCGCACGTTCTACGGCTTTTATTTTGAATGAATGGAGGTGAGTTGTTTGCCGAGAAAGAAAAAGATTGTTGAGGAAGACGTTATTCTTACGAATAAACCAAATTTCAATTGTTTGCGGTGCGGTACTTCGACAGAAGAACCAACAGGTACATTTTATCGTTTGCCACACAGTCTATTATATAAAGCAAATAACTGTTATGCACCTCTTTGTAAAAAATGTGTAAATAGTCTTTTTGATGAGTTCAAGATAAGATATGGAAGTGAACGTACTGCCTGTATCTTAATGTGTCATCTTCTTGATGCACCGTTTTACAATTCTCTTTTCGATTCGGTTGTTTCTCATAATAACACCTTTTCTGTAGGTCTTTATCTTAGGCAGCTAAATCAAAAACAGTTTCAATTTCAGAATTTTTGTACCACGATCACTGGCGGAGAATTAAACAAAACGGCTGTTGATATTCAGAAAGAAAAAGAACAGAAGTGGTCTAAAGCTGAGATTCAGGCAAAAGAAGACTGTGTTTCTGTCATTGGATACGATCCGTTTGAAGGCTATAACGAAAGTGACCGCCGATATCTATTTAGCGAACTTATCAAGTATTTTGAGGATGGTATTGAAGATGACCCGTTCAAGCTATCACAAATTGTTCAGGTTGTGAACAATAATAACCAGATACGTCAAATCGACTTGCAGATTGCTCGTCTGAATCCTATGAACTCAGCGGAAGCAATCAAGAGTCTGAATGATATTAAGGTAAAGTTGGTTTCTAATAACGATAAGATTGCTAAGGAAAATGAGATCTCTGTTAAGAACCGTTCCAATAAGGATGCCGGACGTAATACTCTTACATTCTTGATGAAGGATATGCGTGAAAAGGATATTGCTGGTGCAGAAGCAAACTTCTACGACCAGTTACGGTCTCCGGGCACTCAATGGGCGGCAGATATGAGCGTTAAGGCAATCAAGGAAAATGCTTTCTTTGACGAAAACGACATGCAGGAAATTTTCGATACACAGAGAGAATTGATTGATAAGTTCCAGAAAGAAAGTGATGACGCTAAGGAAAAATACAGACTGTCTCTTATCGAGAATCAGCGGCTCAAAGAGCTGTTAGAAGATGCCGGTATTGACGCAAGCGCAAAAGATACGGATGGTGATGCCGTATGAGAATGAAGCAAAGAGCGCCTATTATCACAGCCGTAAAACGTAAGATTTATGAGTGCGATGCGGCAACGATAGCGTTCTATCGGCGTAATCCTGTTATTGCGGCCAGAGATTTATTGGGTATCCAACTATTTGACGCTCAGGCATATATGTTGGAACAAAGCTGGAATGCAAGTCATGTTCTTTGGGCGTGTAGTCGAAACTTTGGTAAGTCTTTTGTAGGTTCAGTTTTCATTATCCTAAAGGCAATATTATATGAGAACCAATCTATTTACATTGTAAGTAATGTGGGTGATCAGGCCAAAGAAACTTTTAACAAGATAGAGGAAATTGTTACTCGTGTTGGCAAAACGGCTGCGTCTATCCGTAGTCTGCAAGATATTGCAGAGAAAGAAACGAAAAAGTCTGCAACCAACAAAAGTGGTTTTAGTCATAATCCCGCCGGGTATGTTGTTGAGTTCTATAACGGTAGTTCTATTAACACTTTGAACTCTAACCCAGATGGTGTGCGTGGTAAGCGAGCCAGTCTTATTTTCTTTGATGAGGCAGCATTCTGCTCCGACGAACTGATTGTTGTCTGTGAAGCTTTTGCAACACAGAATACGGATTTCGTCACTGACACTGACACTGACTATAATCCCGAAATGCAGCCTCGTCAGGTTCCTACTCAGCTAGTTTATGCTTCAAGTCAGGACACGATGGACAAGCTTTTTTATAAATACTACAAGCAATTTGCAAAGCGCATGATTGCAGGAGATCGAGATTATTTTGTTTGTGATATGATTTGTGACGTTGCAATCAAAGTTTATATGAAGGGTAAGCCATACAAAGCACTATTGACACAAGACAAGGTAGATGCAGCTCTAAAGTCAAATAAAATGAAGGCGTTGCGTGAATATTATAATCGCCCAAGCCGTGATGGTGGCGTAAACCAGATTATCAAATGGGGTACAGTTCGTCGCAATGAGCGAAAGTATATCCCACAGCTTTATTGGGATAAGAACTATCAGTATATTCTTGCATTTGATCCTGCCCGCACAATGGACAACTCTATTGTTGGCGTTATGCGTATTTATAACGATCCAGAAAACGGCATGTGTGGCGATATTATAAATTGCGTGAATATGGTTGACCTTGCGAATGAGAAAAAATTCAAGCTTGATTCTAATCGTCAGCTTGAGCAGTTGCATGAGTTGATTCTACATTACAATGGTCAAAATCCTGATTACGAATACATTGATAGATTGATGATTGACCAAGGCGCTGGCGGCGGTGGCACTTCAACATATGCAGACGGTTTGCTTAATAATTGGACTGATAAAACAGGCACAGAACATCGTGGTTTTATCGACGCAAATCATGAATTATATGAAGGATATGATGCCCGTTACCCAGATGCTGTTGACAAGCTACGTCTAATTAGTCCACGTAAATTCCGTACTGCCATGGTTGAGGAATTTATTGAGCTGATGAATCTTGGCGTCATTCACTTCCCTCTTGAATATAATGGCGGAGATTACGTTCAGGTAGTAGATGGTGTGGACAAATCAACTGGTCAAGAAATTTTGAAGACGCATGAACTCTCCTTAGAGGAACAGACTGCGTGGGTTAATATCGACTTGATGAAGAACGAGATTACAAGTATTCAGAAAACGACAAACTCTGAAAATACGACCGTAACATATGCTTTGGCACCCGATGTTGCCAATAAAATTCATGATGATCGTTTTTACGTTGCAATTTTACTCGCTCATCGTCTATATGAGTTACGTCGTAAGGATAAAGTGCGCCAGTCTGCGGTGGAGACAATGACTGCTCCGCCGATTTGTATTTCTAACATTGACTTCTAAGCAGAGGAGGTGAAAATGTGGCAAGAAAAAAAAAGGAAGATTTTGATGTCGTGACTGCTTCACAGACAGATGATGGTACTGTTGTGCTTACATCTGTAAACGAGCTTTCAGAAGAAAGAATGGATAATGTTATCCGCCATGCTATCGCATCCTATGATCCTGAAAATAAGCAATATAGTACATATTTGAAAATCTCAGCCTCCTCTGAGACGCTGACAGTTGACCGAATTGATGAACTTGCACGAGGGCTACAGTCAAGCCTGACGAATGTGCAGACGGTAAATGGAATCATCCGTAATTACATCAATAAAGATGACCTGATTGGCATTACTTATGATGCAATTGAGGCGAATGTTAATACAGAGTTCAAATGCAGTTTTGCACAGTTCCCTGAGCAGCGTAATAAGACAAAACAGGTAAATTATGCCCGTGAAGTGATTGATGACTTCAATACACAAATCAATGTGCGAAGTCTGCTGCGTGCTGCCATTCCGATGACTTACGCAGAGGGCACTTATATTACATATCTGCGTCAGAAGGATGAGAACTACATTGTAGACTACTACCCTCTTGGTATTGCTGAGATAAGTGATTACCTATCAAATGGACAGCCTGTTGTGCTTATCAACATGTCTAAGCTGAAATCAGCTTTGAGTAAATCTATGCTGAAGGATAAGAAGAATAAAGCACTGTTCTTTGAAAATCAGGAGACTGAGATTCAGAACAACTATCCAGATGAGGTGTATCAGGCATTTAAGAATGGTGATACATACGCAAAATTGGATGTTGACCATTGTGGTGTGATTCGTATTGGCAACATGGGGCAGAAATATGGCGTCTCTCCCCTGTTCCGCGCATTACGTCCGGCATTGATGCTTGAAACTTTTGATACTTCAGACCGTGTAAATGCTAAGGCAAAGGCAAAGAAAATCATCTGGCAACAGCTTGACCCTGAGTTGATGGGACCAAACAAAGATAAAAAGGGCTTCTCTGAACAAGTGACGGCGCACGATAACCTGCTGCGTGCATGGAAACAAAATACTGTGCTTGTGACGACCGCTCCTTATGTAAAGGATATCAAGTATGTTGAGCCAAAAGTTGAGATGACAAATATCGAGACTGTTAAACAGTATCGCAACCGAGAGATGGCTGCTTTGGGTATCAGTTTCTTAAATACCGATGGTCAGCAGACTGTTTCAACTGCAAAGGTGTCTCTTGACCAGCTGATGAAAAATATCGGTAAGATTGCAGAACAGATTGAAGATGTATTAAAGCGATGGTATCGTATTCGCCTTGAAGATGCAGGTGTAGACACGATGTACTGTCCTGATGTGAAGGTCTCTACTACTGAAATGATGGGCATGGAGATGAAGAAGGCGATTGCTCAGTTCCTGTTCACCACTTTGAACTGTTCTTACAAGACTGCTTACGAGTACATGGGACTTCATGCTGAGGACGAACTACGCAAGCGTCAGGCTGAAACCGAAGAAGGTTATGACGATGTGTTTGTGGCTCGCCAGACCTCTTATACATCGACCGGTAGTTCCGGCGGTGGTGGTGACAGTGATAAAAAGACAGGCCGTCCAAAGGGCGAGGAAACTGAAAAACAAATTTATGACCAGCAGAGAAATGAAGATAGTAAGTGAGGTGATGAACGATGAGTAAGGAGTATTTCTATAGTAGAAATATCTGTTGCTCTGAGATTACGGAGCATCCAGACCACTATCTTGCCAAGTTTGTCATCTGTGATTTCTCAGTAAATGGGAATCAGGTTGCTTTGAACCGTGACACTATTGAAAGTTGGATGAGCACACTGGTTGGCAACCCGCTTGTTGGTAAGTTGGTCGTAGCTCCAAAGGGTGAACTGGATTTTTCCGGTCACAATATGAAAGTCGTCACCAGAAAAGACGATGATGGCAATGAATACAAAACTGCTGAATTTGACACTGATGCATTCGGTAGTTTTCAGTCAGTCGGTATCGAGAAAATTGACGATACCGACTTTATTGTTGCCTCTTGTAAGATCTGGAAGCGATATCCAAAGGCTTGTGCGACGATTCTGCGCCGTATTGAGAGTGGCACATTAAACACTAGTTGGGAAATTGATGTGCTGAAAGCTCATAAGGGAATCGTGGGTGGCCGCATGGCAAAAATCATTGACGATGGCGTGTTTACTGCACATTGTTTGCTTGGTGCAAATGTTGAACCTGCATATAAGTGCTCTAAACTGCTTGAAGTCGCTGAAACCGATTTTGGTCTTGAATTGGCAAATGCCTATATCGAGGACACAAAAGAGATTTCAAATATAGAATCTAATGAAAAGGAGGCAAAAAATTTGGAACTGAATAAGGACAAGGAGACTCAGACCGTACAGGTCGAGTCCACTAAGCCTGAGCAGGCAGAGCAGACTCCCGTTGACGAGCCTGACGCAGCACCTGCTACTGAGCCCACTACTCCGGCAGAGCCTGATGTTCAAACTTCCGAGGAAGGCGGTGAAGCTCCTCCCCCGACCGAGCCTGAAACTGGCACTGAACCTGCTGGCGAGCCTAAGCCCACTCCAGAGACTTCCAGTCTGACTGGTCGTGATCTGTATATGAAGCTTGAAGATGCAGTATCAAAGATTAGCTCTGATTACTACATGACTGATATGTTCCCTGAAGATCACACTATCTGGTGCAAGAAGTGGGGCTACATGAACGAGCTGGATTACATTATGTTCCCCTACACTGTTGAGGGCGACGAAGTTTCTCTGGGTGAGCCGCAGAATATCACTCTGACCGTTTCTATTTCTGATGTCAATACCAAGATTGCGGAGCTGAATAACACTATTGCAAGTCTGAATACCGAGTTGCAGAGTGCAAAGGAAAAGGTTGCTTCACTGACTCCGTATAAGGATCAGGCCGAGAAAGCAGAGGCAGAAAAGGCGGCTGCAGAGCTTGCACAGAAGAAGGAGGATCTGCGTCAGTACGCAATCTCCAGCAAGATGATTACTGAAGCTGAAGTTTCCGATGGTGGCAACTACGCAAGTCTGATTGATAATCTGGACGAGACCGGCATCAAGAGTGTGATTGCCGAGCGTTGCGTTGAAGCCGCTAAGAAGGCTCCTGCTGAAAAGAAGATTGAAACTTCTGATGTACATAAGCCTGAGAGTATTAAGCTGAATTTGAATGAAACCAAGTATAACACCACTAGCGCTAACAAGCGTGACGCATGGCGGGAATATTTGGGTAAGTAATAACATTTAAGAGAAAGGAAAAATATTATGATTCGTGAACTGATGGTGAACGGCGCGAAGAATATTCCCGCTAACTATGCCGCAAAGGTCGATATGGTCACCGGTATGGGTGTTCAGGTTGACCACAAGGCTGGTCAGGTTAAGTTCCCTGACGCAGCTACCGCCGAGGGCATCGAGATGGTTGCTCATGAGTTTATCCCGGAGGGCATCTATGCAAGCCAGACTAATTTTGATGACTATGATAAGATGGTCACCGAGATTAAGGCAGGTGTACTGGTGAAGCGTGTTCCTCTGTATGCTGGTGAGCTGTATGGCACCGACCAGTATAAGGCTGCTGATGCACAGGATGCTAATATCGGCAAGCTGCTGGAGGTCAACACTGACGGTAAGTGGCAGGTTGCTACTACTGGTACTTCTCGTTTTGAGTTTGCTGGTGTGATGGATGACAACGGCCACAAGCTGATTATGATCAGTGTGCTGCCCGAGGTAAAGACTGTTGCTTGATTGAGAGAAAAATCTTGAATATGATACGTGAAATTTAAGGCTATCGTCTTTTGGCGGTAGCTCTTTTATTTTGCGCAAAGAGAAAGGAAATGAATTATGGCACTGGATATTGAAGTGGCCGAGCTGATGAAGAAGCCTGGTCGTGTTTATAGTGTTGCTGAGAAGACTCAGTATAATCTGCCCATGGATGCCGAGGACAAGGAGATTGCCGAGGTTTGTGAGGCACACATTAACGAGCTGATTGACAAGGGCGACCCTGACCGCGAGATTGGTCAGTTTGTTAATCGTACCGTGACCGATGATACCTATAATGCTCCCGATGAGCTGCTGGATGCTATGTTTGATCGTGGCACTATCGGTGAAAACGACGACTATCAGGCAGGTCGTACAATCCGCAATACTCTGGTAGCTCACGAGGCTGCTAAGGGTGGCAACGTACCGAAGTCCTACCTGCACTATGAGGTTATTAAGCCTGTTTGGAAGAATATTCAGGTGGAAACGGACATTTCGTTTATGGAAATTCGTCGCAATGGTTGGAAGTCTATTGCTACTCTGACTACATTCATGAGCGAGTCTCTGAAGAACAAGATGTTCTATGACGTCTTCGGTATGGTTGATGACATGATTGCTGGTGGTGAGCAGAAGATCGATGCTCAGGGCAAGGAGCCCACTATGCAGGATATGGACGCTCTGGCTCTGTACCTGAATGAGTACGCAGATGGTGGTAATCCCTTCACTGTCAGCCTGATGAAGTATTGTGCTAAGATGCGTCGTATGACCGGCTACGCAGAGTATCTGTCTGACGCAGCTAAGGACGAGTTCAACCGTTATGGTCTGGTGAAGACTTACGACGGCGTGGCTATCACTGGTATTAGTTCTGCCAAGAAACTGGGCGATGGTTCCCTGCTGATCCCCGATAAGCGGATCTTCGGTATTGCTGGAAAGCTGGGCACCCTTGACATGAAGGGCGAGACTCATACTTATGAGGACTATGACAACAATAACGAAAAGGTTCATCTGATGCTGAAGGACTTCTCTTATGGTTACAGCATTGCACATCCTGAGCGTGTTGCTAAGATTGTTCTGCAGTAATTTTTACCAAAAGCAAATTTGAGCGGGAGCTTTGCGGCTTCCGCTTTTATAGAAAAGGAGACAAATTATGAGTTCCGTGATGGAAAAGAAGTTTATTGACGTTATGAACTGCGACGATAACGTGGTTACCATTTCGTCACTGAACGGTAAGGGCTATACTTTCGAGCCCGGTAATGTGGAAGAGCCTTGTGTGATTCCTATTCCGCCGGAGGAGATCATGTATATGAACAGCACTTGTTCTGCGTTCAAGAATGGTGTTCTGCGTTTTCGCCCTGAAGAGCAGAATGAAATCTTTAAGGCTATTGGCATTAAGGGTGACGATGTTCTATTCATTGAAGATATTGATGATGCGATTCTGAATCCCACTGTCGAGAATCTTCAGCGTATGATTGACATCAAGGATGGTGCTCAGTTTGAGCGTATTCGTGGTCGCTTTTATCGTATGACCAATGCCGGTGAAGACCTGTCTACTAAGGTCAAGCGCCTGATTGATGAGCGTTATAAGGAGCTGCGTGCTGGCAAGCGTAACAGTGAACTGTCTGTTGTGCCTGCAGCTAAGTCTGCCCCTGCTGATGTTCAGGCAGAACTTGAGACTGCAAAGAATCAGATGGCTGAAATGCAGAAGCAGATGCAGGCTATGATGGCACAGATGCAATCTATTATGATGGCAGGTGCGCAGCCTGTTGCACAGGACAGCTCTGCAGAAAAGTCTGCTGTCAAGCGTGGCCGTAAGAAGGCAGAGGCAGAAAAGGCGGAGGTCGTTCCCGCCGAGTAAGATTGGAGGGATAATGTGACCGCATTTTCGGAAATATACGACAAGTTCTACGAGTTGGTTGAAACTGATAGTAATTTTTTTCAGTATTTTGACCTGAGTGAGAATGAAGTAAGAAACCTTGTGCATGACCGTGCAAAGAGTTATTTAATGGAGTCTCTTTCTGTTATTTTCAGAAATATTGAGCCTGAAGAGAATTTTAGCTTTGATGATTATGATTCTGAGTTAGAGGAATTCAATTCAGACCTTACATACGACGAAATTGATATGCTTGCGCACCTGATGTTGGAGCAACATTTCAAACGAGAATTTGGAAAGCTAAAGGCATTTAGCGCACAAGACCTTCCTACAAGTTTACAGGTATTCTCCCCTGCTAATGAGCGTGCGAGTATTCGTGCCCTTGTGAAAGACATCCATGAGGAGAATATGACAATGTTGGATAACTATATGGCAAAAGACCGCTCGACCCGTAAGCGTAAGACCATCGACTATGATACATACGCTTCCTACTCTGAGTAAGGAGGTATACCGATGGACTTTTATACGAGGGCACGAGCTGTTGGTGGTGCCGCAAAGATGTCTAACAAAAAGGACGTCAAAATTGCTTTTGCAAAACGTGACTTCGCTGCACACTTCAAAGATAGTGTTGACTACGAGGATAATACTTTAGTAAATGGTTTGCCTCAGAAGCTGGTTGTCAGCCGTAGTAATAGTATAGTCAAGGAGAAAAAGATCTGGGCTTATCCCGGTGATTCTTTGAATCTTGGTGATATTGTTGACTGCTACAACTGCAAATGGCTTGTAACTGAGATAGAACCAAATGATGAAATTTTTCTTCGTGGAAAAATGGAGCTTTGTAACCGTCAGATTCAATGGCAAAATCCGATTACTGGTGAGATAGTCTCTCGTTGGGCAACGCTGAGCAAGCCTTATTACGCAAATAATAAGGAGATTGTTATGACTTCATTGAGTCAACGTGAGTATAAAGTGCAGATGCCTTTTGATGACGAGACCGCACTGATCGACCTTGATAAGCGCTTTATGCTGGAAATTATCAATGGCGAGCCTAAAACATATGTTACGACTTCTGTTGACCAGAGTACAGAGCGTTATGAACTGCATGGCAAGACACAGGGGTTCCTTGTGTTGAATATCCGGCAGGATCAGTACAACAGTAAGACGGATAATGCCGAGAAGATGATTTGTGATTATTTTGAGCCGAATAAGAGTGATGAGCCGGATGCGGATTCTCAGGTAACAGCTACTATTAAGTACGCAGGCAAGCCGGAAGTTCGTGTTGGTGGCTCTTGGAAAAAATTTACTCCGGTATTTACAAGCATTACTGGTGAAGACGTTGCGGAGGTTGCGAAGTGGAACTTTATTTGCCTTGATGAATTTAAAGATTTCGTTGAGACGAAGACAAATGATGATGGTACTTTTAAAATTCGCATTTTGAATAATAGTATCATGGACGGTGTAACCGTGAGAATCACTTTGGCAAATGCAGATGGTACGGCAAACGCATCTATTGAATGTAAGGTGGTGAGTTTGCTGTGACAACGAGTGAGCTGATTACAGAGTATAAAAACAAATTGGCTTTGAAGCTGGTCAATACTGATGGGCTTGTTGAAGCGATGGGTAATGATGACATTGAAGAGCCTGACGAGGCGATTTATACATATATCTTCCCTTACTTCCATATTCCTGACACGATTGAGGCAGCGCACAGCTATATTTGTTTTAAGGTAAATATGACTGATCGCAGTAATGTCAACGACTGGTATGAAAACTTCACACTGACTGTATGGGTTATTGTGAACCAAGCGTTGATGAAGATGAAAGGTCATGGCGGAGCAACACGAGTTGACTATCTGAGTGGTCTTGTTGAGAAAGAACTACACGGCAGTACAATTTTTGGAATCAAACAGCTTAAAATCACATCCAATATCGAAGACAACATGGATTTACATCATCGTGTGAGGATCATGACGTTCAAGACGCAGGATCTGGATGACCTTGTGGGGTGTGGTTGATGGAACTTCGAGAACTGTATGAGCCAAGTTTGATGCGTGGAAGAGATTTTAAAATCAATGACAAAATTACGATTCACATGCCGTCTGTCGGTGATATTATCGATTATGGTGAGCAAAAGTATTTTCAGTTGGTTTACTTATTCTGTTCTACATCAAGCGATTATAAAGCACAGCTTGACTCTGTTGGGGTTGATTGGCAGAAGGTTTCGGATTTTGAAATGTTCCGGCAACTTTTTATAGGCAATAAAAATCAGGACATGTCTATTTTGCTTGGCAATATGGATACTTCTGGGTTTATGATGGCAAAAGATAACATAAGTGGTGAGATTGTCTTGCACAACAGACTTACGGACACTCGTATTGACCATGTGGTGTATGAAACAATTTCTCAGTACCTATGTGCCGCAAATGGAATTGAAAAGCATTCTGAATTTGCTGCTGACGAACCAACAAGAATTGCAATGATAGAGGAAGCCAGAGACAACTTAGAGTATCAGAAAATAAAGCATTATGAACCACACCTTGCGGAGCTTGTACTCTCAATGGCGTGTTCATCTGGCTTTAAAGCAGATTACTTCAAGGCTATGGATTACCCTATGAGTGTGTTTATGAATCATGTAAGAAAGATTCAGCAAATAAAAAGTTACGACAACACGATGCATGGCGTTTACGCTGGTACCGTGGAATTTGGAAAGATTCCAAAAGCACAACTGGATTGGACGAGCAAGGTTGATTGATTAGCCTTGCTCTTTTATTTTATCCAAATAAATTGAAAGGAAGAATATTATGAGCGATTTTAATTTCAATGAGGTCGTTATTGACCGCGTTCATCGCATTCACGAGTACGACCTGAATGGCAAGCGTCTGTGGACTATGAATCAGGTTAAGGATTTCAAGCTGACTCTGGGCGGCGAGACTGTTTATGCTCAGGATGCACAGGGCGTTAACATCATGGCATTCGATAAGAGCAAGACTGCAGAGGCAGATTGGTCTAATGCCCTGATGCATCTGGGTGCTCTGGCAGAGCAGATGGGCTCCAAAAAGGAGGTTGCTTCCTCTGAGGCAAAGCAGGTCTTTACCACTGTTGAGTACCTGACTTCTGCTGACGGCAAGAAGCTGACTCTGACCCATACTCCCAAGGCTGCTGTTGCAAATGCCCCCTTTAAGTACATCGATCTGGTCGATGGTCAGGGTAATGCACTGAAGACCTTTGAGCTGGGCGAGACTGCTGAGTCTCAGTTCTCTGTTACTGGCACCGAGGTTACTCTGCCCACTGGTGCAAACCTGAAGGCTGGTGACCGCTTTGTTGTGAAGTATCAGTACGAGAGCGAGGAGGGCGTTGCTATCAATGATAGCGCCGACAAGTTCTCTGCCGAGGGCGAGTTCGTGATTGAGGCATTCTGCTACAATCCTTGCGATAAGGCAAACAAGAAACTGATGCGTATCATCTTCCCGAACGCTAAGATGGACAACGCAATCGACATGACTCTGAATAATGAGCTGACTCACCCTGTTAAGATCAGCGCAACTCAGGAGTACTGCTCTGACGATAAGCGTCTGTTCCGCATCGAGACTGCTGCTGCCTAATGGCAAATCTGAATTGGTGCCGTACTTGCGGAAAAGAATATCCGGTTTGCCCGCATTGCGAGCAGGATGCGCGTCTTAATCCTTGGCGAATGATTTGTGACACTGAGCCGCACTTTCTTGTGTGGACTGCCGTAAATCAGTATCGTCAGGGAATTATTTCAAAAGAGACTGCAAAGGCAGACCTGACTACTCTTTTGATGCGCAAGTATAAGAATGTTACGGAAGCCGAGGTAGAAACTTTTATCCCTGCTGTTCGTGATGTTTTCCATGAAATTATGGATGAGCCTGTAGTGGCTGAAAATGAATCATCTAGTGATGTAAAAGATGAGACGCCCGTGAAGCCGGTAGTTAAGAAAACATCAAATCGTAAGGGGCGGGCATAACCGCCCCTTCGTTTTTCGTGGTGATTTTATGGAGAAAAAGAACAGAACAAAGTTTAACGTCAGTAAGAATCCAGCAGATAGAACATATGACGGCGTAGTTTATGATAGTAAGGCAGAAATGTTGTTTTATCGAGATATTGTATTGCCAAGGCTGGCAAGCGGCGAAATTGTAGAGTGTCGTAAGCAAGTCCCCTTTCTTCTGCAAGAAGCGTTCCGCCGGGTCGATAAGGACGGAAAGGACATAGCGGTGCGGAAGATTGATTACGTGGCGGACTATGAAATTACATATCGAGATGGCAGCAAACAAGTGATTGATACGAAGGGATTCGCTGATAGTGTTGCGCTGATGAAGCGCAAGATGTTCTGGTTCAAGTATCCTGATGTAGATTACCGCTGGATTACATACTCCAAAATTGATGGAGGTTGGGTCGATTACGACGACCTAAAAAAAGCTCGGAAAGAGCGAAAGAAATTAAAGCAAGCACAGACGAAAGGGAGATAAAATGAAGGTTTTAAATTTTCAGGAGCGAAACGAGTTTCTTGATGAGGTTGTTAAGGCATGTACTATTGACGGTGATTATCAGCCCGCACTGCTTGATGTGGTGTTTCGGCTAACCGTTTTAAAGTATTTTGCGGATTATGATTATCGTAGTGAGCCGCAGAGTGAGTGGCCGCGTATTGCTTACGAGTCTTTTAACTTCAAAATTAACAAGGCTGGTTGTGATACTTCTGCATTCTGGGATCAGTACGATTCTCTGGAGAAGGCTGTTCACGAGCAGATTGACCGTTCTCATAAGGAATGGCTTGTTCTTGGTCTCTGTGGCAAGCTCAACGAGATTATTAAGAAGCCTGACCCTATTTCTAATTTCGTTGACTTTATGGAGAACTATTTGAATGATGTGAAGGGCAACTTGAATGACTTTGACGTCGAGAAGTTTTCTGAAGTGACTTCTGCCCTGCTGGACAATAAGCAGGAGATCTCTGCTGTGCTGGCAAAAGATAAAAAGGAATAAACACTTTTAGAGGTGGGTTGGAGGGAATTTTAATATGGCTACAAGAAGTAAACCGCTGAAGTTATGGGATGCTGAGAAGTTCAAGAATGTTAACCCAGTGTCTTTGAAATACTGGGATAGATACGAGACTGATATGGGTATCCGTGACCTCAGCCCGTCTACTGTTTACAATTATGAATCGGATTTCAAGCAGTGGATGATTTATGTTCTGGACAATCAGGGTAACGCTCCCGTGACGGAACTTGAGGAAGAGGATATTGAGGAATTTCTGTTCTACTGTAAGAAGCACGGAAACAACTCTGCTCGTATGAAGCGGCGTATGAGTACAATTTCTGCGCTATATCGGTATCTTCGTAAGAAGAAAATTATCAAAGAAAATCCGATGGAGTTCATTGACCGACCGACCAAGGACGTGGCTGTCGTAAAGCAGACATACCTTACGCCTGATGAGGTTAAGTTGATGCGAGAGAAGCTGAACGCTCTTGTTGAATCTGCAACCACCGTTCACATGAAGGATAATGCGATGACGCTGCGTCTGTACGCACTATTCTCGCTATCTACGATGGCTCGTGTCAATGCTGTGCGGAATACACTCTGGAAGTCTATCGACTATGAGAACCGTATGGTGCATGACGTTCTGGAAAAGGAAGGAAAAATCGTTGACTTGATGTTTAGCAAGGAAGTTTCTGAACTTTTGAAAGAGCTGAAGGAATACCGTACTGAGCATGATATCGAGGATGGCGGCTATGTGTTTGTTGGTACAAAAATCAATGGTGCATGGATGCCGATTACTTCAAGCACGGCTGGTGACTGGTGTAAGAAAATTGGCGAGATGATTGACGAGCCCACGTTGCACCCACACGATTTTCGGCACAGTGGTGCTACCCTGCTGAAGAATGCGGGTATGAGTCTGGAAGATGTCTCTTCCCTGCTCAACCATGCTGGCACGGATGTGACCAACAAGTATTACATCAAGAAGGATACGACAAAGATTCAGTCCGCAAAGGATCGGTTTGAGATTTGAGGTGGAGTGAATGGGAAGTCTTGCTACTTCGTATACAAATTTTGATGATTTACTGGCCGGTGTTGCGAATGGAATTGAAGAAGCGGTGCGAGGTGTTGCTTCGCAAATCGAAACTCGTTTGCAAGTGAGTGCAGAACAGAATGTGCATCCGAAAGATGGTCGAAAAAATGGAATTACCAGTGCAAAAAATATTGTTAGTAGCGTTACTCGTGAAGGCAACGTGATAACGATGGTTGTAAAAGATATTGCTAGACCGCAGGGCCCAAAATGGGGTGCTTTTGACGAAGCACAAAACGATGCACTCGAAGGAACGATGTTTGCAAACTGGATCGAGCACGGTTTATGGATGGATATTGCTGCTTGGGCAAGTATGGGGTATTCAAAAGATGATGATAAACCGAAACGCCCTGCCCGTCCGTTTATAACACCTGTTCAAGTTGAAGCAGCAATGCTGGTAAAAACAGCATTACATAATTTGTAAAAAATATTTTGAGAGGAGGGTCAGCTTTAAGGAGCTGGCCGCTTCTCTTTTTTATTTTGAAAGGAAAAGGTATTGAAAATGGAAAAGAGAGGTGGTTAACATGGATCCTAATGCAAATTCTGGTGCTAGTGGAGCAACCGATACTTCTTCCGCGACCGCAATTAAAGTTCAGGTCGTTCTTGATACTACAACTACACAGTTAAAACAGCAGTTTGCTGGTATCCAGAATGATATTGAGAAAGACCCGATCGGTTTGACTTTCGGTGTTGATAAAAAAACGTCCAAGGATGCTATCATTAAAGGACTTCAGGAAATTCTTGGCAAAGGTACTAATATTACGATTGGTGCTGGTGTTGACCCTAATGCTGGGAATCAAGTCAAGAAGCAGGTACAAAATGCCGCAAACGCTGGTCAGCAGGCGGCAAATAAGAACAAGGTAAAAATCAAGGTTCAAACTGATGTTGATGACGGAACTAAAAACAAGCTTGATGCTTATTATAAGCGTCTGAAAGAACGTTACGACCTTGAAGCAAAAATTGCAAGTTCTACAGTAAATGGAGTAATAAATCCTGAGCTTGACGGTGCTGGAAAGCGTTTAAAGGCAGTTCGTGCAGAATTAAAGCAACTAAAGTCAGAACTACAAGGAAAGATTCCGACAGATAAATACTCTAAGGCATACGAGATATGGCATTCGGGACAGGCTAGGATTGCCGCTGCTGGGCAAAGTGCTAGTGGTACACTTAATAGACGCGAAGATACAAAAAATACCACTCTTACAAATCGAGAGGTTCAGGAAAAGCTTAATGAGTTTTATACTCAACAGAAAAAAGCAGGTGCCCTTGAACAAGCATCACTGACTCTCGGCAATAAAACTGCAAATAGTAAAGAGTTAGAAGCTGTTAAAACACAGCTTGAAAAGGCACAGGAATCCGCAAAAAATCTTAGAACCGAACTTTCAAATTTGCTTCCTGATGAAGAAATTGACAAGCTCACAAAATTCGACAACGAACTCGATGACAATCTAATTCGAATTAAAGGTCGAATTGCTGACCAAAATGCCGCTAAAACGAAATCTGAATCGGATGCTCAGTTAAATGCTGCGAAAAAGGCAAAGATTTCTGAATACAACTCGGAATTATCAAATTTTAAGAAACTGACATTAGATTCGGCTCGTCTTGAAGGTAAGAGTAATTCGGAAAATGAACTTTCGTTTGTTAATCAGCAAATGGAAGATTCGTTAAATAATCTAAACAAATTGCAAACAGACCTTGGTGATGTTCTTTCAAAAAATGAACTCGATGAAATCATTCGCCAATATGAAAAGTTCGAAAGCGACTTAGCGGACGAAGTAACTCGTATTGAAGCTCATTATGAAGACTTAAAGAATGCGCGAGAGAGCACCAAGGCCACCGCTGAGGAAAAACGTCAGGCGAAACAGACGGATGATTATACCAATGACTTAGCTACTGCCAGAAACAAGTATAAAAATATGTCTGGTGTGCCAAGTGATGTGAGTGATTCTCTTGATAATGTAGATGCTCAAATCAAGAAATTGGATACTCTCAAAGTTGGCACACAGGATTATACAGAGCAGTTAAAGGTTATTGGCACCGCTTGGACTGACGCCACTCGTCAGATGGATGCTTTTGATGATGCTCAAAAGAAGACTGAGAATCGTGTCAAGAGCATGACGGAACAAGCTCTGAAATGGAAGGAGTCTATTAAGGACAGTGAAACCGCTTCACAGGAACTGAGAGATTCCATTGACGGTATCATTAGCGCATCTAAGAAGTTAGATTCTGACCATAGTTCTGAGACATATAAACAAGGCGTAAAAGATTTGGATGACGCTTTTATTAGTGCAAAGGCGTCTATGTCTGTTTACACAGATGGATACAAAAATCTTGAATCTACTGCAACAAAAACCCTGACTGAGATTCGTAAAAAGCAGTTAGAACTACAGCAAGCAGGAAATCATAAATTTGATAATGTTCTTACAGGCGATAGTAAATCAGCCTCTCTTGATGGAAGTCTTGAGAGTCAATTCAATTATCTAAAGCGGTACAATTCACAATCAGCAGACTACAAGCAAATCCTCGAAGGTATTGTTGAAGAGTGGAAAAAAATAAAGATTGAAATTGATCAAGCTCTAAAATCAGAAGAGGATTTGGAAAAAGAAGCTGACAAGCGAAAGAAAAAGCTTGATGACCTTGCCGACTCTATTCAAAGTATTGAAAATCAATCTCGTGGCGCTGGTAACACTCTTAATACCGAGTTAAAGAAGTATGTTTACGGTGAAAAGTGGCAGAAGGATGGAGATCAACAAGATGGTATTCTGAAGGGCCTTCGTGAAAAACTGAATACCTTGAGCGGAACTACAGATGTTTCTGAGTATAAGCGGCTTCTTCAAGAACTTGAAGCAGAAATTGACACTGTTGGACAAAAAGTTACAGATTTTAAGAAGCGTTTCCAGGAGTCTGGTGCTTATGAGCGTGAGCGTAAGAATTTAAATAATCTTGTTCTGCAAATTGATAAATACGCAGCTTCTTTATCTGGATTGGATAAAAGAAAAGACTTAGCTGAAGAGTTAAATAGCATTCGACAGGCAGCAGTGGATGGCACTTCTACATACTCTACATTAAGTAACTTGTTATCAAATCTTCAGATTCGTATGGAGCAGGCCGGTATTTCTGCTGAAACGCTTGGTCAAAAACTGTCTCGTCTGTTCAAGGAACATTTCCAGACCGCCATTGCTATGGCTGGCGTTGCGATGATCAAACAAGGTCTGCGAGAGGTTTATGATAATGTTCTGGAACTGGACACAGCTGTAACAGAGCTTAAAAAAGTCAGTAAAATGACTGGCGACGAGATGAATGAATATCTCGATAGAACTGCAACAAACGCTCGTGAGCTTGGCGCGAATATCTCTGATCTTGTGAGTAGCACAGCCGATTGGAAACGCCTCGGATACACTGATAAAGATTCAGAAGAGCTTGCTCGTGTGTCTGCACTTATGGCGAATGTTGGAGACCAGATCGATAACGCAACGACTGCTTCCTCTTACCTGATTTCTGCAATGCAAGGTTTTGGTCTGGTTGCTGATGATGCAGAGCGTCTTCTGGACTGCATGAACCAAATCGCTAATACCGAACCAGTCAGTATGAACGACCTTGGAATTATCATGCAGAAAAGTTCCGCTGCGATGTCTGCTGCCGGAAATACATATCAGGAGACGCTTAGTTTGGCGGCTGCTGTGAATGGTGTACTTCAGGACAGTGAAGCGAGTGGCACTTACCTAAAAACTTTGAGTATGTACCTTCGTGCTTCAAAGACTGATGCAGAAAATGCCGGTATTGCTACGGATGGAATGGCGAGTTCCGTATCTGAGCTTCGCTCTGAGTTGAAGCAACTTGCTGGGGTTGATATCATGAAGGATGATAATACCTTCAAATCAACCTATCAGATTATGAAGGAGCTTTCTGAGGTTTGGAAAGACCTTTCTGATACCACTCAGGCAAATATTACAGAATTGATCGCCGGTAAGCGTGGAGGTCAGAGTACATCTGCCCTGCTGAATAATTTTAGCGTTGCAGAAGATGCTATGAAACAGGCTCTTAATTCTAGCGGAAGCGCAATGCGTGAGAACCAGACGTACATGGATTCATTGCAGGCGAAGCTTAATCAGCTTGATTCTGCATTCCAGAAGTTCAGTACGGACTTGATGAAGTCAGATATTCCGAAGTTTTTCGTAGATCTTGCAACGGTTTTTGTTGACGGTGCAGATAACGCTGTAAAATTTGCTGGTGCATTACCCACTTTGACAGCTGCCATCTCTGGTGTGTTGTCTGTAATGCAGATGAGCGGAAAACTCAAAAATGGTGCGGGTAAAGTTAATATGCCCTCTTATATTTGTTGCGTATAAAATATAGGATGCGGCACCATGTAAAAATAAAATAGCCCCTAGAGTGCTGGGAAACCCGAAGAGCCATATCGCCTATTGTTATATTTATATAATGTAGGAATCGAAAGATAGAAACAAGGATATGGATGCTATATGCTGAGATAAAAGCTCGGTTTTATCGTATTGTCAAAATATGGTAATAATCGAGTGCTAAGTAGCGTTTATAATGGGCGGTCAGCAGCCGATTCACTCCCCTATTATATAATGTAGGAGGGTGGAAGGTTCATCGACTAAAAAGGGTCAGTGAGCAACCACTGGAAGGATAGTCAGTTCTGGACGAAAGTTCAGAAGTCCACCTCAGACGTAACCAGACGACTTAAAGAAGTAGGTGGAAATGAGGAGACGCGCTATTCTCTGGCGCGATATAAGAAAGAGAAAAATGATTGAATAATTGAATAAAAAGAAAAAGTACACTGTTGTTCGTTGACAGCGTACTCTAAAAAGTGTATAATAAAAGCAACCAAGAGTTCCAATAGACGGTTCCCTCGGTTAGCATCAAACAAATGGAATTAAAATCTGGACAATTTCAATCCCAATGAAGAGCTGCCTACTGGACATAGGCGGCTCTTTTACTTATCACGGCTCTCGCTGTGATGATGTAGCATCTTGAAAATCTCAAGAACAGTCTTAACAAAGCCAGCAAAACCGAAGAACAGCATTGCGACATAGTAGACAGTCTGAATGTCAAAATTCATGGCAACATCCTCCTTCCGACAATATTGCCGGAAGGCAGTTAAAGAAATACACGCTCCTTCTTGCCTTCCGGCTACTGGGAGGGTGACCGCCTATTTTTTACATCTATGATTGGACAAGTTCGATGTGGAACTCCTGATTGCTCCATTATTATACACCCGTCTGTCATATCATGTCAATATTTCTATAATGTAATTTATAATACATAAAAAGAGGTTGCTTTTCTGAAATTTTCTGGCTATAATATAAGTACAATCGCGTATTCAAAATATACGGAGGTATTTTATTATGGCACGTCCTAAAGGAAGCAAGAATAAAGCAAAGGTTCTCGACGGCGTTGATTACGCAGCACAGATCGCTGAAAAGAATACTGCCGCAGAATCTATTGCTCAGGAGATTGCAACTATTAGTGATGATATCGCTACACTGAACGCCCAGCGTAAAGCAAAAGAAGCAGAATTGAAAAAACTCAACAAAGAGATCACCAAGCTCGAAAAGAAAAAGGCTGATGCCGACGCAAAGGTTGCGGAAGCTGCAAAGAAGGCCGAAGCCGAAGATGTGCTCAAGAAGTTGCTGTCTAGCGGTGTGAGCGCAGACGAGATTCTGGAAAAACTGAAGTAAGGCATCATCATAAAACAAGCCCGACTTCCCTACTGCTGGGAGGCCGGGCGTTTTTAATTTGCGTTGCTTTTTACGACATCCTGTGATACACTCTTATAAAAGGAGTGTTGAATCATGGAAAACAATAAGAAGCATGTGCCGGATTATGAAATTTCAACTTATCAAAGAGACGGTAATTTCACCTATTCTCCGAATCAGCCAAAAGCAGACACATCAGTTTTAATTTCTTATTTTAGAGACAGAAGTGCAACACGGAATAACAATAAAACTACTGGAGGTGCAAATGACAGAACTGATAAAACTAATAAATAATGTTACTATGCTTTTTAGTGTCTTTGTGCCTGGCGTGTTATGTGTTTCGCTATACACTAAATTGGCATTAAAGAAAATCGAAACGCAAAGTTTCTTAGCACTTAGCGTATCAATCGGTTTTGTAATAAAATATATCGTTGACTATATCGACACGTTTTTATCGAAAGCACACATTGGACTCAATGGTTTTCCTATTGTTGTGGTCTACTCTGTTGTTGGTATCCTGTCAGCAATTGTATATTTTAAATTAAAGAATTGTGTATGGGTTCGCTGGAAGGCGTCAAAACATTTTGGTGTAGATACTGCCGATAATATTTGGACAAGACATATTGATGCAGAAGGGCAAACTAATGTTCTTCTTTATTTGGATGATGGAACATATATTCTTGGACGTATTGACACCGTTGATGATGAATACATCACTTTAAGCCATCATTCTTCTGCAACTACGCCAGATGGAAAAGATATGGACGAAGCATCAAGGCATCCTATAAGCACAGTAATGTGTGTTCCGATGTGCCACGTTAAGCGTTTTGAATTTCTGTACGATAACAAGAATTCTCATCTTGCTAGATGGTGTTTGCGGTAAATTGAATATAGTAAACACACCCTTGCTAGATTTTAGCAGGGGCTTTATTTATGTCATTTTAGTTAGATACACCTTACCATTCGTAACCGCAATTCCGGCATTTAAATGTCTTCCCTGCCTTCTTGGACCAAATGCCCCAGACTACTGCATCAACAACCTTACTGGTCCCGCTAATCTTTTCAATATCAGGCGAATGACAGGTTGGGCAGGTAGGAACGTATTTCGGATGTTCTTTCTCCTCTAATTCGGCTCTATATTGAGCATCAAAGGCGTTGGCTTTATCTTGCATTTTTTTGAGCGAATCTTCGCTAAGTGTTGAAATGTCAACCTGCGGCAGATGCTCAAACTTCCAATTGATTTTCTTTTGCTGGCTCATACTATTCCACTTAGGCGATAATATGACATCTCTAAAGCAAAATGCGCACAGCATTTGATTTTGGGGATAATACTTGTCACATAACGGGCAGTAGCGTACATATTTATCCATATTTATTCTCCTCAAAAATGATATTATCTTTCATGAACGTTTTTGACGTTGATGACAATAATCATATTACTGGCCTAATAACAAAAATACGAAATCTTTACAGGGAATTTTTATCGCTAGATGTAGCAGAGCGTGGAGCTGGGACTTCTTTCTTTGATTTTATCAAATATTCAATAAGAAGTAAAGCCTCAACTGACGGTTTGACTCTCTCGATGAGGGCAGCAACATTCGCGGCAAAAGCACTAAATCTCGCTTTGTCGATGGCTGTTGGTGCGTTAATTGGAATGGCAATAAACGGAGTCGTTTCCGCCATAGCTGATTACGCACAGCGAATCGATACTGCGGCTACAAAGACTAAAGAGGAAGCTGACGCAGCTAAAAATGCCACTTCCTCTTTAAAGGATCTAGTTGATGCCTACGAAGAACTTGGCGACAAGTCTGGTTGGAGTACAGAAGATTTTGACCAAGCAAAGGATATCCAAGAGGAACTTTTGGCTCTTGCAAAAGAACAAGGCACTCTTGACGAAAATAAAGCAAATCAGCTTGATCTTCAAAATGGAAAATATGAAGAACAGCTTGGTTTGCTGAAGGATATCACAGAAGAACAGCTCAAAGCTTCCGAATCGAAGTTGATTCAATCCAAGGATGCTCAAAGCAATAAGCTAGTTAAAACCGCAAAAGACAACAATCGTTCACATTTCTTTAGTTCTGTTTCCGCCAATACCAATCGTGGTATTATGAACGAGTTAAAAGATGCTGGTATTGATGTTTTTAATAAGAATGGTAGTTTTGGTGCGAAGGACTTGAATGATCCAGATTCTATCGCAAAGTATTATTCTGAACTTGGACGAGCACTGGATTATATTGTACAAAACACAACAGAAGCACAGAGAGCGGCAGGCGGTGCGTACAATACCGTTTATAAGTATTTAATGGATGAGCAATCTGCTCTCCGTGATGATGTAGATTCTTACAACGACTCAACGGATGCTGTTAACGAGAATGTAAACGCTCGTAGAAAGCTTCAAGCTATTGACTTTTGGAGCGACGGCAAAAGCAATGGTATGGACGTAAGCTATAGTTTCGATAAGGTCAATTCTGCAATCGAAACTCTAAAAAATACCATTGATGGGTTTGATGCAAGTAAGTTAAACGAGCTCTTATGGGGCACAAACGAAGGATTATCAGACGAGCAAGCGCAAGCTCTCACAAATCTTCGTAAAGCTTTGACCGACATGGACTTCTCTGCTGACACAAACGGTGTAAATGCGTTTATCCAAGCACTTGTTCAAGTTGGTATTGTAGCTCAGTCTTCTGCAAATGGTGTTGACGCATTGGCTGCTGGCGCACAGAAGATGGAGGATATTTCTTCCAAAATGGATGAAATCCAGTCTGCGTATAAAGCTTCTACCAGTGCAATGGAAGAGTACAATCAGTATGGCTACATGAGTCTCGATTCTCTTCAGTCTTTACTGACGATGAACACCGAGTATCTGAATTGCCTTGAGCTTGTTAATGGTAGGCTTCAGATAAATAAACAGAGTTATGCCGAGTTACTTGCTGCTGAATACGCAGAAGCTGCGGCAACAATTCTGTCTAACGCACAACATGAGGTCGCAAACCTTACTGCCGATGATACGGCTGAAAGCACTGATGATTTAAAAGAAAAAACAGAGGCTGAAAAGACTGCTCTGGAAAATCTTCTTCCTGCCTTGAAAAATGCTACTGCGGCTACTGCGACATACAGTGCGGCTCAGGAGTTTGCAAATGAAGTAGAGAAGGCCGGCGAACGCGGCGTAGATCCTGCAAAACTAGAGGAAATCACGAATCGCACAAATACTCAGCTTTCTTTGCTGTACACCAATATGAATGCCGCTTTAAAGGGTGGGCAAGCATTAACAAATCAGTTGAATGGATTCGGCTCATCTTCTAAAAATGCTGGAAAATCATCTAGTACAACTTCTAAATCTGTTGCTGACCTGTCATCTGCTTTTGATACGTTAACAAAAGCGATGAAAGAATATAACCAGTATGGCTATATTAGTGCAGACACCATGAAGTCGTTAATCGGTGTTGATGATAAGTTTACTGCTTGCTTAACTGAGCAAAATGGAAAACTTGAGCTTAACACCGCAAAATTCCGCACTTTTGTCAGAGCGCAGCTTGAGGAAGCGAATGCAGCTAATGATGGTGGCAAGTCTGCTGGCGAGATGAAGAAGATTCTCGACTGGTTGAACTCTAGTGTCGATTCTGAAACCATTTCTTTTGAGCAACTTACTGATGCCATCAAGGGCTACGGCACCGCGATGGATGAAGCCAAGGAAAAGACGGACGCTATAAAATCCGCATTTTCTGGGCTATATGATATTCAGCAGAAAATCAAGAATAGTCAATTCGGTGTTGGTGACCTTGATGCAACAGAAAGTAAGATAGAGTCTATCTTGCAACTGAGCAAGTTCTTTGGTGATAACAAGGATTTGATGGATAATCTCGTTGACAAAAACGGGAACATCAATCTCAACACTGAGGCGTTTAAGAAAGCGACTCTTGATGAATTGGATAAGCGCATAAAAGCTGCAAACGAAACCGGTGGTGCTGCGGCTACTGCGCTTGCAAACTCGTTAAGTTCTGATAAGGCAAATATTGAAAGTGGCAAAATTTCTGTTAGTGATTATCTTGTTGGTCTTGGAACTGACCTTGAGCGTGTAAATACCGAGTTGGACAAATACCAGACTAATTGGAGCACGCTAAAAGATGCGATGGACGAGTGGAATACTACCGGCCAGCTGACACAGGATACTATGCAGAAGCTGCAGGAACTTCCTGAAGAATTCTCTAATCTACTTACTTATGATGAGGACGGAAACGCTAAAATCGACGTAAAGGCACTTCGCCAAAGTTACGTTGATAAACTGAGTGCATTTGCAAAAGAGTTTGAAGGTAGTCCGATTGGTATTCAAGTTCAGGCAATGATTGATGATGTGCGTGAACCAACCCATGAAGAATATGTGAAGCTTGCAAAGAAGACTGCAACGTATCAGAAAGTCTTAGCACAATATACAAAGAAAATGTCTGCCATTGATTCTAACAAGAATCTATCAGAAGACGAAGCTCTCAAGCAAAAAGCCGAGGTTCAAAAGGAACTTGATGACGCTTTGGAAAAGGCTCTTCTCGAAGTTCAAGAGACCGACGCACAGGTTACAACAAAACTGAAAAAGCATTGGGATGGCGTCGAAAAGGTAATCGAGGAATTTAAGTCCGCTCTATCCGATGCAAAAGCTGTTCTGTCCTCTTTCCTTTCCCTTCTCTCCACTTTAAATGACAAATCCAACAACGACCTCAAGATTTGGGGCGATACGATGAATAAAGTCATCGACAAGCGGATTAAAGCTCTGAATAAGCAGAAGGAAGCTCTGGAAGAAAACAATGACGCTACCGAACGTGCTATTGAACTTTCAAGGGCACAGGACGCGCTCGCCCGAGCCGAACAGCAGCGCACGACCCGTGTGTACACTGAGAACGGTTACGAGTGGCAGGCAAACGCCGAAGATGTGCGTACTGCACGCGAAGATCTTGCGGATAAGCAGCGCGAGTGGAATAAGAAGGATGCCGAAAAGGCTATTGATGACCAAATCAAGAAGTACAATGAGTTCAAGGACAAGTTGTCTGAGGTCATGGATGATATCGGCAAGAGCTGGAAGGATTACCAGAAGGAACTTGAGTACACCGCACAGATCCAGAAGATGACTCTATCTCAGATGGAAGGCTCACTGGACGGCTATCACAATAAGATCATTGCAAGTCTGAACACCGGTAGCGCGATCACTAGCATCCAGAATTTGATTACAAACCTTGAATCGCTTATTAACACGCTCACGAAGGTGAATAACCTGTATTCTTGGGCAAAAACTGGTGAGTACAAAGATCTCGGTACAAAAGGTCTGTGGAATACGATAAAAGGATTCTTCAATAAGGGTGGCGAAGAAGCAACTGGTGAGTCCGCTAATGTAGTTGAGAATTTCTTCAACGTCTTAAGGAGTAAAGTTCAGACTTCTGGAAACGGACTTGTTGAAACATTTAGCGGTATCTGGAAAAAAATTAAAGCTGGCGCTCAGAGCCTATTTAGCGGTTCCGGCGAAGGTAGCGGCATTGTTTCTACGGTTGTGAATGGCTTTAAAGCTATTGGTAATGCTGTTAGTAAGAGCAAGATTGGCTCCACCCTTATTAAAGGCGCAGGAAAACTAGTCACTGGTGCTGGCGGACTTATCAAAGGCGCTGTTAGCGCTATAGGTACTGCTGGCGCTTCCGCGATTCCTGTTGTTGGCGGTCTTGCTGCCGCTGCCGGGCTTGGTATTTATGGCGGCACAAAGGCCATGAAGAATCAGAAGAAAATCTGGTCCAATAAAGAAGATGGCTTTGGTAAGAAGGCAATAAAGTCCGTTGCTTCGTTCTTCTGGGACATAAGTCCTATTGGTGGAATCGTAAATCTGTGTAAGGATATTTTCGGCAAGAGTAAAGAAACTGCCGAGAATACAAAAGACACTGCGAATAGTAGTTCTGAAACTGCCGAAAACACACAAAAGAGCGCAACAAATCTCACAATTAACGCTACACAGATCGTATCTAAAGAAGAGAATAAAGCAACTGACGAAACAGACAAAAAGAATGACGCAACCGCCAATGAAGATAAAACAGTCAAAACGGCTGCTACAACTCTTACTGGTGCTGGTCTGGGCGCAGCTGCGGGTATGGCAATAGGTGGACCTGTAGGAGCATTGATTGGTACTCTTTTGGGAGGTTTTGCTGGTTTCTTTTTGGGTGGTCACGCGAATGGTCTTAAATCTTCTAAAACGAATCATTTTGCAAACGTTGACGAAAGAGGTTCAGAACTTATTGTTCGTAAGCCAGCTTCTGGACGTTATACATATCTTGAGACTGGCGATGGTGTTGTTCCTGCTGATATTACCTCTCGCCTGTTTGAGATGGGCGGCAATCCAGACAAGTGGTTCAGCGATCAATTGGCAAAACATAGTTCTGCTTCTATGGTGCAAAGCCGCGACGCTGGTGGTATTTCCCTGTCTATTGGTGATGTGAATGTGAACTATCCCGTTGGTGATAGCGATGCACTGGCTCGTGAGTTGGTAAATCGTCTGCCGAACAAGGTTGTACAGGAACTGAATAGACGTTAAACAGTACAATAAGCAAAAATAAATACGAAGTATACTTGGCTCAGGGTGGGTTGGGTAGGTTGAGATCGAGTATACATTTATAAAGGAGGGACGAGATGTCACAAAATAGTCAAGATGCAATCGACGTGTTGAGCAAAGTCATCGTAGACACGATTGAAAAGAAACTCAATGACGCAAAATTTGACAAATCGCAGACTGGCGTGGTAACTGCGGTGAGTGGGAATACATACACAATATCCGTGTTTGGAAGCCAGTATAACATTACCTCTGACCAGATTTACACGGTTGGACAGAGTGTGGTTGTGACTGCATTGCAGAGTGATATGAAGCGACTGGTATGTTCCCCCGATAATATTGGTACAATGAAAACAGTGGACAGCAAAGTCAACGTGGTTGGCAGTCAGCTGTCCATTATTGATACAGATTTTGCTGACACTATTGTCAAATACACGGATGTCAGTGAATTTTTAACGCTAAAAGATCAGGCAGACGGACAACTCAGCTTATGGTTCTACAGTGGTGTACCATCTACTGATACGGCTCCGACAGTAAATTGGGTAACGGAGGATGCAAAGAGAGTGCACATTGGCGACCTTTATTATGACATGAAGGCTGATGACGCGTATAGGTGGACGGACACTTTTATATGGGAGACTCTTAGTGATAAGAATTTATTGAAAGTTTTGAGAGCTGCAAGCCTTGAAACCGATACAGCAAATGGATCAAGACGTGTTTTTTTCACAACGCCTTCAACCCCATATAGCCGTGGTGATATCTGGGCAAGTAGTTCTGGTGATAATAAAGTTCTTGTATGTCAGACAGCGCGTCCTACAACTGAAAGCTTTAGTCGGACTGACTGGGCTGTGGCGCTAAAATACACGGATGATACAAAAGCAAACGAGGCACTGGATGCCGCTGGCAAAATAGATGGTGACCTTGTAAGCTTTAAAACGGAATATAATTCTGATTTGGAGAGTACAAAGCAGCAGATTGAAGCCCGCGTAACCACTAAAAAATACAACGAGGACATGAGCGGGCTAAATACAAGAATTTCGCTGACAGAATCTAGAATTTCAAAAAACGAGAATGCCATTGTACTGTGTGCCACAAAAACTGAAGCTCAAAAGTATGCGGATGCTGCAGAACTGAACGCAAATAAAAAACTCGAAGAGCACATTAAAACAGCAACTGAAAGCATTGATTCAAAGGTGGCTAAGACGGATTATACCGGAAAAAACATTGCTACTTTGATAAACCAGAGTACAAATACTATAAAAATCAAAGCGACAAAGCTTAACTTGACTGGTGCTATATCTGTTGACAAAAATGGTAAAGTAGCGCTTGATTCCACCTCTGTAAACAACAGCCTTACGCAAGTTTCTGGGGATAAAATCACCACTGATACTATTACTGTGGACAAGTTGAAGGCTGGACAGATTTTCCAGCTACTATGGAAGAACGATTCAAAAGATGCATACTCTGCTGTTGGCGAAGAAAATAAGTTAACTTTTGAAGCAGACAGCGATTATTCAGAGTATATTTTTATCTTCCGTGGCTACAAAGAGAGAGAAGTTGTTGAGATTGATCCAGAGAGTGCCGCAACAAAACGGGTGCTCGAATATTTGAGCAAAGTTTCTGTTATTGTGTCGAAACCAGTCGCAGGTGAATGGAGTGGTGCAGAATATCACTGCGTCACTATGAATACGCCGAAGCTGTGTATGATTTATGATTTGAGCGCTGGCGACAATTCTACTCCAAGTGTATCATACAATTCTGACACAAATATAAAAAGCGCTTTCCGTCCGTTCTATGTAAAAGCATATGAAAAGAATAATAAATATTGCACTGAAATTACATTCTTTGACGCACAAAGCTCTGGTGAGACGGCCATTACAACAAATAACGATTTGATTATTCCATGTGAGATATATGGCGTAAAATAAGGAGGTGTTAAATTGGCGAAACCGATAATTTCAAAATTTTCTGTGATAGACGCTACACGGGAAAATATCGTGCGGTACACATGTTACGATGACACGATCAATGAAGTGGAGTATATTATCTATGACAACGCCTCCGGCAATATTATTGTTGACCAGACAGTGAAAACCAGTGGTTCATCTTCTGTGCGTATGTTTATGCTGCCAGCGAACCTTGTACATAACAGACTACTCCCCTACTATCTTAAAATTGCAGTAACAAATCAGAGCGGCAAGAAAAGCGATTTTAGCGATGCCGTTCTTTTTTATTGCCATGAAAAACCGGTGTTAAAGTTTGTTGATGTGGAAGCACGCGCTGAAAAGACAATTCCCTTCCCTGCTTTTTCTTTTAATGTCGAGTATAAAAACATCGAAGAAGAGGGCGAGACACTGAATCTTTATAAATATCAGCTTTATGATTCAGACAAGACTTTACTACATGAGGAGATATATCACGGCTCTATTTCACATGCGTTCAATGTAGAAAGCCTTGATAATAATAAGGTGTACTATGTGCGAGCGGTTGGAGAAACTGTAAATGGATATGTTCTGGACACGGATTTTTGCGTATTCAAAATTGAGTATGACGGACAACTGCAGAAACTTGAAATTGTGGCAGAGAATGAAAAAAGAGAAGGTAGAATCAAGCTCACTGTTACAAAAAGCGCAGACGAGCCTAATAATTTTGATTCTATTCGCGTAAAGCGTAGAGAGGTTGGCAAGTACGACTGGATTACGATTTATGAAAAGAAGATCACAAGTTCCGTTGAGCCTATTTTGATTGTATGCTATGACAAATTCGCACGTGGCAGGAAAACGAAATATCAGTATATGGCAGTTCCTGTTGTTGATGAAATTGAACAAGTGTACACATCTACAAGTGCCGTAAGCGATTTTGACGGAGCATGGCTAATGGATAAAGACATATCATATTATGTTGGTCTTGAGCCAGCTGTCACGAATATTACGCGCAATCAAGAAGCGTCTGTGGAGACGACATTGGGAAGCAAGTACCCCATCGTATTCTATGGTAGTGAGGCAAATTATTATAGCGGCAACTTCTCTGGTGTTATTATCAAGTGGGATCGTGCCAATGATGCGTTTGATTTTGATGGGTCTATTGACTATCGGGAGACTTTTATCAATTGGCTAACGAACAAAAAGCCAAAAGTATTGAAGATGTACGATGGCCGCGCATGGCTGATGAACGTAAATGGAAACGTTTCTTACTCAGATGATGAACACCCGGATAAGGTGGAAATCTCGTTTGATTTTGTAGAAACTGGCGATTTGAATAGCAGCGATGACATGAAGAACGCTGGTTTGATTTAAGGAGGTGGGCCATGACTTACTTACCCACAGAAGAAGATCTGGCCTTACTGAAAAGCCGGTCAAAAAGATTATACTGTCGTATTGAACTGCTGAATAAGGACTACCAGATTATTGATACGATCGAAGGACTTGCGTTAAGTGGTTCTAACTCGATTGACGCAGACTCAGATACACGGCGCACTTTTAATCTTGATATCTTCCCGAAGAGTGGATTCTCTATTTCTCAGTTCTCCACAGAGGAGTGGACGAGCAAGATGCTGCGCTTACAGATTGGTATGAAAGCTCCAACAAGTATGCCGCTTGTTGGGGCGGACGCGGTAAGAATACCAGAAGAAGAGATCGATGCAAAAATCAAAAATAGTGCGATATACAAAGAAAAGGACGCAGAGTTAAGGCAAGCAAAGTGGAGATATAAGGTTGGCGGTTATGAACAGTATGGCAATATCGAAAATATAAACCGTAAGCGTATTATTTGGACAGATGAAAATAAAGAGAAATATGCATCTTTTGTGAAAGAGCAAGGAGATGTTGGAACATATTCGACCGTTGTTGCATCTTCAGATGGTTATACAACAAATGGCAAGACGTATGAGATTGCATACACTCCACTACTGATAGGTGGAGGAGATGTTGTTATTCCGCTGCTGAATGCAGATATCAGGTCTTATATTGAAGTGATTTTCAATGCAGCTTGTGATGCAGTTCAAAGAGATGGTTCAACTTTACAAAGTAAAATACTTGAACTTGATAGTTTTGGTGTTGACTGTATGATTTATGGGAAAACAGTACGTGTAAAAAACATGATTGCTGCTGTAGAGGGTGGTATCGCAGCAGGAAGGATATTATCTGCAGCCGATGTTGCAGCGATTGCTGGCTGTACCAAAGAAGAGCTTGATAAATATTTCCATGACACAAGTGTATTTGTTGGCTATTCAATGCACGATATTCAAGGAACGATATGGGAATTGAAAGATGGTTTAACTCAGATATATAACTTCTATCACGCTTTATACTCTGGTGAGGCTGAAATACGAACTGGCACGAACTTTGTGGATACAGATGGTGTACACTGGTATGGCGCTGGCGTATATGCAATACAGCAAAATGGATACAGTTATGATGCCACAACGAACAAACTAAGCCTTTCTTGCCTTGATATGACCTGTTTGCTTGACGGCACGCTTGGTGGAACACTGACCGGATACGCAACGCGCATTCCGATGTATGACCGCAAGCTCGTGGTTAAGGATGGGGTCAACTATTACGAAGATGACAAAAAGAAGCCGCACTATGTTCGCGATTCCATTAAGGAGACATTTGAACTTTCAGGACTGACAAAGAGTATGGTAGATTACTGGGTGCGGCGAATTCCGCACGACCTAGAATATAATACTGGCACGACCATCTGGAACATTTTGACGGAGTTGAGAGACCTCTACTTTCCTTTCGAGATGTATTTTGACGACGATACTTTTGTGTGCAAAGAAATTCCATCTGGCTATGACGACCCCGTTGTTCTGGACGAGGATACATTTAAGAGTATGGTTATCAGCGAAGATGCCAGCGTCGATTACGGTCAGATCCATAACTGTGTAGAGGTATGGGGTGCATCAAACTCCAGCGACTATTTCTGTAAGGATAAACTTGAAAAAAATGACCCAGACGGTACTGGCGAGGTCGTGTATTGTAAAAAAGGAACAAAAGAATGGAATGATGTTGTTGCGCTGCTTAAAGATAATAAATTGAATATGAGCTACAACATGAACCCAAATGATACCGGCGCGTCTATTTTATTGTTAAAATTAAAACAAGCAAGTATTCAGGACGGTACAAGATTTTCGTTTATTTGCCCAGAAGATATTGCGATAAATGCAAGAATCTGTGTTGAGAACCTTGTTACGACAATCAAAACGAATCCGACTGGGGCAGGACAGTATCGGGAAACAACGCGCGCAGTGTATGGACCTATGATGTTGTTTAAGGCTGTTACCAACGAAAAAGGAGAGGACGAACCAGAAGATACCTCTCTACTAAGGAAAGGCCGTTATTACGTCATAAAATATGGCGAGCATTGGCTAAATCAGGCAACTGATGGTGCATTTACATATAAGTTCAACGCACTTACAGGCAAATACGAAAAAGAACAGCGTGATCCACAGGTGCGCTATTACCCGAAACAAATCTATAATCCATCCACGAAAAATTATGACACCGTGTATGTGAAGTATAATCCAGCAACGAATACAGAGATCCAGATATCAGACCCTGCTCTTCTTATTGAGAGCCGGGTCTATTTTATTGGTCAGTCTCAGTCTCATGCTATGACGAAGTTTGTGGATGCAATGCCGACCGCAAAACAAATTGAGGCAGACAAGATTGCGGAGGCATGTGACAACCTTGAGTACGTTGTCGTAAATGACCCAAACCGCATTGATGACTTGTACAATAGTCGGTTGACGATTGATAAAATCGGGCGAAGAAACCTTGTGTGCTCGGGTAGTGAGTTTGACGGATATACCTCGGATGAATCAGCCATGACGGTATGCAAATACACGCTATGGAAAAATTGTCGGCTGACGGATTCCATCACATTGAGTATGCACATGATTCCGTGGCTTGACGTAAATGAAAAGGTAAAATATGCAGCGAAGTACCTGAAGTCTGATATTGCAGTTGAGTGGATTATTAAAAAGATAGATAAAAACATTGGAGAAGGCACAATGAATGTTACATTGAGCCGCTATTACCCGTATTATCCCTATATCACTTATGAGAATGTCCTCAAAGAAAAATATATCGATAATAAGAAAGATACTTAATGAGAGGAGTGAGTAGATGGCATTATCATTTGAAGAATCCAAACGTATGGTCGCTGCAAGCCCCGCAATGACGATGGAGGCTTCCATAGAAGATGCTCGTCCAGTGGTTGATTGTGATGAGGATGTGGCAACCTTCTCTGTGGAAGACCAGAATTTCACCAGAAGTGGCAACTATACGTGGTTTGATACCTTCTCGGACAATGATTTTTCTACGGTTGATACCAATAAAGAAATCACACTGAGTCCGACTCAGGTAAATATCACACAGGAAAACAACAGTCAGGTCATTCCGTTTGAGATGCCGCGTTATTATGATGGTGTTGACCTGATGAGCATGACGATTCAGATCCACTATGTTAACGCTAATAATGCTGAGAACTATACCGCACCCATCAACGTGAGCTATAGTACTGATAAGATTCGGTTTTACTGGATGGTCAGTAACTATGCCACTATCAAAGAGGGTGTGCTAAAGTTTGAAATTATGGCGACTGGTGCAATTACTGTACCGAACAGCGGTGAATCGAAGAATTATCTATGGCGTACAAAGCCGAACGAAAAGCTAAATGTTTTGAAAGCGCTTACCGGCACCGCAATGAATAACCCGACCGATGACGATTGGTATACTCAGTTCTTAGCTACGATGAGCCAGAAGGTTGGTGAGGCACAGACTGCTGCAACTCAGGCTGCACAGAGCGCACAAGAAGCACAGGCTGTTGTAGATGGTCTGGCTGACACACTGGCAAACTATTACACTAAGGAAGAGGTTGACGGTTTTGTTACCCTGCTTCGGGATGATATCGCCAAGGTTGACGGTCTAGCAAAGTTTGATGTGCAGTATGATGCTGAAACACAGACGATTAAGTTCCTGAATGGCGAAAAGATTATTAAAACCATCACACTGAACACTGACCCGAGTGCTGATTGGGTGACAGCTTTTAATAAAACTGTTGAAGCAAAAATCGATGAAAAGATTGCGCCCGTTAAGACTGAACTGACCGAGTATAAGACCAGTACTGATGCTGCCGTAAAGAATCTGCAGGATAGCGTTGGTAACTTGCCTGAGACCTTGCAAAGTGATTATTACAACAAACAGGCAACCGATAAGCTGTTAGAAGCAAAGGCTGAAAAGACCAGCGTTGAGACCGTGGCAAATGATTTGACTGTGGTAAAAAATACTGCTTCCGGTTTGCAGAATAGTATCGACACTATCAATGGCGATATTTCTGAAATTCAGGAGCAGTTGAAAAATGTGAAGCCTGACCCGAATTCTGGGCGTGAGTATGATATTACTTACGAGGATTCAAAGCTGAGCCTGTTGGAAAATGGTACTGTGAAAACGCAGGTCGTCATCCAAGGTGGTGGCGGTGGCACTGGCGGCAGTACAAGTGTTATCAAGATCGAGCGTCTGGATGGCTCTGCGCTAACTGTGATTGCTGGTGACTCAGCTATTATCAATTTCAAGTTCTCTTCTGTGGACAATTCTGGCGATGACACTGGTTCCGCTACTGGCGTCTGGTATGTCGGCAATACAAAAGTTGGCACGCAGACCGTTATCCAGGGAAAGAACAGCTTTGACGCAACCCAGTATCTGCACAGCGGTGACAATACTGTTAAGCTACAGGTGACCGATAGCGTGGGCAGTGTTGGTACAAAGACTTGGACTGTCAATGTTGTTGAGTTCTATCTGGAGAGTTCTTTTGATGATACGCTGGTTTATAGTGGAGAGGTAACCTTCCGCTACACTCCGTATGGCAATATTGCAAAAACTATCAACTTTACGATTGATGGAAAGATTCTTGGCTCTACCACAAGCAGCGTTACCGGCAGACAGCTGACTTATGCTATTCCTGCACAGACCCACGGCGCACATTTGGTAGAAGTTTCTATGACTGCTGAAATCAATGGGAAACAGGTCACCAGCAATAAGGTTGTCAAAGATATCATGTGGGTAACTGAAGGCAATACAACTCCTATTATCAGCTGCGCCACAAAGACAGCAAGTGCAAAACAGTACAGCAACGTTGCAATCAACTATACCGTTTATGACCCTTCCAGCTCTACAACCACTGTAACGTTGGAGGTTGACGGCGCTAAAACTGCTACTTTGACTGTTGGACGCACCATGCAGACATGGACTTGGAAGTCCGCTGATATTGGCACTCATACGTTGAAAATCGTATGTGGCTCCGTGAGTAAGGAGATTAGTGTCGAGATTAAAGAGCTTGGTATTACGATTGAGCCAGTTAAGACAAATCTGGCTTTTGATTTTAACCCTGCTGGCAAGACTAACGCTGACGAGACCCGCTTGTGGTATGATGGCAATACAAGGCTGACTGTAAGCGATAATTTTGACTGGTCTAACGGTGGCTATCAGCTGGACGAAGATGGTGATACCTACTTCTGTGTGAAGGCTGGTACAACTGCAAATATCAGTTATAAGTTGTTTGGTGATGACGCAAAGAAGTTGGGTAAGAACTTTAAGCTTGTGTTTAAGACTACGAATGTCAAGAACTACGATGCTACGGCACTGACCTGCTTGAACGGTGGTATCGGTTTGAATATTCAGGCGCAGAAGGTTACATTGACCAGTGAGCAGAATAGCATCGACCTACCAACTTGTGAAGACGACTTTATGGAATTTGAATTTAATATTCTGCCAGACAGTCAGTACAAGGAAATGGTTCTATGGTTGGATGGTATTCCTTGTCGTGTTGAGCTGTATGACGCAAGCGACAACTTTACACAGGCTTCTCCGGTAGGCATTACGATTGGTTCTCCTGATTGTGACGTGCTTGTTTACCGTATGAAGTCCTACATGATGAACCTGACGGACGACGAGATCCTCGACAACTTTATTGCAGACGCAAAGAATGCAGAGGAAATGATTGAGCGCTACACCCGCAATGATATTACGGATGTGAGCGGCGAACTGAATCCTGACCTACTGGCTGAGAAGTGCCCAGACCTGCGCATTATCAAGATCTCTGCTCCGACCTTTACGACTGGCAAAAAGAACGAAGTTCCGAACACAACTATTCAGCACATTTATAAGAATGGTCGCGCTGTGGAAGACAACTGGATCGCCACTGGTTCACATAAGGGACAGGGCACTAGTTCTAATGCATACGGTGAATCTGGTCGTAATATTGATATCAACTGCTCTGGTGGTTTCACCTTTGGTGATGAGAGCACTGGCAGCAAGTATGCATTTACAGAAAACAGCGTTGGTGAGAAGTATTTTAACATCAAAGTCAATGTTGCTTCTTCTGAGAATGCAAATAATGCTCTACTGGCAGACGAGTTTAACGAGTTCAACCCGTACATTCGTCAAGCTCGCAAGGACAACCCGAAGGTACGCGACACCATGGCATTCTACCCCTGTGTCGTTTTTATTCAGGAGACCGACACCACAAACGCAACTGTCTTCAAGGATGGTCAGTGGCATTTCTATGCTTGCGGCGATTTTGGCAACTCAAAGAAGAATAGTGACACAATGGGTATGGACCCGAACAATCACAAGGAAGTTATTATTGAGATTGATAATAACACCGATGCACAGACACGTTTCCTGAGCGGCGACTTCTCTGAGGAAACTTGGGATGGCGACCACAGCTTTGAGTTCCGTTACATCAATAAGAATTGTACCGATGAAGAGATTCAGGCAGCTAAAAATGCGTGGATTCGCGTACAGAACTGGGTTGTGAATGCAGATGATGCAGAGTTCAAGAAGAACTTTGAGAACTACTTTATTAAAGATTCTACCCTGTTCCACTATCTGTTTACTGAGCGTCATACTATGGTCGATAACCGTGCAAAGAACGTATTCCCGCACACGACTGACCTTGTGCACTGGGATTTCTGTTTTGACTACGATAACGACACTGCAATGGGCAACGATAACGAGGGCGGTCTGACCCTGAGTTACGGCTACGAAGATATGGACACTATCGGTACAAAGAGTGTGTTCAACGCACACGACTCTAAGCTGTGGTGCAAGATTCGTGACCTGTTTGCAGATGATCTCGCAAAGATGTTCCTGAACCGCGAGAGTGCTTTAGCATGGAGTGCTACTCGTATTTTGAAAAAGTTCGAAGACTATCAGGACGTAAAGCCAGAGAAGTTGTGGATCATGGATATGCGGCGTAAGTATTTCCGCACTTATGAGGATAATGGCACAACCAGCTATCTGCCAATGATGCACGGTAACAAACGCCACCAAAGACGCCAGTTCCAGCGGTATCAGGAAAAATACATGGCATCTAAGTATACGGGTGCTGCTTGTACCTCTGACGATATGACCATTCGTGGTTATACTCCGACCAACTGGACAGGTGTGAAACCCGATGGCACTTTCCATATTGTCCCCTATGCCGACACTTATGTCTCTGTACGGTATGGTTCTAACCCTGTGAAGGTGCGTGGTAAGCGCGGTCAGACTTACGAGATTCAGTGCCCGATTGCAGCTATGAATGATACAGAAGTTTATGTTTACAACGCTTCTATCATCCAGAGCATTGGCGATATTTCTGGTTTCTATCCCGGCTATGTTGATTTCAGCCACGGCGTAAAATTGACTGACCTGAAGATTGGTTCTGCCGCCGAGGGCTACAAGAATACGAATCTGACTGACTTTGCAGTTGGCAACAATACACTGCTTGAGCATTTGAACCTGCAGAACGTGCCGAACCTGAAGAAATCCATCAGTCTGACCGGCTGTACGAATCTGGAAGAGTTCTATGCTGGCGGCTCTGGCATTACCGGCGTCGCGTTTGCTAAGGGCGGTAAAATTAAGAAGGCTGAACTGCCTGCGATCGCAAGTCTAAGCGCTAAGAACCTGAATTATCTGACCGACCTGAAGGTTACAGATTATAAGAATATCACCACACTGACTGTCGAGAAGTGTCCGACAATTGACTTGACTGATATGCTGGCTAAGTGCACGAACTTGAACCGTGTGCGTTTGACTGGCGTTGATTGGCAGTTGGATGATACTTCCCTGCTGGATCGTCTGTTAAAGATGACCGGCTTGGATGAAAATGGTTATAACACTGATCATTCTGTTATCGAGGGCAGCGTCCATGTACCCATTATGCGTGAGCGTCAGCTGGCAGAGTTTACGGCACAGTGGCCTGATTTGAATATCACTTATAACACTCTGGTTCAGCAGTTTAAGTGGACGTTCGTAAATAAGGACGGTACGGTACTTGATGAACAGTACATTGATAAGGGTGATAAGGCCGTTGATCCTGTTACACGTAAAGAGAACCCGATTCCGACACCTACTGCCGAAAGTACGATTTCTACGGACTTTACTTTCAGTGGCTGGGACACCGAGTTTACGACTGTTTTTAGCAATCAGACTGTCACTGCAACTTATACCGAATCTGTGCGTAAGTATACTGTCCGCTATATGAACCGTGGCGCTGTGTTGAAGGAAACTGTTGCTCCGTATGGCTCTATGGTGCTGTATGACGGCGATACTCCGACTTATACCTCTGAGGAAACTGCTTTTAAGTATTACCTGTTCAGTGGCTGGGATAAAGGTGGTTACGTCACCGGCGATAAGGATATCAATGCTGTTTATGATAGCTGCGAGTATTCTTCTACCTACTTTGACGGTAAGGAAATCGGTCAGCTTCGCCCTGTTGAAATTTATGCGATGAACAAGGTTGGCGTTGAGCAGAATGTTGCCACGCCAAAGGATGAAGTTTCCATCAAGCTTGGCAACGATTTCTCTTATGAGGACATCACTGAAAAGGTTCTTATTAGTAAACCGCAGGTGTTTGATGGCAAGAACTACATTGATACCGACCTCAAGCTGTTTGAAGAGGACAGAGATTTTGTGCTGGCTGTTGACTACAAGATGGATGTCACAAATGCAAATAACACTGTTTTGATGCAGTGCTTTGAGCAGAACGGCATGAATGGTATCCGTCTGTGGAACTCAACTGGCGTCAAGATGACTTGGGGTATTGACTCTGCAAATGGTGTCGCTGCCGGTTCTCGCGATATGACTGTTATCCGGCACATTAAGGGTGATAACGCACTGTATGTCTATTCCTCTAATATCTATGGTTCTGCACTGAACTATACAAAGATCACTCGTACTCGCTCCACAAAGACGAATGCCACTCTGGTATTTGGATGTGCAAAAGCAGACGATGGTGCTTACGAGCGCCACGCTAAAGGTACGGTTTATTGGTCTAAGCTTTGGTACGCAGACCTTGGCGATGCTGCTTGTCGCGAATTGGCCGCATGGACACACGATAACCTGATTGTTGAGGTAGCAAGCTTTAAGAACTACTACTTGAGCGACAATTCCAACAAGCGTTGCTCTATGACATTCTTGCAGAAGGATACGCTGGGTCAGGACATGGTACTGAGTTCTTCTTCTAACAATGCTGGCGGTTGGGGCAGTACTTCTCTGCGTGAGTATCTTGACTCTCGTCTGGTTGATGCTTTGCCGATTGGTTGGAAACAGCTTATCAAAAAGGTCAAAGTACCGAGTTCTGCCGGAAATAAGAGTAAGGAAATTGTGACTTCGGACTGCTACTTCTTCATTCCATCTGCGATTGAAGTAAGCTCTTCGATGATTGACGAGCCTTACGTTTACGAAGGTCAAACAATCAGCTACATGACCGGCAATGATTCTCGCGTCAAGCACAACGCAGAGGGTAAGGCAACAAAGTATTGGCTGCGCAGCCCGTTTGCTACTTATGATGGATACTTCTATGCAATTGAGGAGACCGGTGAGCTGTATGGCTTCCATTATCCTTCTGAGCAGCTAGGAGTAACCGTGATGTTCAGCATTTAAGGAGGTGTTGAGAGTGTATTATAAGGTACTTAAAGACGGTCGAGTGATCGATGCTCTTGACCGCCTTCAGTTTGTAAAGTATCAGCCCAAGCACGATATCATGGTGAATTGCACCGAAGATGACGCACAGGGTATTATTAGCAGCAACGGCAAGTATATCTGGCACGTTGAAGGCTATTACCTGATTCCATCCCCGGAATATGATACCGTAACGCTTGAGCCGATTGACAAATACGAATATGACCAAATCATGGCCTTGGGAGGTACAACTCCTGAGGCCATTATTGATGCCTATACACTGACGCTAATTCAAGGAGGTCTACTGTAATGGAAAAGATTTTCACTGAGTTCGTCGAGAGTATGCACCGACTCTATAAGAATGGAATGGTACAGGACAAATTTGTGGAGAACTTGCTTGAGGGCAAGAAGATCTCATTGGATGATTACTTGTACATTGTGAACGGAAAGGAGGTGTGATATGTATACCTTTTTAATTAACGAGGATAACACTATCACAGCGAGTCTGACTGAGCGTATCATGCAGCGAAGCAAGCTGGTGGATAATTTGCACTTTCTTGCCGATCAGACCTACAAAGGTGTAGATATTAGTGACTATACCGTTATGCTGGAGTACGTTTTGCCTGTGAGCAAACGCTATAAAACTGAAATTCTACAAAAGTCAAAAGACTTGTACAAGAACCGGTTGGAATATCTTCTGCCCTTTGACACGGGCCTGACTAGCGAGGCTGGCGACATTGAATTCCAGCTAACCTTTGTTCATGTCGAGATGGACTCTGAAGGACAGACGATTCAGCGCGTGCGTAAGGCTGGCCCCGGCGTTGTACATATTATTCCTATCAGCAAGTGGTCTGATTTGATCCCCGATGAAGCACTGAGCACGCTCGACCAGCGTATTATCGCACTGGAGGCTCTGAATAAGGCAATGACTGACCGGTTCAATACCAGTCTGGCTAATAAGGCTGATAACATCACTTACGATGAAGAGCATCGTATTCAGCTTACCTCCGAGGGCAAACCCATTGGTAACGCTATTAAAATCACAACTGAAACTGTGGAAACTGAAGATGGTAGTATGCGTGTTGTCCCATTCTAACCATCGTTTAAAGCGAGGTGAAAAGAATGGCATACAAATACTCGAAGCTTGGTTACGGTAACGCAAAAGACGTAGAAGCCGCGATTGCGCTTGGGTTGATTGATGGCAAAGACCTTATTATCACAAAAGACACATCAGAATTCATATACGTCCGGGACGACTTATCTATTCAAAAGGTAGCGCCTCGGACGCTTTGTTTTGATAGTATTCCGGCGGCAAATGAGGCAATCAACCAGAATGATGCGACTTATGCAGGTCAAACCGTAATGATACGAGGCAAAGACGACAAATATGAACCGTGGGTCGTGCAGCAAAGCGCGGAGTCAGGTCGGTTCTTCGTCGAGCCTTTTCAAACTCAATCCACAAATTTCCAATGGACTGAATTCTAATAAGGAGGAAAAAACATGGCACAAGTAAAATTTGCGTATGGTACGAAGGCACGGTACGATGCTCTTGCTCCAAAAGATATGGACACACTGTACTTTACTACTGATACGTTGCAACTGTTTAAGGGTACAACTGAGTACACCAAGAGCACTAAGATGGTGTCTTCCCTGCCCGCAGCTGGTCAGGTTCAGGGCATTATTTATTTCCGCATGACAGACTACACCATGCATATTTGGAATGGCGTGGAGTTTGTACAGTTGAACAAAACAACTGTTACTCAGATTCCTGCAGATGCCACCAATGACGATATTCCGACCACTAAGGCTGTCGCTGACTATGTTAATGCCAAGGTTGCAGCGGTGGAAGGTATTAAAGGTAAGTTCGTTACAGATGTTACCTATAATGCTGGTGTGTTGAGTGTGGCAAAGGGTGACGAACCTGTTACCACTACCCTGACTGGTGTTGTTCACGAGCCTACTTACGATGCGGAGACCCGCACCATTAAGATGCCCGTATTTGGCGGAGACACTTTGACGATTGCACTTGGCAAGGATCTTGTTGTAAAGAGCGGTGTCTATAACACGAAAGACAAGAATATTGAATTGACTATCACAACTGGCGAGGTCATTAAGATTCCGGTTGGCTCCCTGATTGATATTTATATCGGCGTGGCAACTTCTACTGCAACTGTGACTGTTTCTGACGACAATAAAATCAGTGTTGATGTGCGTGTGTCCGCAAAAGCCAATAACTCTATTACAATTGAAGAGGATGGCTTGTATGTGGCTGTGCCTGATGCTTATACCAAGTCTGAGACTGACGCAAAAATCAAAAAGGTGCAAGACCAGCTAGACGGTCATTCCAAGGATGCCGTGGTACACATTACCGCCGAAGAGCGCAACACTTGGAATGCAAAGGTATCTCAGGATGAGCTGACCGCTGCGAAATCAGAAGTAATTTCTGCCGCTGCTGCTGATGCTACTAAAAAGGCGGATGCCGCTCGCGATACTGCTAAAACCTATGCAGACGGTTTGAATACTGCTATGGATAATCGCGTCAAGAGTGTCGAGGGGGCTCTGACTTGGAAGGCTATTGATGATTCCGGCGCGAACGCTGAGACATAATAATCTAACATAAATCCCTGCACTCTGTAATGGAGTGTGGGGTTATTTTTATCGAAAAGGAGTTTCATGATGTCAAAATTATCACTTTTAGAGATTGCACAATCTCAACTCGACAAGACTCCAGTGATCGACGGACAGCTTATTGTCTGCCTTGACACCGGAAACGCCTATCGAGACACTGCTACGGCTCACGTAAAAATCGGAAGCGATTTAGAGGTTGTGAGCGACTTACCATTGGCTCCTCTAGCCGAAAAAATCTATTATCTGAAACCTGATAAGCTGTATGCTTACTTGGGTGGCAACTGGACACTGTTAAACGACAACAATTTCTCACTAGGTGCAAATAAGAGCGCACTTAATGGCAAAGCAAAAATTACGCTGGATGGTGCAAAACAAAGTTCTGTATCCATCAAGGGCACGGGTATCACCACCGTTATGACAGATGAGAATGGCGAGTTGGTTGTGAATACTGGCGATCCATCTATGTACATGGAGGCGCTGACTAATTCAGATATAGACAAGATACTTTCAACATAAAGGAGGAAACACATGGCTTGGTTAGATTATGACGGCCTGCTTTACTTCTGGCAAAAGATAAAGGCAAAGCTAAATGACAAGGTTGATAAAGTCGAAGGCAAGGGGCTGTCCTCCAACGATTTTACTGCTGCCGAAAAGAATAAGCTGGCTGGTATCGAGGCTGGCGCAAACAATTATTCTCACCCGACAAGTTCTGGTAATAAGCATATTCCGTCTGGTGGTTCTGCTGGTCAGATTCTGCGTTGGAGTAAGGATGGCGAGGCACAGTGGGGCGCTGATAACAACACAACTTATAGCGCATTTAAGGGTGCAACCAGTGCCGCAGCCGGTGGCTCAGGTCTTGTCCCCGCCCCTGCAGCTAATAATGCTGGTCAGTTTTTGAAGGGCGATGGTACATGGGCAACCCCATTAAATACAACCTATAACAACGCAACCTCTGGGTCTGCTGGCTTGATGAGCGCCGGAGATAAAGCAAAGTTGGATGGTATTGCCGCAAACGCAAACAACTATTCACACCCGACTTCTGCTGGTAATAAACATATTCCGGCTGGCGGTCAGTCTGGTCAAATTCTAAGATGGAGTGGTGATGGTTCTGCTACTTGGGGACCCGACTATAATACCACCTATTCTGATTTTAAAGCTGCTACCGCTTCGGCTGCTGGTGGTTCTGGTTTGGTTCCTGCCCCGGCAGCTGGCAAGCAGAGTCAATATCTGCGTGGCGATGGTATTTGGGCTACTCCGACCAATACAACATACAATGATGCAACACAGAGTACTCACGGTTTGATGAGTACTACCGATAAACAAAAGCTGGATGGATTTGGCGCGGCAAGCACTTATGCGCTCAAGAGCGATATCACGGCGATGTATCGTTACAAGGGCTCCGTTGCTTCTACGAACAAGCTACCCACGAGCGGTCAGACCATTGGTGACGTGTATGACGTTGGCAATGGAATGAACTATGCATGGAACGGTTCTGCATGGGACGCACTGGGCGAAATTTTTACTATTACAAAGATCACAAATACTGAAATCGACACTGTTTTGGCAAGCTGATTTCAGTTTTTACTGAGACAGGAGGTCGATTATGGGATATTTAGATTATGCTGGCTTACAGTATCTGTGGGGCAAGCTGAAAGAAAAGTTCGCTCCGAAAAGTCACAGCCACGATGATAGATACTATACTGAGTCCGAGATGGATGGCAAGCTTAGCGGGAAAGCAGATAATACACGGGCAGGCGCAAACGATTTGATCAATAAGCTCGACTCAGGGACGGCTGCTCCTGTAGACGATGATTTGATTATTACACAATGGGCAAATCACACAACAGCAGCAGCAGCCAACAAAAATCAATATGTACGTCGTCCTATGAGTTCAATATGGAACTACATCAAAGGCAAGACAGATGGCGTATATCAGCCTAAAGGCAGTTATGCTGCGAGTGGACATACCCACGATGATCGTTATTACACGGAAAGTGAGATCGACTCGAAATTAAGCGGAAAAGCAAATTCAAATCATTCTCATTATAGTATCACAACGGTAGCAGACAACCGAAATACTAACACAACGCCGAATGATTATAGAAATACGTTCATTTTCCAAGGATTAAAAGATAATAGCAAAATCAACTCTCCGTCTTCTGATACATATTCGTACCTATTAGGTCTTCGTGGATGGAATGATTCGTCTGGTGGTAATTCACACGAATTAGCATTCAACAACACCGGCGTTTATTGGAGAAATGGCTCAACGGAATGGAATGGATGGAATCGACTTTATACTGAAAACTACCACCCAAATGCCGACCATGCAAGCTCAGCTGATTATGCAACGAATGCAGGAAGTGCAAATGGAGTGGCACCCGAATGGAGCGGTTCTGTTGATTTAAACAGTAGTTCATGGCTCGCAGCTTGGTCGTCCGATGGCAAGAAGATAAAGGCGATGTCAACAGGAACTTTTGCAAAAGCTTCACATACTCATACAAAAGCACAAGTAGGTCTTAGCAATGTGGATAACACGGCCGACGCAAACAAATCGGTCAAGTACGCCACAAGTTCCGGTACTGCTGATAGCGCGACAACATCTAATGGTGTAAAAGACTACAACGACGCTAATAGAACTATAAAGATTGGTTTCGCTGGCGCTGGGCTGACTTCAGAAAATTTAACTCATATTGCAGGCTATACAGACAATGGTACAAAAATCAAAGATGTGTCTAAGGACGTTCTGAAGAGTTGGATTGGATTGGGGAATTATCTACCTCTTATCGGTGGCACGATGAGTGGTCAAATTACGAAATCCACTGGCGGGTCTTGGATTGGTGATAGGGACCGCGCTGCAATAAAAAGTAGCTATGCGGGTGATAGTTCTTATGGTGCCGTTGCTGCTATGGCGACAAAGAACGGTTACTGGACTATGGGTAACCTTGGCGGCGATGAGAGTCTGATTTTCAATTATTCAACTGACGCGAAATATAATGCTGGAAAAAACGAGACTTCTCAAGTATATCTCCCCGCCCAAGCCGGTACTATCATTACAAGTGCTACTATCGGCGGTCAGTCTGTTAATTATGCCAATAGTGCGGGCAACGCCACGAACGCTACAAATGCCACGAACGCAACGAATGCAGCAAACGCTACAACAGCTACAAAACTTTCCTCTAATGCTGGTTCTAATAATCAACCCGTCTACTTCTCTGGTGGTAAGCCCGTTGCAATTGGATACACAATCGCTAAGAGTGTCCCAGCGGATGCTAAGTTTACTGATACAAACACATGGCGCGGAATCCAGAATAATTTGACAAGTGATAGTACAGATCAGAGCCTTAGTGCTGCACAGGGTAAAGCTTTGAAAACATTAGTTGATGGTAAAGCTCCTATTTCACATACGCACAAAAAGTCCCAAATAACGGACTTTCCAAGTTCTATGCCTGCAAGTGATGTATATGCATGGGCCAAAGCAGCTACAAAACCAAGCTACACCAAGGCTGAGGTTGGGCTTGGTAACGTAGATAATACTGCGGACAAAAATAAAAGTGTGAATTATGCTACGAGTGCGGGATTGGCTACAAATGCCCAGTGTTTGAATAATGATGATAAATATATGAAGTTCCACTGGTCTGGTCAGAAAGGTCAACCCACATGGCTATGGGGCGGCAATGACTCTGGTGATATGTATGTATATAATCCGAGCAATTTTAATGTGAATTATGCTACGACGGCTGGAAATGGTACTGTCGATTTCCAAACAAAGGTTACTACCGATGGTTATTTTGGTGCAGTTCGTTTTGGTAACGGAGTACAGATTTGCTGGTTTACAATGAAAAGCGCTCGAAACAGAACTTTCTTACTTCCGTTTGCTGATATAAATTATGCTATAGCCTTTAGTGGCGGCTATTGTTGGTTGAACGTAAATAATAGAACGACTACTGGTTTTACAGTTGGTGTTGAATGGAGTGGATATGAAAACTCTTATATTGCAATTGGTCGATGGAAATGAGGTGAATACAATTGAATCAAAAAATAAAAATTGGATATCAGATATCTAAACCAATAATTACGACAGAAGAGTGTGAGTTGTATTCATCAATGGTTGAAGAACTGAGTAATCACAATGCCGCAGCAAAACCGGGTGAAGAATTGTGGACTGTTAAGGAACAAGAAGATTGCTACGAAGTCGTATCGGACGGAACTGTTCCAAGTGAAGAACAAAGTTTGGAACCAATCAAAAACAATAAAATTTCTGAGTCTAAGACTGCTCTCTCCGCATATCTAGCCTCGCATCCGCTTCAATGGTCCGATGGAAAGTACTACAGTGTTACCAGTGAAAAACAGGCATTGTTGACTTCGAATTTGGCGCTGTATCAAATTTCTGCATCCGCCGGGCAACCGTTCAAGCTAACATGGAATTCAACCGGCGACGAATGTGTAGAATGGGCTTACGAAGAACTGGCTGCACTTGCACTGGCAATCGGTACATATGTAAAACCCTTTGTATCGCGTCAGCAGGAATTGGAGCTGGCTATCAAGGCTTGTACTACAATGGAAGAGCTGGATGCAATCGAAATCAACTACGACCCTGTTCTGAAGCAATATCTTGAGACCATCGGGCAGAAGGAGGTCGCTGAATGAGTAAAATCGTAAAGAAGTATAAAGAATTATTGAAATGTGCGCTTCTCTTTTTGATAGGAGGGGCGCTTTATTATTGCATCGAGATTTTATGGCGAGGTCACTCACACTGGACTATGGCTGTAGTAGGCGGCATTTGCTTTGTGGTCATTGGTGGGTTGAACAATTATATTCCGTGGGAAATGCCCATGTGGGAACAGGGTTTTGTCGGTGCGTTATTTGTGACTGGTATGGAGCTTGTTGTCGGCATTCCATTGAATCTGATGATGGGTTTACACATCTGGGACTACTCTTCCCTACCACTCAATCTGCTTGGTCAAATCTGCCTGCCATTTACTGTGTTATGGTTTTTCCTTGCCTTGTTGTGCATTTATGTAGATGACTGGATGCGCTATATCATGTTTCACGAGGACAAGCCACACTATCACTGGAGTAAGGTATGTAAGCCGAAGCAGTAAACAAACTAAAAGTATATATAAAAACAGAAAGAGCTCCGGGCTGTTACACCCAGAGCTCTCCCGCCACACCTATACAAAGATAGGACGTCACAAATTCGCTCGATGAATTTTTGACATACCTATTTTATCATAGTGTGAAATTTTTGTCAATACAGAATCGAGGTGATGAAATGATTGGTTTGTTAACTGCCGCACCAACTCATGCTCCGGGTGTTATCAGCTTTACAATAGAACAGCTTTGGCAAATGATTCTAAGTATTGCTGGTGGCATTACGGCTATTTCAGCTGCTGTTGTCGTTATTGTAAATGCAATCAAGAAGGCAAAAGAGCCCGACACGAAACAGAACCTGAAGTTGATTGAACACGACAAGCGTTTGGAAGATATCGACCGTAAGCTCAAGAATGATAAAGAGGTTTTAGATTTATATCGCTCCAAGCTTTTGTCTATTGAAGAGCACCAGAAGGAACAAGATATCGTAGTTGAAGACCATGGACGAAAAATCGCTGGCGTAGAGCAGCGTGTAAATAAGAGTGAACATGGTATCAATGTTATGATGAAAGCCCTACTGGCTCTGCTTAGTCACGGCATTGATGGTAATGCTATCGACCCCATGAAGGAAGCTAAGGCTGCTCTTGAAAGCTACCTGATTGACGGACAAAATTTAAAAGACATTTAATACATAGCTCGGTACGTGTGTGCCGGGCTTTATTTTTTATCCAAAACAGGAGGTATTACTATGGCAAGTATTGTTAATGAGATCGTCTCTGTTATTGTGAAGCTGGTTATCACTGTTGCTGGCACCGCATTTATGACCTATGGCATCCCCTACCTGAAGCAGATCGGTATGTACAAGATCGTCCAGATGGCTGTGCGTGCCGCCGAGAAGTTGGGTGTTACCGGCGCAATCAAGAAGGCCGACAAGAAGAAGTATGTTATTGCCGCATTGGAGAAGATGAATATCAAGATTACTCCTACTATCGAGATGATGATTGAGGCTGCAGTCAAGGAGATGGATATCCAAAACGAGAAGATCAATGCAGAACTCAAGAAGGATTGAAGGTGTGGCTCTATGAGCATTATTACATATTCTATGAAGAAGGACTGGAACAAGAAGCTGTCCAAGAACTTCTGCGCCTATGAATTTGCTTGCAATGACCGGAGCGATGAGTTCAAGGTGGCAACTGAGCTGGTAGAGACTCTGCAGCAGATTCGTGATCACTTTGGAAAGCCGGTTCTAATCAGCTCTGCCTACCGTACTCCTGCATATAACATTTCAATCGGTGGCAGTTCTCGTAGTCAGCATTGTCTGGGCACAGCAGCGGATATTCACATCAATGGTGTTGACCCAATTCGTATTGCACTGTACGTAGCCTCCCTCCCCTACTTCCAGAAGCATGGCGGTATTGGCTATTATAGTCGAGCACAGGTGACTGGCGGCTTTGTTCATGTTGATGTGCGTGAGACTCCTAGCCGCTGGATCAGTAAAAGTGGCACTGCATATCAGGTCGTGAGTAAAATCATGCCAACGATTCGTCAGGGCTCTAAGGACTGCACTGGCGGCGTGTCTTATGCTGTAACCGTGTTACAGCGGCATTTAGGCTTAAAGGTAGATGGCATCTTTGGCGCTGGTACAAAAGCTAAGTTGGTAGAATGGCAGAAAGCACATGGATTAGCTGCTGACGGCATCTGCGGAAAGGCAACATGGAGTTCGTTTTGATTTGATTGTTGACATCTAAATTTGTATAGGATATAGTGTATCTATCATGTATGGAGGTGCGCTATGTCTGTTGTTGTTCGTGGCTATCATATTGGGGAAGGTAGACCTAAAGTCATAATCCCAATCGTTGAAATGACTGAATCAAAAATTTTAGAACGCGCTTTTGAGTTTTCAAGGCTTCGTATTGACTGTGTAGAGTGGCGTGTTGATTGGTTTGAGCAATGCATGGATGCGCATTCTGTGGTGTCTTGTCTGCAAAAACTTCGTGTAGCACTAAGAGACAAGCTTCTGCTGGTGACCTTCCGTACCAAGGCAGAGGGCGGCGAAGCGTCTTTGACCCACAAAGAATATTTAGATTTTATCAATACGGTAATAGATACTGACTGTGCCGACCTTATCGACATTGAGTTCTTTACAGCCGGAAATGATATTCGTGAGCTGATAGACAATGCACATTCTTCTGGAGTTGTGGTTATATGTTCAAGCCACGATTTTCAAAAGACGCCTGATAAAGATGAGCTCATTTCTCGTATGGTCAAAATGCAACAGGTCGGAGCTGATTTACCGAAAGTAGCAGTTATGCCGCATAACAGCACGGATGTATTGACTTTACTGGCCGCTACAGTTGAAATGAAAAACAAATATTTTTCTACTCCTATTGTTACAATCAGCATGGGTAAACTTGGTGTCGCCAGCAGATTGTGTGGAGAGCTGTTTGGCTCCGCCATGACTTTTGCCAGCGCTGGAGACTCAAGTGCTCCCGGACAGATGGGGCTGGATGTTGTCAACGCCGTGTTAGACTCAATAGCGGAATAA